CCCAGATTGCCCCCGGTGGTACCACCGGAACCGCCGTTATCAGCGAACGCGGGATTTGCACCCACGAGGGCAGCGCCAGCAAACGCCATCAACGCGACAGTAGCAACAGCCTTGCGACCCTTGTGCTTAGTCGTACGAGAATTCATCGTACCTCGCTTTCTGTTGTTGTTGAGCTAAAAAACAGACCTGCTGCTGTGCAACGCCTGACCGCGTATGTCGGGAGGCGTCGCCAACACCTTCTCGCAACAGGTCAACGCATGATGCACGGTTGACTGGGACGATTGCACAGTCTGAGCCTGAGAAGGCAGTACCCACAGTAGCACACATATACGCAGTAACGCGACAAATCGGCTCGATTACCAGTATATCGTGCGTCTCTCTCAGGTTTTTACTGTCTCTTTTACTCCTTCTTTAGAAGATTGAATAAGGCGCTGCAAGCAGCGCCGATAAACAGATTGATCACTTTCCCTGGTTCTATGGGACATGCCGTAGATTGTGACCAGCTGGAAACAGAAACTTATAGGAGCTTACTATGTTCGTCGACTGCACGGAATGCGGCGCTCACGTCTTCGCCAACATCACCGACAAGGCTATCGTGTACCTGGGCCTCGACGAGGCCGTGTACTGCGATGCCTGCATGAACGACTGAGCCTGAACAGAGGCATCATGAACATCTCATTCAACCTCCACCACATCATCCGATTCACGCTTGCGATCATCATGTCGATGGTCGCTGGATTCTGGATCGGATCCACCATCGATGATGACTACGTTGCGACCATGCTGGCTCTTGTTAGCACCGTTGCTATCGCAGCTGTCATTCTCGCGCCTCTTGACACACACTCTCACAAAAAGGACTGAATACCATGATGGTCAAGCAAGAAAAAGAACCCATTCTCGTCCGAATCGACGAAGCCGCACGTGAGCTCCTTGCCGATCGACCGGATGGCATCATCCCCGTATCGGGAAACTTCACCATTGTCTGCCGCACCAATCTGATCGGGGAATACGAATACGAAGTCTACTCGTACCGAACCGTTGTTGCGTTCGTTTCGTTCGATGCTGCCACAAGCCTCCCAGGTCATCCTGTGCGCCCGATCGTGCGTGTCTGCAACGACGCGTTCGACCACACTCGCACCACGTCCAGGCACCTGCATCGGTTCATCACTGCGCTGATGGAACATCGCCGTGTTGACTGGGACAAGCTGGGGCAGCTGTGCGACGAAAGTAAGGCAGGCGGAACCTCGACAGTCATTGTTCCGGTGATCTGATGATCGTCGATACTGTCTTTTTCTACCTCGTTGCTGCGTGGTACGTGATCGAAGCAATCTCTGCTGTATCACTCATCGCAGCCGCTATTACCCTCACCATCTACCCCTACAAAAACACAACAAAAGATAAAGAGGGTAAACATGATTGAACTTGCTAAAGTTCTTTTCTATTTCCTGGCATACGTCATCTTTCTTACTCTCGGATTGTACTCAGCAGCTGTGCTCACTGGCATTGCTGTTGGGACCATCTCAGCGTTTATGGATTCTCGTCAGAAGCAAGAGAAGTAAGGGCACAAATGATAGTAAACAATGAAGCGTTGGCGTTTGCCAAGCACGCTCCCATGCTTAGCCGAACACACCCGCGTTCGGCTAATGACGGTGGCTGCGCATGCTGCAACCCTGAGCCCACCGGCAAAGCGCGTATCGCAGCACGTCGTGCAGCTAAACGCCGCAAACACCAAGAACTCAAGCGCGCCATCCGCAACAACGACAACTAATCCCCTCATCTCACCACTCTTAGAAAGAAGATCATCATGGGAAACCGCTCCAACCTCATCGTTATCACTGATCGTGTTCAGATCGAACACGTTATCAACAACACCAAGCTCTGGGATCGCGATCGTGAGATCACCCCTGATGAGCAGCTGCTGCCGCACAGCCTCGATCTTGTGACCGGCGTTTCCCTGTACTCCCACTGGGGCGGCATGAACGCTGTGCTCGATGCACTGCGCGCGTGCTACAAGTATGGTTTGCAGCGTGCGTCGCAAGAGTCTTACTTTGTGCGCATCCTCGCGCGTGCATTCACCAAGGACGACAATGAAGAGACCGGCTCGGGCATCAAGCCTGTGTCTTTTGTTGCAGCGCATGATGCGCCTCTCTTCACCTCCACCGAGCAGGTCATGCCACTCCTTGTTGACAGCAACTACCCGGTTGTCCCGGTCATCGACCTCACGGCTCAGGAGATCTACCTCTTCAAGCATGACTTCTTCGGTGACGGAGAAGGCTCCCGAGGTGAAGCTTATCCTCTCGACAAGAACGGTCTCACAATGATCGCGCACCAGCTCACCAAGCTGATCAGCGAATGACAACCAACCATCATCCATACACACAAAGAAAAGAGAAACAATCATGGGACTTGATATGTACTTGTCATACCGTCGCAACCTGGACGGTATTCCCGAGACTATTCAGCGTGCAATGCGCAAGCAGGCGTACATCGACAGGTATCCAAACCTTGCCGAACACCTCAACAAGGAAAACCTACTCGATAAGGCCATCGACAGAGAAATCGAAGAAGGCAAAACTTACGAAGAAGAGATTATGTACTGGCGCAAGGCCAATGCGATCCATAAGTTCTTCGTCGACAACTGTGCCAATGGTGTCGATGACTGCGAGCCTGTTCAGGTCACGATCGATGCTCTGAAGGATCTCGTCGAACGCTGCGAAGAGATTCTCAAGAGTGTCAAGAGTGGCCCCGATGACGATGAACTGATCATCGACGCAGACATTGCAGATGAACTCCTGCCTGCGCAGTCCGGTTTCTTCTTCGGTTCCACCGACTACGATGACTGCTACATCAACGATCTCAGGGAGACCGTCGAGGCCATCAAGCCTATCGTCGAACACCCCGAGTTCTACAAGGATCCGATCATCTACGAAGCATCGTGGTGATCACAGTCTGATTTCACGCCAGCCCCTTCAGCGCATAGAAACACTGTGCGTTGGAGGGGTTTGTGTATCTCTACCTACTTATCTACCAACCAAGAAAGAAAAGGATGAATCATGGACTACAAACCCCATCCAGAAAAGTTCGACTTCAAGCGTGACATCATGTGCATCAACCGCACAACGGGGCGCATGCTCCTATCAGCACTGACACTCATCACTCCCCAGAAAAGGGGTCAACAAATCCACGACATCATCAACGATACGATCACACTGGATTGGAGCGATGCGACGCATTCACTCGATGTCACATACACACCAGATCTGGGTGGCAGCAACGGAACCACTACGTTGCACATCTCTGTGGAGTCTGATGTCGATACCTGTGTTGACATGACAGTTGATTTCGACTGCACAGAACAAGTTGCCCTGTATTACGAACCCATGGCATGGGCGATCACCATCACCAAGAAGGGACGCGTTCTCAAGGAATTCACCATCACGTGGGGAATCACGGCTGCTGTGCTCCGGGAACTGCTCATTCAACGATACATCTTCCGCGATAACGAACGAACCATTGCTCAGGGTAAGATCGTTCAGTCGCGTGATTACACACAGAACAATGCATCCAAGGCGCAGGAAGATACATGGGCCAAACTCGGATTGATTGACCTCATCGAAAACATCATGGACCCAGAGAAATATAAGCAGAACTAAATCACAGAAAGACTTCACTTATGCAGCTCTATCACAAACGTGACAAGTACATCGCGCACAAAGACTTCTTCACAACGCAGATGAAAGAACTCTCGCGCCACACCTCCAAGATGATTCTGGGAATGCTCGGCATGCTTCCGTACGACGGATACTACGTCCATAAGAATATGACGACCATTCTCGATCTGGACTGGGACGACACAACTCATCAGGTCCACGCCAACACCGTGACTGATCCAGAAACGGGTAGAACGTTATCAAGATGCAGACCGACATCGGTCGCGAGATCTCCGAAAAGGGCATCGTCCCAGAACTTCCCTACTTTGGTCCATTCTGGGACAACGATGACCAGCCGCTGTTCGAAGAGATTGACATCGATCCAAACGATCTGGGCAGTCTCCCTGAGGGTACTGTTCTCAAGGTTGATCCCAAGATTAACCCAGGACACTTCTATGCGAATCCGTTGTACTTCCGCAAGGAGGTCAAGGGATGGATGCGCTTGCCCATCGAGAGTGAATACCCGTACCCTCACATGCCTATTTCTATCGACGATACCATCTTCGAACACGCCGCTGAGCTCATGATCATCCATGTACCCGAAAGCTGAGACTCATGGCATACCAGAAGATCAACCTCAACACTCTGCCGATCGGCACGGTCATTGATGTCATGCACATCGATGACACCGGATCATACGTCGTCACACTGGGCAAGAAGCTCGATAAGAAGTGGCACCGTCACGGAGACGGTGCTGTGATCGACGCGGATCAGATCCGCGCCTGGGCTACACGCATCACCGTCGTTCGGCGTCCGTACTGACACATTCTCACTTACACCCAACCCACAAAAAGAAAGTACCACCATGCGACTCAGGCACTCTTACGATCGCCAGTACGATCTCCCGACGCAGATGGAACAGCTCTCACGCGACACCACTGCGATGCTTCTGGAAACGCTCGGATCCATCCCGATCGTCGGTCATGGCATCTTCAACGATGTGCAGTACATGACTGAACTCGAATGGGATGATAAGACGCACACAATCAACACTGAGTTCATCCCGGACTCGGGATGGGGCAACGGAGACCGCACACATCTCACAATGTCTGTCACAGACACAAATAAGAACAGCTTCGACACAAAGACTCTTACTGTGTCTGTGGAGCTAGGACACCTTTACACGCAGTACCACACCAGGTACATCCCGATCGGCTGGAAACTCACGATCTCTACAACGACAATCTTTTCTGGGGGTAGTGATCGTACAACTTACCTGGTTGGCGGACAGCCGCGTAACAGGATTGATAAGATCCGCGAAATCAGGATCACCAAGGGTGTTGCCATCGCTACGATGCGATCTCTCGCCATCCAGATGGGTATTTCGTTAGCTGCTCAGAATCGCAGGCTCAATAGCACCACGATCGGTGAGATGCGCACGCACGGTGTTCCAGAGAGTCAGGAAACATCCTTCCTGAAGCTCGGCATGGATCGCATCATTGATCTAATCAGGAACGCAAAGTCAACCAACACCACCGATTAACAAGAAAGGAGTGCGCACCATGAACGGCGCACAGCTCATTTACCTCCGAGACATCTCGGAGGTTCCACCCGACACGCAGATGGAACTGCGTCAGATCGCACTCACGAACATGTACCCGTCGATGACTGCACATCTTGCTGCATCGATGAAGCTGGGAGACATGCGCTACGTCATCGAGCAGATGCCTTACGAGGAACTGCTCGCGCAGTGGAATGGCGCAGAGGCTGACACCCTGTCCCATTTCTTCAAGGGGACTGCTGCAAACTACACGGATGATCCTAACCAGGTTGATCTGTACCAGGGCTACCGGATCAGCGATCTTGGTCAGCTCGATGATCTCATCTCCAGCTGCCAGGCCATGCGGCGCGTGCTCAACAACGCTGCATACGCAGACAACGACAAGTCGGCTGATGTCATCCTGCGCGCGATCGAGATGAATCTCCCGGTTCCTTTCGAGATGCTCAAGCAGGTTGACTTCAAGGATTACCGCGCGTTCTTGGAACGCACGATCGAACAGGTGCAGCCGATCCTGAAGCTCGATCGGTTGTACCCTGATCCGATCATGTTCAGGCTCACGTGGTGAGAATTGATCAAGGGGCATAGAGCCGGAGAGAGGGAAGGGTGGATAAATACCACCCTTCCCTCTCTCATATACACAGCACAAAGACAAAAAAGAAGGAGTACACACCATGGGCCAGCGCGGCGTACACGCCACGATCAACAAAGACGAAACGACAGGTCGTTTCGTCGTTCATCTCACCACTGTCCAGTGGAGTCTGCACATCGCTGAGATCATCAAGTTCGCGTTGCAGCACGCGGGCAAGGACGGATACAGCCAGACTGAGTTCCTCAACTGTCTCGAAAAGACGGTTCGAAACATGTCGCACATCAGTGCGTTCGATCTCATGGACGAAGACTACAGGTTCTACAACCGTTCTCGCCCCATGGAAGGCGGCTACAGCATCGTGGCTCATAACCACGAAGACAGCAACAAGGAGTACCGTCTGGGTCTCGACCACGGTGACGGTACGTTCGCACTGACAGGCAATGCGAACACATTCCATACACGGCGCTCTGCTGAAAAGTTCGTCAAAGAGCACCGACATGCACAGGACGCAGTGTCGTACTTGTGGGATCTCGATAGCAATCTGTTCACGTTCTTCGCGGGCTGGGGCTCGCTCAGGGCTTACGACTTCGCCAGCGATGAAATTATCACGTGTCAGGAGATCACGTACAGTATCGCTCAGTTGAAGCACCCGAAGGCGTCAGTCGAATACAACGGTGCCATGTCGTCGACACGGATCATTGATCTATACGAAGGCGAACTTCCTGCATAACAACAGAACAGAAAGGACACAACGTTATGAGCTGGCTTCCTGCCATGATGTGGATGCACATGCTGAACGATGACGAACCCGATGAGTACGCAGCAATCAACCTACTGCGAGACCCGGAAGAACAGGAATCAACCGGATGCAACGCAGGGAACAAACCCGTCGTTGACGAGATCCGCCCGCTCGTCACCGACGACACCCCTACCGCCGCCAACAACAGCAACAACAATGTTGAGCGCACACCCACCGTCACGCCGCGCACATGGCACCACACCGCCATGTCAGCCGCTACGTTCGCGCTATCAGCCATCATGGGCTACATCGCCACTGAGGCGATATGCAAGCGTATCCGTGATCGCAACTAAACGCACACATAGCGTGCCGACACTGATCGCTACCACCGTCAGACCCCAACAATAGAAAGAACCACCATGACTACCCCATTTCCCGGCGCAACGTTCACGCCTGCCCCCGGATCCGAACCCAAGAACAAGCAGGAAAAGCGTGACATGTTCGTCACGTGGGCGCACATCTCGAAATTCCATCTCTTCGACGGGTTGTACGAGAACCCCACCAAGATCGTGCACCCCGACCACACCGAGTACCGACACAATGAGGTCCAGTGCACGCACAACGCCCTCGCATGCGGACCTCTGCGCATGTACAGCACCTATGCCGAGATGGACATCCACGACGCCACAAAGGAGGTCTACGACACCGGTCGTACCTACAGTGGCACCATCCGTTATGAGCTCAACAATGAGTTCTACGAAGCGCTCAACAAGATTGAGTGGAAGGTGTCGGAGCCTGCTCGCAAGAACAAGGTTGCAAATGTTATCCAGCAGATGGTGCCGGTTGATGATCTAGCACAGCTCAGGGTCGGTAGCGTGCTGCTGGCTCGACGAGGTGAGGCGCGTGAAAGTGCAGACGGCTGCGTCGGCCACGCTATCGTCCTCGGCATGACCGGCTTCCAGGGATTCGATGACTACATCGAATGCATCGGGTTGGAAGACATCTGCCCCGGACATGTTGAAGGCACGTGTTACTCACAGAATCCCACCAGGGGCTCTGGCGTGAGTTACACCTGGGGTGACACGTACGCTGACATCCCTACTCTGGACCGCCATTACGATTTCTACCTCGTGCAGGAAGGAACCGGCAAGACCTGGGCAGAATACGGACCCATGCGAGATCCGTATGTTCCCCGTGACGTTCTTTCTCGTGCTCACGCAACGAAGAACATGGTTGACGACTACCTGCGAGGCGTCGGTATGCCACGCAACAACCGCCGTGTCGAGCAGATGCTCGGCATCGGGTACTGACCAGAAGACAGACAGGAGACAGAATGCTGAACGCAATCACCAGCTGGATCTTTGGTGACATCGAGCATCTCGATCCGGCTGAAGCAAGTGCTCTCACGATCACGAAGCAGGACATGATCTGCATCACCAAGTCTGTGCTCGTTGCGAGCACGATCATGGCGATCGTCATGGCACCTGTTGTCATCGGCTTGACGCTATCAATCTAAATCACAACACAGAACAGAAAAAGAAGGAGACAACACCATGGGAGTATTCGGCTTGCTCGCCCTCCAGCGAGTAGACGAACTTGAGAAAGAACTTAATCGACTCAAGAAGGAGCAAGGGCTGACTGATCAGTCTGAACATAATACCGACGAAATGCAGATCACAGAGAATGACCTGAAGGCACTCTTCGCTACGATCGCCTGTGTGGTCGGCGTTGCGCTCATCGCAGGCGTTAGCCTGGTGCTATGGCACATGCTCCATTAACAGGCTCGTTGACTCGCTGCCGCACCACTCTCTGCCCTCTCTGCCCTCTCTGCCCTCTCTGCCCTCTCTGCCCTCTCTGCCCTCTCTGCCCTCTCTGCCCTCACGCTCTATCACCAGAAAGGTCACTCAACCATGACTGCACCCGCTCACCCACTCCTTCACAGGATCCTCTCTGCGACAAACACCCCGTGGAACGACTGGACCTCATGTCTCGTCTACCACCACAAGGCCGTCAACGAGATGGCTGACTGGATGGAGCGAGCGCATCGCTTTGAGACGATCATGCTCGGTCATATGTACCCTCAGGTTGCCGAAATTGCTCGTAGCGATGCTGAATTTGAGCAGATGATCAATAAGGTGGAACCGGACGTTCGCGCGATGGCAATCGCTGATAAGCATGATCGTATTCGCTGCGAAAAGGTCATCATTACATGGGACAAGCTCTCTGAACTTGTCCGAGAGACTCTCAGCAAGCAACCTACACGAGAGCAGATCGATGCGCTTCTTGATCGATGCTATGAGATGAGGGACGATACATCGCTTGATCCCAAGACTCGACAGGAAGCGCAAAACACGACCTACGCACTGAACAGGGTGCTGTGGGATTGGAATCTCTCCACCGCGACGATCACACCTCTCAGGTTCTACCCGAACCGAGATGCGCGTTTCGATCGGTACAAGATCTCGATCTGAGTAACAGCCCCTCTGAGACAGCTTATGATCAGCACGATCGCAGGTACGTCTCAGAGGGGTTAGTTTTCTGTTCTCCCGCCCCTCTCTCTTTCTCTTTCTCTTTTCCTCCCTCTCCTATATATAGGGCATTTATCAATGCCCCGAATCTTGAACTGACAGATACTCTCTGTCACCATCCATGACTCAGTCACAGTCGTCTACCATCCTCGCTGACATCGACGCAGCAGCGCAGGAGCTGCTGCGCGACCAACCCATGATCATTCCGATCGCAGGGGATTTCACCATCGTACAGATGACCCGACTCACTCCTACGGCGATCGACTACAGGGTTTTCGCCTCCCGAACCTTCATCGCAACAGTGCGGCTTCGTCCTGCTTACGACCCGTCTCGAAACAAGCCCCCCGCAGGTCTTCATTGTATCGGGCGCATTCAATCACGACTACACGACATCAGTACGTCTGCGCAAACTCATCAACGCGCTCTATGTCGCCGCATCGCCTAACTCCAACCAGAAGGCTATCCAGACTCTACGCGACGAGAACGTCACGTACTGGGGCGACGACATCATCGTGCTCTGAGCCAACCCACTTTCACCCACTACCCACTCAACCAACAACTACGCATACAAGGATGAATCATGCCCCGTCGTAACAAGCGTTCCCACAACACTGACATGTCTGCTATGCTCGACGCTCTGGCTCTGGCGAGCCCCACGCACGTAACCATGATCGGCTGCTCGTGCCCTTACGGGCCGGGTGGTCGTGATTGCACGTGTTGCGGAGACGCGCCCGGTAAGGCCAGGGTCGCTGCTCGTCGCGCCAAGAAGCGTAGCAAGCGTCAGGAACTCAGGAACTCGCTCAAGGGCTACTACCGCAGTGCTCGCGAGTACTACGAGTACGAAGACTGAACAGCCACAACAACACAGTAGCTCCCCTACCCCTACCCTCTCTCAGAGTGAGTACGGAGACGTACACTCGACAGAGAATGAGGCGGGGTGGGGGAGCTATTTTTCTTCTCTCACCACTGTGTCTTGCTAACAGGGCATCTATCGATGCCCCGAATCCTGGATTGATAGAACTCTCTGTCTCACACCTCGCTCGATCCGCAAAGGAACACCACCATGCTGAAGACCAAGCTCGACAACCTCCACGAATGGATCACTGCTGACACCACGCCTGGCATCAGGCTGCTGGGTGTCACACTCGTCGTGTGGTTTGCGATCTTCCTAACCGCCAACACCATCGCTTACTTCGTGGGCTGATCACTCTGATAGGAGTGCTCACCTGCGCAGCTAAACCCATCTAAACTCACCTAGCCTCTCTTAACCACACCTTTTCCTCTCTCTAAACCCTGAAAGCCCCTGCGGATCTTCGCTGTTACCAGCGTTGACGCCCGCAGGGGCTTTCTTTTTTTCAGTGCTCGCTCTTTCAGCGCACTGGGCTCATGCATTCACCGGATCAATCTGTCACCAGAACCACCAGCTGGTGATCCAGCCACAGAAGCTCCGCCACATGACAACGATAGGGCGATACCACGAGGTCATACCCGTGTTCGCCAAACGATCGGGGCGAGGCTTCTGGGGCTTCGGCTTCTGAAGCTGGTCAGGCTGAGCAGGCTGCTGCTGATCAGACTGAGCTTGCTCTGCCTGCTGGTTCTGCTCAGGCTGAGGCTGCGCTGGCTGGGGCTTAGCCGGAGCTGGTTGCGCAGGGGCAGGCTTAGCTGGCGCAGGCGTTGGCTTCGCAGGTGACGGAGCAGGTTGTGCCGGGGTGGGCTTGGCAGGCGTCACCGGAGCAACGGGCTGCTCTGGCTGAGCAGGTTGAGACGGCTCAGGCTTAGGCTGCTCAGGAGCAGGGGCCGGAGTCGGCGCTGGTTGAGGCTGAGCCGGAGTCTCGGGCGCAGGGGTCGGAGTCGGCTGGGCAGGCTGCTCTGGCGCAGGAGTCTCAGGCTCAACAGGCTGATCTGCCTCAGTCTTCGGCTCGTACACACGCACATAGTCGACATACATGGTCGAGCCAGCGCCATCCGCACTCTTGTAATCATCAGCATACTTGCTTGCATCAACAAAGGTCTTATCAGCCCAATTGTCGTGCTTGGCCAGGTAGCTGCCGCCCACCATCTGGTTCAGCTTCAGCACCAGGTTGTTCTCTGGATCCGCGAAGGGGTTGCTCGCGCCCTTCATATCCTGCATCTTCACGCGATGCGTGAGCTGCCCATCGAAGTAGAACTCGATGGCATCACTTGTCTTCAAGACACCGTAGGTATGGAACTCAGTCTGAGAAGTGGCAGTATCGCCCTTCATCATGCCCTGGTGCTGGGTAGTCTTCTTGGGGTTACCGACCCTGGGAGTGTGGATGTTGCTCATCAAGAAGCTCGGATCGTACCCCTTGCTCTCGAACACATCGATCTCACCGTTGCCGGGCCAGCCACCCTTGGTACCAGTGCCCCAGAAGGCAGACCAGGACGAACGCGCGGTCGGAAGCTTCACACGCGCCTCGGCATAGAAGCCGGTTCCTGGCGCGGCATACAGCACAGTGCCATCTTTTGTCTTGGTCGTGATCATGCCGGACGTGAACGGCGCATCATAGGTCGTACTGCCGTCCTTGCACGTACGCGGGATCTGCGTGCCGTCCCACTTGGTCTTCATGGGCGAGTATCGGGCAGTCAGGTGCAGAGCCCCGTCTCGCACAGACACGTTATCAGGCGAGTCCGTGTACTGCGCCTGCGATCGCTGAGCGGGATCGAAGCAACCGTACTGATAGCCCCACTTGGTGGTATCGAGCTTGTCGCCGTCGAACTCATCATGGAACGTCATCTTGTAGCCACTTGCGACAGCTGCCGGTAGCCCGGCAGCAGACGAGGAAGAAGCTGCACTGTCTGCACTGGCGGGCGCGGCGGTTGCAGCAGAAGTAGGCATCACTGCAACAGATGCGCCCATCGCTACAGTCAGAGCTGCCATCACGGGCAGCTTGCTCAAGCCAGATCGCTGAGATCGGGCGGATTGACGAGGGATCTTCATAGAGATCGCACCTCACTCTCTTGTTGTATCGGTCTAGTAATTGATCATGATCATTGGCGTCTACATGCCAAAACTGAGCAGACAGTCAGCGCATGTAGGCCCATGGCATTATACCGTATTATGCCGTGCAGCCGAAGGCCATCAGGCGGGCAGTTACAGCATGCATCCTGACCACAAGAGCAAGACGCAAACCCCCGGACACAGGTTTCTGTGTCCGGGGGTTTTTCATTTAACGCTGCCAGTACTGCATCGCTTAACGGATCAAACTCGGAACAACGCTACAACAATGCTGGATTATTTGTGGTCACGAAAGCGCCAGCATACGGGTATGTACTACTAGGCTTTTCCTGACCTGGAAAGCACCATACACAGGCGATTCTTTGGCCCATCATTGGCCTGTCTTCAGCCCATTATCGAACCATCATTGATCCTGGCTCTTACATGCGCCAATACAGGGCCGTTATAGGGCCAACAAAGAACCAGGTAACGACCATGAGGTACCACTGGTCATAGCGCGCCCAACAATGCGCCATTATCTGGCCATCATTGGACCAGATAAAGACCTGCTACTGCCTCTTACCGTCCTCTGGCGCTTATCTGGCTCCAAACTGGTCGCCATTGACCACTTATTGGTCCTTCATTGGCCATTATCTGGTCACCATTGCGCCAGCTACAGATGTCTTATCGCAGCCAGGTACGCAGCCATGCTGCATCACAGCCCCGGTTGCAGCTCTGCATTCAGGCAGTCATCAACCGGAGCTTAGGGGGTTACAGAGCTGTCACAGACACGCATAACCATGCATCACGACGTTTATTTAGGCTGTATCGATCAATGGTCACAACCGTGATACGGACGCATGTTACAACAGCGCTACAGCGCTGTTACTCGGCTGTTGCTGCACTGTTTTAGGGCACTGATACGAGGCGCAGATAAATAGGTTCTCAACCTCTAGGCGAAACAGCAAATACAACGCTGATGCACACCACATCTACAACGCTGCTACGCAAGCGATTATACACAGGCTGTCACATGTGGTGATTCACGTTCTGTTTGATCTGTTGTACCCCCATCTGAGACACGCTCGAAAAGAGAGATAGTCTCAGATGGGGAATAGGCAGTCATACAGCAACTGCGTAACAACACGGTATTCACACATGTAACAGGGCTCTCCACTGCTTCGAAAACAGCGTTGTTATAGCCCTGTTACATGTGGCTGAAATATGCCCCCGGATAACTCTATATAAGCGCTCTGAAACATTGGCTGATTCACCTGCTCAGATGCATGTGTATCAGCCAATGGCGCGTTATCCGGTGGACTGTTAATGGAGGCTTCGCCCACATGTTTCTGCGCTCTTCTAAACGGTATTGAAACAGGGCTCGCAGACACCAGATGGTGCACCATCTGGTGTACTCCCCAGCAGCTGCTGCAACAGCTGCTGTATCAATGTCTGAAGAGCACAGAAACAAACGTCCCTGAACCAGTCTGTTGTCATCCACATTGTTCCAATGCTGTGCCACAACAGCCTGTCTCAGGGCCTTACAGTGATGCAACGGAGCCCAGCTACACTGTGCTCCTTAACGGCGCTGACGGGCCGTTTCACGACCCGGCAAGACGGGGGTCACAACAGTGTGCCAAACCTGCGCTCGCTCGGTTCGTCACCCTGCTGACGCGGCTTGTGCCGCATGGTGAGACCACGGTGCCAAGCAAGCTCGGACCATGGTCTCACCTAAACCCCGTCTTAACAGGGAAAACAGGCACCCGTGGGACCACGTCTCGGAGGCGGTACCGCCTCAACGACCCGTGGTCCCACCGGGGGTGGTACCGCCTGTTTTCCCCTTCGTTGCGCCACTTTGCCCACCTTACGCTCCCTAATGGTCGCTGGCGGTGGATCAGGTAAAAAAGGGCATAAGAGGGGCTGGCTCAGTCGTACGCTACGCGTACTCCTTCGGTCGGCATAGCCGACAGCCCTTCGGTGACCGTCCTCGCTACGCTGCGGGTGTCACCTCACCCCTGCGTCGCGTTGCTCCTTGGGGCTCTTACTGCGCCTGTTACGCTGTCGCTTCACAGGCTTGCCCTCCACAGCCCCACTGGGGCTGTCTCGGGTGCCCTCTGCGCGTCTGTTCCAGACGCTTGAAACACGGCACAGACGCATTGTTCATGCATCTGTGCCATCGGGTCTTCGCGATGAGTCCCGTGTCCCAAGGCGATGGGAAACAAATCATCGACCCTGATTGACGATTCTCAAGTCGATGACTACAAACCACCTTGGTCGTATATGTCGCTGAGGAAGGCACAAAATAAAATCACACCTGCCTCATCAACATATACGATTCACGGTCTCATCACTCAGACCCTAAGAGACACCTGTTGCTCGTCACTCAACTCTTACGTTTTTGATGCTTCGCGCAAAAACGTAAGAGTTGCACACAATAGAGAGCAACAGGATTCGGTAACGGCACATCCATAGGCTGTACCGAGTGTCACTGCGGTCACCACAGGTTCCATCATAGGAAATACAGTGACGGGTAATACAGGGGTGAGTACACCCCGCATATCAACGCTATTCATAGGGTTATTAACATCGTTTTCATGAAAAGATATGTACACCCACTGAGCAACTAACACAAAGCGCGCAGTGGGTGACAACAACCCCATACGAACAATGATATGCAGTGATCAAAAAGGCTCCCATCCGACATGGCACAAACACGCTCCACTGAGACTCTCACAAGTCTCAGCACAAAACGCATAACCATTCGGATCATGAGGGATCACTGGATCGCATGTGGAACAACCCACCCCTGCCTCGGGCTGTCTGTTCCACATGCTCCGATACATCGAGTGCCACCACAGGTGGCACCGGGCTTTTCATCGAAAGATGGAAATCATTTCAAAAATGATTCCTGCAATCATTTCGTTCCAACAGATCAGCTCGCCGCTGGCGAGCCGAGCAGTTGAGAAGAGTCTTATCGTGACCAATACATGGCCAGATAAGAACCATGAAAAACGACAGACAGGAGCCATCTATATGACCACCGACAACACGATTACTATCGCTGTTGCGACCGAGCCCACCACAAAGGTGTTCCAGATTGGCGAGACTGTGGCAGAGACCATCGCGCGGATGAATCTCGCGCTTCTCCCACACATCGCAGGCGACACCCCGCAGCCAATCGACAATGATGACGACATCAGCATCCTCACCGACATCCCCCATGTCGAGGTCAATGTCGTCACGAACAATACCTACCTGAATGGTTGGCTCAAGAAGAACGGGCATAACGCCCGCCTCGTTGACGATGAGGGCATTCTCAAGGCCCTCGAAAACGAGGACATCATGACGACGATCGTCGTCCCAGCTGCCGAGAACCTGGCAATCAACGCAGAGGAAGGCAACATCTCTCTACCTCCCGACGAGAACAATATCCTCGTTCGCGTGCAAGACGAGATCCTGCGCCTCGATAATGAGGGCAAGCGTGTTCACAACACGTTTATCACCCTGATGCTCCCACCGGAGTATCGAATGACCCCGTCCGACATCGACCCCGACACATACATCCGTGTCGTGGCGATGCCCACCTACGTCCACCTCGCAGACCAAGATCCCGAGGCCACCAAGGACGCCTAATCAACACCCCTTGATGATGGTGACCATGTGGCCAAGGTAATCGCCCCACACCCGAACCACACATATCAATCACCATCATCAAGGAGAAAACAAACATGTCTACCACCAAGAACAACCTCGACCCGCGCACGTGGTCGAAGCGCAACAAGATCATCGCCGCGATCGCTGCGTCTGTTGCCGTGATCCTCGCTATCGCAGGCATCGGTATCGCAGTCTTCGGCTCGCAGTCCCACAACACAAAGGACTGCACGTCCTACCAGGAGATCCTCACCGACAAGACCGCTCAGCTGGATCAGGCAATCCAGGACGCTAATGATGCACTAAAGACGGTCGACGCGTCCCTGAAGCCCGGCGAGGGTACCCGCCTCGCGCACACGGACGGCTTCCCTCTGTCCTCTGAGGGGCAGAGCGCAATCAACGACCTGAGCAAGGCCATCAGCGCTGCCAAGAGCGCCAAGGAGGCTGAGGACGCCAAGGCGAACGCTGCTACCACTGACAGCAAGAAGAGCAAGTGCTCGGGTGAGCCCGACACCACCTCTGTTGATGCTGCCATCAAGGCCATCAAGGATCAGACCCAGTCGTTCATCGACGTGCGCGACGCCTACCGTCTGACCAAGGCCACCGATGAGGCCAACGAGCTGATGGACACTGCAAAGTCGAACCTCGCAAGTGCTCAGCAGAACGCGGCGGAGCAGATTGCTGCTGTTGAGGCCGACCCCAACATGGAGTCTGACGCGTCCGTGAAGGCCGCATACGATGCTCTCAAGGCCGTGGAGACCGAGTCTCACACCCTGTCCACCACGGTCACGGTCACCACCTACGATGAGGCTGTGGCCTCCATCGAGAAGGCGAAGACCATTGAGCAGAAGGCTGCTGAGGTGACGGCTTCCGTGGCACCGCTCCAGGAGGCTATCACCACTTACCAGGCAGCGAAGGCTGGCAATGCCCCCGCTTCCACCACGCCGGACACCAGCGCACCTGAGCAGGGCAGCAACAACAGCAACACCCCCGCCCCGTCGTACGGTTACAACGGCAATGGAGGCAGCAGCAACAGCGGCTCGAACGGTTCGAGCTACTCCGGTGGATCTTCCTACACCCCTCCGGCTCCTGCCCCTGCACCGGCACCCCCGGCCAACAACTCTGGCTCGGGTGACGGTCGCATTGACTTCGGCCCCGGACAGGCGGATCGACCTGGCTGCGTCATCATCGAAGGCCGTAGCGTCTGCTGATCAAATGATCGCACAAAGCCCCGTAGCGTGGTTTGTAACCCGCTACGGGGCTTCGTCATCTCAACGTCCCAGCATAGAAACCAAACACAGAAAAGAGATCAACCCATGCTCCCATGGACCCCACCGCTATGGCTGGTAGTGACATTCGTTGCCGTAGCAATAACCACAAACCTCATAACAGCCATTTCTAAAAAAGTCATCACCAGGCAACTAAACGATGAACAAAACAATGAACCATATGCCAAAAATACGGCATACTGGACTCACGCCATCGCCTCAAGAATCGCAATCGTAGTAAACGTTGTTGCAACAGCGATAGCCATCCCACTTCTACTCATTGGCACGACCTGGATAGGTATCAATTTCCCACATATCTTCTTCATTACGATGTGCGCACTAATGTGGATTGCATCGCTATTCTTCACACAAATATTTTTTATCGACACAAAATTGCAAGACGGCGATGCGCAAGAAAACAACGCACTCATTGACCCAAACGACCGACATGCTATCAACGCCTATATCGGATGGATATTAGTCAACGTTGCCCTTGATGCCTTCATGTGGCTAGTAATGGGCTACCCATTGACTACGCATTATTAAAAACGCGGTAATAAACCCGATGAAAGGAGTTACTACCACATGGAATCCCAAACAGCACCACCACATCTCGACATCGATGAATCCATGTTCGAGATCAGTGGCCTAGAACTGTTCAACCGTGTCCGAGAACGGATGGGGTGGACCGATCAGTACCTGAAGAGCATCAACGATGCACAGCATCCGTTGCTCAAGGACATCGATCAGATGGTCATGGCGCTGGAGATCCTGCGCTCAACCGACAAAGAGATCACCATCGTGCCAGACTTCGATACAGACGGTATCTGCGCTGGCATGATTCTCTACGCGGGGCTCAACGAGATCGGACTTACCACCAATCTTCATGTCCCCGACTATCACCTCGGACATGAAATCCAGCCATCGGTTATCAGCACAGTCAAGCAGCAGTTCCCCAACACGGAAGCTGTTATCACCTGTGATGCCGGAACCAACAGCCGCGATGCTCTCGCCTACGCAGACAACATCGGCCTCATCACGCTTGTGACCGATCACCACGTGGAAGAAAGCAAGTCTCTCGCGCATATCCTCGTCAACCCCAACAGGATCGACGAGACATATCCCAACCGAGAGATCTGTGGGGCGCACGTGGCGTACCAGGTGGTGGAACGATACGCATCGCTCTACCACCCCGACAAGCTCTCTGCCATCACGTGGCTCAAAGTCTTCGCAGGCATCGGAACCGTAGCGGACGTGATGAGTCTTGTGTACGAGAACAGGAACCTCGTGCGCGAAGCTCTCATGTTCACCAGACTACTGGTTCCTACCCCCGAGCCCGCACCCACCTACAAGAAGGTGAAGTCCAAGTACGAAGAGCCTGACGAGCTCGATGACATTGAGATCGACATCGACCGGACACCCACGTTGCTGGCCATGCTCCGATCGCAGAATCACCACCCGGTGTACATGCGAGCATTCGAAGGTATGAACCTGCTCCTACAAGAGCTGGGCACAACCCATGAACGCGTCGACGAGCAGCTCTACGGATTCTCGATCGCTCCAGCTTTCAACGCCACACGGCGTGTCGACGGAGACTATCGAACAGGATTCGCAGTCTTCACAGCAGACACTCTCGATGAACAACAAGAGGCAGCACAGCGTCTTGTTGAGTACAACGTACAAAGGAAGAACCAAGTCCGTGAGATCCTCGATTCCATCATGGATACGGATCAGCCATGGGCACCATATGTGTTCCCCACGGATGCGCTACCAGGCATGCTGGGCCTCATTGCCCAAAACCTCATGCTCATGCACGGACACCCCGTTGCAGTCGTTCGCATCCACCCGGACGGATCGTGCTCAGGTTCCATGCGGTCCCCCACATGGTTCCCTGTCATCGAACAGCTCGCATCGTTGCAAGATCCGACCATCGGTGCGCAGGGTCACGAGTTCGCCTGTGGTGTACGCGCACGCTCACCCCAGCAACTCTATGACGCACTGGCCACCCTTGTGCCACAACGGCGTGATGCTGTCATCGCACAGACAGGTGTCCTCACCCATTCCGATCCAGCAGCTCTCGTGCTGGGAACAGCCCCTGATGCAGATGCGCCGCTTGACGAGATTCGTGCGATCACGCAATACATGGACAAGGTGAAAGAGCTCGCCCCATTCGGGCACGGGTTCCCAGCACCTCCTGTTGATGTGGTCATCAACCTGTCCATGTGCTCGATCCACACGATGGGAGACCACAAGCAGCACCTGAAGATCGTCACGCCTGAAGGTGTTGCGCTGCTGTGGTGGAACCGATCGGATCTCGCACCCCATCTCACTGAACGGAAAAACAGCGTCGACGGGGCAGACATGATATGCCGTCTCAGAGTGGCGTTGGGACTCAACACCTTCGCAGGCCGTACCACCCTGCAAGGAATCGTCGACCATGAGGTAGAGCAACCAGAACATCAAGACGAACAAGAAAGGGCGTAATGATCACACTAAAGAATGCCATCTACGAGATGTGGGATGGTACACGAGAAAGCCGAGAGAGCCGAACAGGTCTCGTAGTCATGGCTTTTATGTCCATCTTCGCATACGCAGGAGTCATGGCGCTCGCCTACACAATCGTTGGAAGACCGGTATTCGCCGTCACCTATACCAACGCATTCGCAGCAACGTGCGTCATCTTCTGGAGACGGCGTAACGGCGCACATCCGATGATTAAGAAGCAGCGTATTCCAACCGTGGAATGCGTGATGGTGCCCATTATCACCGTCGTGATGACTCTCGGCTCAACCGTTCTCGCCCTGTGGGTCAAGCAATCGTTGAATCAACCATCACCCATGCAGAAACTCAGTGAAACGACACCGGCTATCGCCATTGTCATCATGAGTCTCATCATCGCGCCGATCGGTGAAGAAGCCCTCATGCGAGGATTCATCTACCCAGTCCTCAGGCGCAAGCTATCGGTAACGTCAACGATCGTAATCACAGCGCTACTATTCGCAATGCTACACGGCAACATCGTACAGATCGTCCTCACAATCCCACTGGGTATTGCCCTCGGGTATCTGTACGAGAGAACGCACAATCTCCTTGCGTGCATCAGCATGCACATGCTGTTCAACGCAACAGCATTGTTGCTACCAAGCGTCCACGTCGGAAACTTGGATGCTGTCGCAGCCGCATCGCTCATCGTCATCACGCTCGGACTATGGATGTGCATTCCACGCATCCGAGCAAAGCGCCGAGTGAATCAGTTGATTGAAGGGCGTTGATGGAGATACATGGGAGGTGTGACGGTGGGTGGAGTACCCCCGTCACACCTCCCGGTTCGTACACGGTACGAACCGGGGATTGGAATGAAGAAACAAGTTTCTTCAAATCTTTCAGAACTAAAGCTTTCAGAAATATCAGAAAGGAGGATCACCATGATTATCCAACGTGGTCTCATGTATGACAACAAACAGAACATCGTCATTCCGCATCTGCCGAAGGATCTCGGTCCATGGGATCCTCCGAAGCCCGGAGAGGGCATCAAAGGCTTCGATGGTACCCCTGGCACAATCCTGCGCCACGTAGTGTACAACCGTCTGCCCAGCGAGACGAAGCAGGATCTCTTGGACAACTGGCAATACCGGGAGACCAAGAGGCGAATCCGTGATCGTTGCGGCGTGCTCATCCGCGAGCGCATCGTCTTCCTGAAGCGGGCTCGCGTGTACGCTGCTGAGTTCATCTACGCGCTGCCTGACCCCAGCTCCATTGAGTTCCGACTGTGGATAGAGCGCCAAAACCACAACGGACTCACCCGGGCTGAGTTCCTCGCGGAGCAGAAGGCTCAGCGTGAACGACTAGCAGACCGCCATTCTCTACGGTGGAACCCCGCCAAGCACCGCGCTAAGAAGCAGGCTAAGCAGCAGGCAAAGTACCGTGCGCGTACCCAGGCGGCATGACATCACCGTAGACCCACAGAACACACAGACTCGGGATCGTGAAAAGCGATCCTTTCGCGAAAAGAACAGGGGCCATCCTCACCGGATGGCCCCTGTTTTATCTTGCCGCGACTTCTCCCCAAAAACACGAACGGGAGCCGTCCCACCAGCTCCCGTTCGTCTCACGTTGTGCGGTCCCACATCGTCCCAGATCTTAGAGGTGCGTTCCACGAACCCGAATCAACCTGTCGACGACATCATACACAAACATGACGCACACGTGCAACACCAACGTTCATACAGACAATGAGGCCGATTGTGACCTCTGCCATATATTGAAAAACAACAGCTCAGCCGACTGTAGTGCCGATCACCAGCGCGCCACCAAAAAGCAAGCTGTAGCAGATGTTGCAACAAAAACCGCTACAAATGGCCACCCCGTTTTCCTTGAAATATCAAGCCAAACAGCATGTATGGCAAAACTCTGCTACACACCCAAAAATAGCTGCTACGGCACTTTCGCGCATCATTGCAACGAAAAGTGCCACTTGTAGCACTTGTAGCGGCTTTTTTGACCCAAGTCTTCAGGTGCGCATGCGCGTATGTGCGCGTGATACACGCATCTCCGAATACAGTCAAGTGATCATCTCAGGATACGGAATACATCAATTCTCAGGGTTGACAGAGGCAACTTCTCCAGGTATCACACGTGCGTGTGCGCACATACGTGCATAGCAAGGAAAATACCTGCTACATCTGCTACAAATCAGGTTTTTCCTTGAAATACCAACGGTTATATATGTAGCAGATATTTATTAAAAGTAATTCTCAATAAGTACTTTCTCGTGTAATACCGCCGAAAAACCCTGTAGCAGATATTTTTCTACATCTGCTACATCCAGAAGAAAAACTGCTACAGGCCCCTCTCACGGCATCCGCCAACCTACCCTCATGAGCAATGCGCTCCACTGAAGATGCTCACTATCCCCGAGAAAGCCCCCAGGCGCGTCTCTACGGCCCTGGGAGACGAAGATCGACACTTGTGCGCATTGATGTCATTTCAGGGCCTCTCAGACGCATCTAGCGCATGTGTAGCCCCCGTCTCTGTGCAGTCTCTCCCGAAAACGCGCTGTCGCGCGCCGAGAGACAGCAGAACATGACGACCGGTAACATGGTCCCTACCACCGTGCGCAGCTTGCGCGGTAACCCCGCATAACGTATGATTCCTCTGGCGTACGAGTAACTTCCACGTATCCCACATACGCGGCAGTCCCACCGCTCGTACCCCTTAGAATTGAAAGAAGGTCCCACATGCTGCACTCCACTAACGCCGCATCCAACATGACGAGGATGTGGTTTCAATGACGACAAACAACACCTCTACTGCACCTGCTCAGAAGCAGGCAAAGCCTAGTCAAGTCATGCTGCCGCCGGTTAATCAGCTGATCTCCGATGAGGTCGAGCTATTTTTTGCGACGCAAAACCAGGAAATCCTCAACGCACAAGACGTTGAGTTCCAACTACTCAACCGCATCAACAACCGGTTGATCGCAGAAAACGTGAACTACGGCCTCAAAGGTACGCGCGTCTACCAGACACTACGCACACTTCCGCCAGCGGTGATCGCTGACTGCATGCTCCGTCGCAACCGCGTCGTGCGCATTGTGCTATCCGACAAGAACACCGATCCGGCTTATGACGTGCTTGCTGTGTACATGGACCACGGTCCCGACACAGGCATTTACGTCACCGATGAGGTCTCCATCCGCGTGCTGGCACGTGAGTACAACTACTCGATCACCTTGAAGGAATTCGACCTTGTGATGTCGGCTCTCGGTGATAACGCCCCTCGTGTCATGGTTAACACGAACCGTGATCTCGTGGCTGTCAACAACGGCATCTTCGATTACAAATCGAAGCAGCTGTTGCCATTCACGCCTGAGATCGTCTTCACGGCGAAGTCTGCCGTTGATTACAAAGAGAACCCAGTCAACCCCGTCATCCATAACGATGCAGACGGTACCGACTGGGACATTGAATCATGGATGGCTGACCTCAATGACGATCCTGAAATCGTCAACCTCCTATGGGAGATCATGTCGGCCATTATCCGGCCAAACGTCGCCTGGGACAAGACAGCATGGCTTCTCTCCGAAGTCGGTAACAACGGTAAGGGCACACTCTTGACGCTCATGCGTAACCTGTGCGGTGAGCGTGCCTGGACCTCCATCCCCGTTGCAGACTTCGGCAAAGACTTCCACCTTGAGCCTCTCATCAGGACTAACGCAGTCCTTGTCGATGAGAACGATGTCGGTGAGTACGTCGACAAGGCGGCTAACATCAAGGCTGTCATCACCAATGATGTCATCTTGATCAATCGCAAAAACAAAGTCCCGATCGCGTACCAATTCAGGGGCTTCATGGTGCAGTGCGTCAACGACACACCCAGATTCCGAGACAAGTCTGGCTCGCTCTACCGCAGGCAGCTCATCATCCCGTTCAACAAGAGTTTCACGGGTGCTGAGCGCAAGTACATCAAGCAGGACTACATGCACCGCACCGAGGTACTGGAATACGTCCTCCACCGTGTGCTCAGCGGCAGCTTCTATGAGCTATCTGAACCCGCTGCCGTCAAAATGGCGCTTCATCGGTACAAGATCGAAAATGACCCCATCAGAGCGTTTGTTGAAGAGTTCCTTGATCGCATGGTCTGGGATTTGCTCCCGTGGCGATTCCTCTACGCGCTCTACCGAGCGTGGTTGGTCAAAGATCAGCCATCGAACCCGCCTTTGGGCTACAACAAGTTCGTTCAGCATTTGACACTTGTGCTTCAAGACACGCCCGATGAGGGTAAGAACTGGATCGTCACACCAACGGCCGTGCGCACCAAGAACCGCATTGTTGGTGATGAACCACTGGCTGTCGAGTACGATCTCCACGATTGGATCGACATCCAACCAGCCGGAGGCTCTATGCGCAAGATCGGTATTCCTCACAACATACCGATCTCCACACGAGGACTCCTACGCGCCACTGTTGCTTCTGCTACAGGTGCAGTAGACGATGATCAAGACGATGCTGTGAACTAACCATTCAAACACACGACCCCTGCTCGCCCACACATAAACCAAGGCGGGTCAGGGGTCGTGATCCATTTATTCAACCGTGAACACCGCAATTACCCCAGGTGTTCAGAAAGGATCCCCAATGATTTTGGAACACACCACCCACGCTGGATACATTCGTCAGGACGACGTGTATACAGATCCCAACGGCGTCAACTACACCGTCTACCAGGACACTGACGCCGACGATCCCAGGTCGTGGCTCACCCACGAAGAAGCGGCTCTCGTTGTCATCAACGCCGATCGCAACACGCGAACCGACGACATCAATGACTACGACGACAACCTGGTCATCAATGATCTTCTCCAGGTCATGGAGCAAAACGACATCAATGATCCGAGCGACATCTCGTCCAAGTGGCTGAAAGAATGGATCCACAACGCCAAATCCGATCATCCCTCATATGACATCGAGATGATGACAATTCACACCAGCCAATCCAACTGGTTCACTGTCATCGCAGCAGTCAAGGAGGGTTACGGTTCAGCTCGTGACAACGTTGACACCTTTACTGCATGGGCGCGTGGTGACGTGTGGGTCGTATCCCCCGATCACCCCGATTACGACACACTGTACGGCATCTACGCCGATGATCCCGAAAGTGCCGTCAAGTACTACATCAAGGACTACATTCCGCATGAGCCACCTCAGCTAGAGACGCTCTTCTAAACGACATATCAACGAAAGGGGGTGGCTCGTATGAAGCGAACCACCTACAAGAAAGCTCGCTTTGTCTTTTGGGACATCGAGTCACTCACTAACGTGTTCACCGTCGCTTTCTTCGATCGAGAAACCCGTGCTCTCGACGTGTTCTATCTCGTCGACGTGGGTACTCCCGTCGGTGATGCGCTGCGTCAGCACGACCTGGACCACCACACGGTGCTCATGGCTATCCTCAAGCGCAATCCGGCATGGGCTCGCCTGTGGAAGCCAGACGAAAACCCCATCCTACGGTTGCATAACCTAAGTACGTGGCAAGCCAACCACACTCTGGCTCACATCATTGGGCTCAGCGATGCAGCTTCTGTGAACGACCCACGTTCCCAGAGCACGTACCTGCGAGAGTATCGACCTGTGTGTGACACAGATCCGAACTACGATCCTGAGACTCATCCGTTCGTGTGTGGCTACAACTCCGCCAACTACGATACGACCCTCATGGCCATCTATCTCGCAAGCGTCATGGAAAGCATTCAAGAGCCTGTCCGCCAGGCCCGTGAGCGTGCCATGCTCGCAACGACAGACGATGGGAAGCGTCGTATCTATGAAGAGATGATGGACACATGCAAGCTTGCATTCCAACGCACCACCCCTGTGACTGCAAAGGCGATCCGCAAGCATAATGATGCGCTCTTCACGGATGAGTACATCCGTCAGATGCCGTCGTACCTCACCTCTTCTGCTGTTGCTAACGGTAAGGGCTGGGACGGAACCGCCAACAAGGTCAGGCGAGCCATGCTGCATTCAGGCCGACACCTCGACATCGCACGCTTCAATGAGAAGCAGCAACGTGTGGGTCTCAAGCGTCTGCTTGGCATGCTGGGTTATCAGATCCTCGAATCTGATCGATTGAAGCATGACTCGATCATCGAGACGATCGATGACCTCGTTGAACTCATCGCTTACAACGTGAGCGATGTCGTCAACCTGGCATACCTCGCTGATCACCCGACGTACTCAGGTGGTTTCGACCTCAAGCATGCGCTCATGGTCGACTATCCCGAGACTGTCTATCAGGCTGTCGACGGTTCCAAGTCAAAGCCAGACTGTCGCCCAGGCCGCGTCAGGCGCGATCGCCTCACCCCTGACTCCACCTCAGCTAAGTTCGTTGCGCGCGTTCTCGCGCCCTACGAGAGGCTGAAGGACATCAAAACGGTGTCGTTCATGTATCCATCCAAGCAGCGTGCCCAGGAACTGGGTATCGAACAGTTCGACGTTCTCGAACTGGCCAAGAGCTTCTTCTACGAGAACATCGAAGACAACCGCGCTCGCGCTGCTTTCAATGAAGTCTACGAATATTACGCAAGTATTCGTGGAAAGAACTTCAACGGATCCAAGGCATACGCGGAAGATTACAGTCTGGACCCAGACTGTAACAATGTCGACGGCGATGGGGTCATTGGAGCCTACCGGCTTAATGAAATCCCCAAGCGGGCCACCAACGTTCCCTACTTCCGAGCGGACGGTACGCCAACATCGTGTTTTGCGACGTTCTCGACAGGTGGTATCCACGGAGCTGAGGCCAACATGATTCTCTTCGAGGATCACAACGCTGAAGCTAACGCTCTACGCGATCTCATCGATGCAGTCATCGACACGCTCCATGTTCGTGATCTCGCTGAACCAGAGCAAGCCATGGCCATCCGCAAGAGCATCCGCGTGACTCTACCTGATGAACGAGTCATCCCGTGGCAGCAAGTCTTGATGAGTAAGTCGTCACCCAAGCCAGAGCGAGGCGCATTCTTCAAGCCTGTGCGTAACAAGGAGCTCTTCATCAAGCGTAGCGATGGATCAACCAAGCTTGATCCCAAGTATGCGATGACATCGGTTGCAAAGGCCGTCCACGAGGACTTCTCGTCGTACTACCCTTTGCTGCTCACCAACCTCTCCGCGTTCTACAACGAAGCGTTGGGTGAGGACCGCTACGGCAAGCTCTACCTCGACAAAGAACGATTCGGTCAGCTGATGAAGGATCCCTCCATCACAGCTGATGAGCGAGACATGTTCGTCTCCAAACGAAGCGGTGTCAAGCTGCTGCTCAACAGCGCTTCGGGTGCAGGTGACACTGAGTTCGAAGGTTCGCCCATCCGTATGAACAACATGATCATCTCCATGCGATTGATCGGTCAGTTGTTCTCCTGGATGATCGGACAGGCTCAGACTCTTGAGGGTGCTCGCATCATCTCGACAAATACGGACGGTCTGTACTCAGCAGACATCGACCTAGAGACAAACAACAGGGTGCTCGATGAGCAATCTGAACGCATCCATGTCTTGATCGAGCCGGAAGAGCTGCTCCTTGTGTCCAAGGACTCGAACAATCGTATCGAGTTGGCTGTACCACCTGCGTATGCAGACGGTACCGCTAAGCCGCAGGATGCAAAGATTCTCAGTGCATCAGGCTCATCTCTGGCATGTTGGCGCAAGCCATCACCCACGAACTCGTTGGCGCACCCCGCTGCTCTCGATCGAGCAATGGCGGTGTATCTACGAGCTATCGCGGTGACGAACCCAGAGCTGATCAACAAGCCAGTTGAGCTCGACACTGCGCGTGACATCATGACCGCGATCGCACACCAGGATGACAGCGTCGAAGCGTTGCTTCTCTTCCAGAACGTGATCGCAGCATCCCCTGGTATGCTCACCTTCCACTACGCGGCTGATCCTATCCCGGTTGATCAGGAGGATTCTCCTGAGCTGGCAGCTCGCAACCCGCGAGCACTCCAGCACTACAACAGGGTGTTCGTTGTCAAGCCGGGCACCAAGGGTGCGGTCTCTTTGCGCGCAGCAGGTGCATGGAAAGTTAACGCCACAGTGGCCCAGTCTCGCAAGAAGCGCGGCGACGCCCCTGTGGTGCGCACTGACGCAACCGCCAATGCGATCATGATCGCTAACGGCTATGCACCGGATGCGATGACGGCACACCAGCACAGCATCCAGCAGGCTCCGGTTGATCAGGATATTTCTATCCGCAAGATCACCGGTATCGAACCCACCTGGCACATGATGGTGCTCAATGAGGATCTCATGTGTCTGAGCGAGGATCAGCGCCGCGCTCTCATCGAGCAACTGGATCTGGATACCTATGCCCAGATGTTCTGTGATGCGTATGAGTCAAATTGGATGAATACGATCCCAGAACAAGAGTGACACCAGAAAAACAACAGAAGGGAGTACAACGATGCCCAAGCAAGTACGTGTCCGAGGACACACCCTCATCGCTGAGGGGAAGCCGTTCACCAAGTGGGGTGATCGAATCTTCCCCGAAGTGGGACCGGATGACCAGACCAACGTCAAGGGTCGTGCCAAGTGTTCATGCGGAATCATGTCTGACCCCCTCACGTCAGACAGAGCCCGTATCCGTTGGCACGCTACCCATAAGCAGGAAGTCATCGCTAATGGGTCGCCCTGAACACTACGTTGAAGGCTACCTTGTCGATGAATGTCGACGCCGGGGGTGGTGGACTGCAAAGTTCACCTCCCCCGGTATGCGAGGTGTCCCTGATCAGATCATTGTCACCCCGGCCACCACCTGTTTCGTTGAAACAAAGAGCGACAACGGCTCGCTACGACGCCAACAGATCCGAGTCATAACGCATATGCGCCGTAGTGGTGCACGTGTGTACACGGCCTATTCTCGACAAGAGGTCGACAACATTATCAACGAGCTGCTAGAGCTCAATAACCAACCAACGTAAGAACAACGTAAGGAGATACAACCTATGACTGATACCACCAGTCCCGCAAACAATGACTTGCTCGATGCCACCATCGACCATGATGTCATCGTTTTCACCAAGTCCAGGTGCGTCCAGTGCGACCAGACCAAGCGACTGCTGCACAAGAACAACATCGATTTCCATGAGATGAATCTTGAGAACGAAGAGATCCGCCTGACGGATCAGCGCTACAAGACTGCGTATGAGTTCGTCACCCAGACGCTCGGCGCACAGGCTGCCCCAGTCGTTCTCGTCAAGAACCATCGATTGATGAACGACATCAAGGCATCCATCTACATGGACGCGTCATTCTGGACTGGGTTCCGACCAGATTTCATCAAGGCCGTCAAGCCTGATACCCAGGACTAACAAACATCAGAGAAAGAAAGAAGGTGGTCGCCATGGTGTACTACGAACCGTGCGTCACACAAGCTGACAAAGATCATATAGCGCACAGGCTATCCAAGTACGTCATGGGCATCCGCCATGATCACGAGCTCTACAGGCATCTGCATTGTTACTGGCCTGATGATCCGATTGGACCTAACAACTGCTCTTTCGATGTCATCACCGCTCCAGGATCCATCACCATCTACGGCGACTGGATGCGTGCATTCACACTTCGTCGCTATGGCGACCCGGATATGCTGCTTGACTTCTGCAATACAAAGGAACTCAACATCAGCTATTGGGCTGAAAAGCTCAATATGAACGAACACGCAAAGAACTCAACCATCGTGGCTATCAGCACCGATGCTTTCTTCGAGGACGTTAGGAATCTCATCAAAGAATGGTACGTCGACAATGAATATCCACACAATGATGAGCGTATCAATCTCACGATGAACAACATTCGTGAAACTGTCTCATTTGAGGACTCTCGACATCCTTTTGACCAGTTGCTTGACATCCCCTTCTATCCCGATCCCTATAGCTACTCGGAAGACATGCGCGACATCATCGACCCCGAAAATACCCCAGGTGAGCACTACACACTTGAATGGGTCAGGACGTGCATGGCTATTCAATGGGCTGCGCAGACTTATGTAGCTGCACAGTGCTACAAGAAGCAAAAGCACACGAGGCGGTACCTAGCCACACAGAAGCATATGACTCTGTGTGAACATCCACCGTTGGTCAAGCCTCCGGTGGTGGGTATCTGACGCACAACACAGACAGAAAGGAGGTCCTCATATGGGATTCCCAATCCTGATGGACCAGCAAGCAGCCGCTTCCCAGTTCATCCAGACGAGACCCTATGCGGGCGTCTTCCTGGATATGTCGGGTGGTAAGTCACTGGCAACGCTCCATGCGCTCTCCAAGATCCAACCAACGGGACATGTGCTGATCATTGCTCCCATCAAGATCGCCAGGCTCTCGTGGATCTCCGAGATCGAAAAATGGGGTGTCAACGTTCGTGCTCGATCGTTGATCGTTGACGAAAGGGATCGTAAGCTCTCCCGCGAACAACGACTCAGTCGTTACGCTGAGCTTCTTGATCCGTCGACACCGCCGACGCTCTGGTTCATCAACCAGGAGCTCATCTATGATCTCGTCACGTGGCTACCACCCCTTGATCCACGCGATCGTAAGAAGATACCGACACCCAGGTGGCCCTTCCCGACTGTCATCATTGACGAATCTCAGGGCTTCAAGTCGGCATCCTCTCAACGCTTCAAGGCTGTACGTGCTGCCCGTAGTCAGATCTCCCGCATGATCCTTCTGTCAGGTACACCGGCACCCAACAGCCTAGAAGACCTGTGGTCACAGGTCTATCTTCTCGATATGGGCCAAGCACTTGGACCAACTATGACCCAGTACCGTATGACGTACTTCGAATCGAAAGTGCGTCTCGCCAACGGTACCCAGGTCAACTGGCAACCTCGCCCTGGTGCGAAAGAAGCGATCTACCAGCGTATCGACCACCTGGTGATGAGCGCTCCAACAGTTGCTCGCAAGCCAATACCAGCCATGACGTTCCACAACATCATGGTCGACATGAGCAACAACTCGCGTCAGGCGTATCGAACCTTGGCCAACACCCTGGTCCTCGACATTGCCCAGTCAGCAGGTATCGATCCACAGACTGACCGAACACTCAGCTCTGTATCCGCAACCAACAAAGCCGTGCTACGCACCAAGCTTGTGCAGCTCGCTTCGGGAACTATCTATCTCGATGACACCGAGGACGTAGAAACTGAAGAAGAACTCCAACAGTTCGGCGTTCATATCGATGTCTCGATGCTCCCCGTTGCATCGCGGTCTCTGACCGCGCCCAACGGGAGGCAGTACGCGATCGTGCACAACGCGAAGGTGACAGCATTGCTGCATCTTCTGCGGCAGCAAGACAGCCCTGTTCTCATCGCGTACTACTTCACATGCGATCGTGACATCATCGCGAACTACCTCATGTTCCACGGCTATGACGTGAAAATCTTCGACGGCACTCGCGCTATGTACGATGCATGGAACCGTGGTGAGATCCAGGTGATGCTCATCCACCCGGCATCAGCCGGACACGGGCTCAACCTGCAAGACGGTGGACACACCCTCGTGTGGTACACACTTCCAGCTTCACTAGAGCACTACATGCAGACAAACAAACGTTTGCACAGGGTGGGACAGCAACATCCAGTGAACGTCTATCAGATCCTCACACGAGGCACGATCGACGAGAAACTCCCAGGTGCCCTAGAGAAGAAAGAGCACTTACAGCAATCTCTCATCGATGCTGTCGAGAAGACCGTCGAAGACATCATGACGTGATGATGTAGCACCATCACATTCACGCAACGGCCTGGATAACCACTCAGGTAAATCTGGGCCGTTGCGTCCCCATATCAACGAGAAAGAGGTGATCACCATGAGCCAACCTCAACCCAGACAACCCCTAGCTGTCAGAGTTCGACCGACATCGATCGATGACGTTATCGGACAAGACGCAGCAATAGGCGAAGGATCCATCATCCACAACATGCTCGATGCATCCGCACCGCCTATCAGCGTCATCATGTACGCCCCTCCAGCGAGTGGCAAAACAACAATCGCTCGCATCATGGCTGAAACAACCGGAATTCACTTTGTTGAATTATCCGCAACCTCGGCCAAGGTGTCCGATGTTCGGAAGGTTCTCACCGACGCGCAGCATCACCTGGACACAGACGGTACACCGACGATCGTCTTCATCGACGAGATCCATCGGTTCTCCAAGTCGCAGCAAGACGTGCTGCTTCCTGGTGTCGAACACGGCGTTATCAGGCTTGTCGGTGCAACGACAGAGAACCCTAGCTTCTCTGTCAACAGCGCGCTTCTATCCAGGTGCGTTGTCGTCACGCTGTCGACGCTTACTGATGACGACATCTACAAGATCCTCCAGCGAGCGCTTCATCATCCAGATGGACTGAATCACGATCCAGAGAATACTCTCATCCCCGATGACGTTCTTCGTACCATTGCGATGAATGCATCGGGCGATGCCCGGCAAGCGCTCACACTCTTGGAGACTCTCGATGCCGTGCGTGGCAATCAACCAGCCACGATTGACATGCTGACATCTCTTGCGCCACACGCTATCCAGCGTTACGACCGCGATGGGGACCAGCACTACAACATCGTCTCCGCTTTCATCAAGTCGATGCGAGGATCTGATCCCGATGCGACGCTGTACTGGTTGGCCAGACTCATTGAAGGCGGTGAAGACCCCAGATTCATCGCCAGACGAATCGTCATCCATGCGGCTGAAGACGTGGGCCTTGCAGATCCGTCTGTGCTGCCCCTAGCTGTCGCTGCGCAACAGTGCGTTGCACTGATCGGGATGCCAGAAGCTCGCATCCCGCTGGCCGAGGCAGCACTCGCAGTCGCCACCGCCCCTAAGTCGAACGCCACATACAAAGCAATCGATCGAGCGATCGAGCTAGTGAGAACCACAGGCTCATTGCCTGTACCCAAGCATCTGGCTGACGCTCACTACCAAGACGCCCAGAAGCTATACGGCAACGGTGTGGGATACAAGTATCCCCACGACTATCCGTATCACGTCGTAGCTCAGACATACCTACCTGACGATCTCATCGATCGTCCAGAGGCTCAAGTCTTCCAATTGGACAGCGCAAGAATCGGCCATGAGCAAGTCATCGCTAAACGCCTACAAGCCATCGAGCACATGACACACGCAAGCACCGATACCGACATGTAACAATCAACGCCCAACGGATCAATAACTGATCAGTTGGGCGTTGATTGGCAGCGTGCGTAGTCATCAAGAGATCACGGAATCACCAGAGCCGACTCTCGATAAATTCTGTTGACATCTTCGATGCTGTTGGCCTGGACAAGCTTGTCCACACTGACACCGGTCGACGCCGAGATGCTCGACAACGTATCTCCCGGCTGCACAATGTAGATGCTGCCATGAACCCCATCTACAGGAACAGGGTCCGAAACCGGAGGTACTGGGTGATCAGAGTCTCCTGGTACCTGCGGATTAGAAGACTCGCCCGGTTTGTCAACATCCCCTGGTTTCACCGGTTTCACCGGTGAAACACCCGATTGTTGATTCTCGGAGACGCTACCGCGTCCCGAGGGTGATTGAGAAGAAACTTGATGGTCAGAGTGAGCTTGGGACTGTGTTGCTGGTCGCTGGTACCCGATGTGGGACCACACAGCCATCAACGCAGCCAAGATCACCACAGCTACGACACCCAATGCGACAAAGACAGCATTGGGGTTCTTCACTGAAGAACCACTCTTCTTATCCTCTCCCATGACACCCTCCTTTCTGATGTTACGTGTACGTGAGATTCTCTCACAAACAATCATACACGCACATGTCAGAAAAGGATGGATTATACTGGTGTAGCAGGATAATCCATATCCACAACAAAACAACGAAGGAGACATTACTATGGCTCACCAGATTTCCGCATCGCAGATCCGCCCTGGTTCTACGATCATCCTCCGAGGCAAGATCGAATACGCCCGTGTGCGCAGTCTCATGGGACCTGAAGACATCGACAAGCTCAACGAGACCCGTCGTGCTAAGCGCAAGCCCGGTGCACCGTTCTACCCGCTGGACCGCAACAAGCCGCTCACGCGGCTCTCGCTATCCAACGTTGAGGTTGTCTTCAAGAGTCCCGATGGCCAGCCTGATCTGGAAGAGTACTACGTCTATGAGCGCTTGTTCCAGACTCCCGATAAGCCCGAACTGGGCAATCGTTGGAGCATTGACAACAAGGGAAACCGCTTGCCGGTTCTTCTCAAGGTTGTCAACGGCGAGGCTGTGCAGATTACGGACAATGAGATCCCTGCGTCGACCATGTCGATGCCAACGGAGCCAGCACGAGATCAGCTCGTCACCGTTGTTCTCAACGTCTACTCGTCCGGTATGAACGCCAACAACGGCATCGGCCTTCAGACCATCATCTTCGATGGCGAGCCCGAGTGGTTCACTGGTGGCAATTCTGCTGTCAACAACAACGCACTCGCGGCTCTCGGCATCACGCTGAGTGGCCCGATCGTCGCTCAGGAAGGCGTTGTCGTGAACGAGCCTGCTCAGCAGGTTGCCGCACCCGTCGCCGCTCCTGTGGCTCCGGCTGTTGCCCAGCCTGTCGCACCGGCAGCTCCTGCTGTTCCGGTTGTTGCTGCTCCCGTTGTCCAGCAGGCTGCGCCTCAGAACACGGTTGTCGACGCCACCTCGGGTCTGGCCATGCCCGCCCCGGTGACCCAGGCTGTCGCGCCCGCTGCTCCTGCGGTTGCTGCTCCCGTCGCGCCTAACCCGCAGGCCGCACAGATTCTCAACGCTGTCGCGCAGCAGCAGGCTCCCGTTCAGGCCGATCCTGCGTCTGCCTTCGGCGTGACCCCCGAGGCCCAGCCTCAGCCGGTCGCTCCTGAGGCGTCTGTCGATTCCCCCTGGGCCATCTGACAGAGGCTCGTAGAGTCAACGACACATGATTGAGACGGATGCTGCTTCCACACTGCACCACGCAGTAATAGCAGCATCCGTCTCATCGTTCCTACCATCTCTCATCACCATCACATGTCGACACGAAAGGGCTCTACTCATGACCGTGTCTTCAGACACATTCAACCCCCGTACTGCATTCCCCTCGTTCTATAGCAACGAGATCATCACGCATGTACTTGGCCCTCGTGCCATCTGGACGGTGTCAGATCCAACCTCCAAAATGCCGATCGACATCAAGCATCTGCTCACCGGTTGCTCCGAACAATGCTCACACCCAGGCCCTGTACGCGGCGCATGGGCGCGCGATGAACGCGTACTCGTCACTCTCGATGAACTCACCGCTGGTCTCCCTACAGCCGCCAACTGCGCTATGTTCGTCGACGCCCCTTCGCAGGGATGCGTCGTTCTCGACATCGAAAAGACATGCCCCGAAGACGTACGTGATGAGCTTCTCGCCATCGGCGCTCTCTACGCAGAGACTTCACTGTCTGGTAAGGGCTACCATCTCATTCTTCCCTTGCCTCGATCGTTCCATAGCTTGCCAATCGCAGCCAACAAAGACGTCCTGAAGGGTCCACACGGCTGGTGGGAAATTCTGCAATCCAACCATTTCGTCACCTATACGCGCAATCCCACACCGATGCCCGTGGCATCAACCGTCGATCATGACAAGTGGGATAGCCTGTGGCGTTCTATTGCTGAAGAGATCAACAACGCCCCAGTCGCCAATTACGACATTGACATCAACACTGATAGGCGGCCAGACCACGATTGGTATGAACCGGTTCTCCATACTCTCATTGCTCGTTCACGCTTCTTCGGGCGCACACTCGACAACTTCGAACATGACCACTCTCGCTACGAATGGGCCTATGCGCAATACATTTACAACAACTTGTTGCAGTTGCGCGTGAGCCCACAGACGATCAGCTTGCCATCGGGTGAAAGCACCGCAATGAACAGCATTGTTGTCGACAGCGCAACAGCGTCATGGCTGATTTACGAGACTCTCGATCATTACCTGGAGCATCGCGCCAAGCATGATGAGACCCGCAGTGACATGCCGTTGCTGCTTAATCTCGCCACCCGTGTTGTCGCAACGCGAGAAACTAACGAATAGACTGAAGAAAAGAGGTAAAACGTGCTGCTCTCCGAACGAAAGAACAAGCGATACATCATTGTCCTCGACCAGTACGATGAGAATCTGGGAAGGTACATCCCAAAGAGTCACATCATCGAAACGCCGACATTGGTCGAAGCCATCATCAACTGTGATCACTTCCGACAGATGAACACAGCGACCCACCCGTCGCATCTACTCTCTGTGCGCGAAGCCCAGGTGTACCCTCAGAGTTTCATGGATGCCGATCAGCACAACATGATCGCTGTACTCAAGGAACTCGCGCACAACCACCCTGACATTGTTGAGAGCATCGATGAATTCGCTGAGACGTTTCAGTCTTACATGAACACTTTCAACCTCAAAGATTGCATCCGAGATACCATCACTCTCCTGAACACCATTCCTGAAATTGATGACATCGACTGTTCGCTGTCCGACGACTGCGACTACGTGATGATCGAGCATTGCTCCAGGTCTCTTGGTGATCTCTATCTGTCCCATGGGACAGATACGCGGCATCTGACCTACGACCGAAACGCTAAGGGTCTTGACGGTCTCGCTGCACTCATCTGCGGCATCAGAGATATGCTGCGCCCGATCGCTTAAATCTCCACAAAGAAAAGGATTCCCATAAATGACCGAACCCAACGATAAAGAAATGCATCGTTACAATGTCCCCGTTACTATCATCACCGACGACATCGATAATGCCGAGCGAGTGTTAGCGGAACGACTCAATTATTCCGAAGACTACGGTTTTTGGTACGAAATCGATTACGATGCATATGATCTTCAGCCTGAAGAAGATACGCGAGGCATCATTATTGACGCCTCAGTTATCCGTGAAAAGTTCAAGACTCTCGTCAATACACTCAGCGATAGCGATCCTGATAACGATCGCATTTTCAATGCATATGAACGCATCAAGAACAGGAACGCCAGCGGTAAACTCAATGCTCTCATCTCATCGACTGATGACAAACGAGTATGGGAACTCTTCAATGAGATGTGCGATCGCATCCTCGACTGGATCATTGATGAAAGTACCCAAAAATCGGAAGGAAAAACCGCCAATGACTGAATCATCGCCTACTAATGGTGAAGCAATGCGCCATTACGCAACCGTCGTCACTATTACGACCAATAACATTGCTAATGCCGAACAGGTGCTTACCGAGAGCCTTCACCATGACAAGAGTTATGGCTTTCCTTACACAATTGAATTCGACAAACCTCAACCCAAAGAACTCATCGGCGGCATCTCCATTGATGCATCTAACATTCGAGAGAGACTTGAATACCTAATTGAAGAATACAAAGAGGATGAAGAATACGAAGAAGATGAAGAGGACTACACCATCAACCTCTATAATGCCATTAAGGTAATGGATGATGGCCAACTCAATGCCCTCATTTTGGCAACTCGCGATCTACACACATGGGAAATCTTCAACGAATTATCTAATCGCATCCTCGATGAGGTTATCGAATCTGTAGAACGTGACAAAAGAAATTCGTAACAAGCAATAGACCCTGGGATCGATCAATACATCTCCCCCAGGGTCTATTGCCGCGCATCATCGTCCTACTACCACGACCACGTGTACCACGTTGCAATGACACCACCCGCAACAAGGAGTGCAACATACACATGCTCCAACCACGGAACACCTGCGTGATACCTCAGGCGATCTCCCATAACGCTTCGCCTGCGAGTCGACACAACGATTCGAGTGTCACCCTTCTCGATGACATCCCATGTGGACGGCATCAGCGGGTAGTACCACACCCACCCAGCCATACTCATGGCATCGAGCAGAACATGGGTCACCATGCCTGCAAGCAACCACACAAGAACAGGTGCCACTGTTGCCGCAAGAGCTCCCACTCCGAGCAACGCCCATAGCGTGTGTGTCCATCCTCTGTGGGCAATAGGTGATGTAGCTGGTTCACTTGCACTCTGACGACGCCACATGGTTCCCCATGGCATGAAACGGCCAGCGAGAGAGTGCGGTAGATCAGCATCAGCCAGCAAAGTGCCGATGATAAACAACGGCATACCGATTGCGACGCTGATGTACCAATACTCATCATCACTGATGAACAAATGATGAATCCACATGCTCCATGATGCGATAGATCCACCAAGCGCATCCAGGCCATCGGACACCCACGATTTAACAGAGTCGACAACGCCGTAGCTATCCTCTACTGCCTCTGTGTCAATCAATGGTATCACCTGAGAATGATCAGCACTCTCGCCCATCAAGATGGCAGCACGCCCGATACCAAGCATCGCCAACCCGGCAACAATATGATGCGAACCTCGCATAACTCTCTCACCTCTCCTATGTATGTCCAGTGCTATGTATCCATTCTACTGGAACACCAGGGTTTTCGGGAGAGTTATGGACGGTCGTACAAAGTACGACCCGAGACAAGAAATAGAGAGTCAGACCGCCTCACGGCGCGGTCTGACTCCATGACTTTTATTCAACCATTTTTATTCAGGAGGAAATCAATGCTCTTCAACGAACTCCTTGTCAACACCACGATCAAGCTATTGGACGCTAACCGTGTCCCGGCTCTTATCGGAGAGCCCGGCATTGGTAAATCGTCGTTTGTTGAGGACGTGGCCCGACGCACTAACACCAAGTGCTTTACCCTGCCTTGCAACACGCTTGCTGACAAGGCTGACCTGACGGGCGCACGTCTTGTTTTGGATGAAAAGACGGGGGTGTGGTCGCAGAAGTTCTTCCCACACTCCACAATCAGCAAGGCAATTCGCTATGCAGAAGCCAATCCAAATGAACAGCCGATTCTGTTCTTGGACGAGATCAACCGAACCACATCTGACGTGACTTCGGGTACGTTGACTCTCGTCACGCTGCGCTCCATCGGTGATGAAGACCTACCTAAGAATCTGCGCATTATCGTCGCAGGTAATGACAAGGGCAACGTGACTGCCCTGGATGACGCATCGGTCTCCCGATTTGCCATCATCAACGTCGCGCCCGACGCGTCGACGCTTATCGAGGTTCTCGACAAGAACCTTCACCCGTGCGTGAAAACTGTGCTCGAAAAGCACCCGGAGACGGTGTTCGTCAAGAACACCAACGAGCAGGCTGTCGCAGATGGTCAAGACGACGATGATGACGACAACGCCACGGTGTCCGTCTTCGACCTTTTCGATGGAACCGAAGAGATTCGACCGTTCGCTACTCCACGTACGATCGATGGTGTCTCTCAATACCTCAATGTCCTGTCGTTCGAAGAGGTTGCCAGTCTCATGGCTACTCCGTCGACGACCCGAGACGGTCGACATATCTCCTATCTCCAGGAGATCATCGAAGGTATGACCGGCAACACCTCGTTCACCACCCTGCTGATGGGCGTCATCAGCGATGAGCTCAGCAAGGGCAGCACTGGTAACAACAATGCTCAGCGCGTTGTCAAGCCTCGTATCTACAACGAGCTCAAGAAGGCCGCGACAACCAGCGTTGACGCTGTCAACCAGGTTGTTGCAACCATGACCGACAACGACGCATCCGGTTGCCTCGTGTTCGCTATGTACGAGCGCGAAGACAACCATGTGATCATCCAGGCGTTGAATGCACGACTCGACAAGCTCGAACAGAGTCACATCAACGATCTCATTGTCTTGTGGTCAAGTGGTGCACTCCATAAGAAGAACTGCGACACGCTCATGCATCTAAGCGACGGCGTCGCGCTCAAGATCAACACGGTCATCGCAGCCATGGGCATCGACTGAGTTCACAGACATCGTGTCCGGCGTAGCACTTCATTCTCCTTCGGCTACGCCGGACACGACCACATATAACTCCCGTTTATTCAGAAAGGGGTGCCGATGGCTTCTCCATCCATTACCCTCACCGGGCAAAAGCCCAATCATATCGACCAGTATGTTCCCATCGCCCCTTTCACGGGTGATTGCGAACCCCTCGCTACACTCGAAACGATGATCACACAGACCATCTTCGAGCCACTCACTCAAGGCGGTCATGTCGATCTGACGATCGACGGACGCGACTGTGACTCTGATGGAGTCAACGATCTGCTCCTTCGAGCCGTTGGTGAAGTTCTCGATGCAGACGCACAGGCCACTATGGGTGCGATCTTCGAACAGTCTCTCGTTCGATGGATTCCGTCTGCATCATCGCCTATCGATGAAGCGTTCATCACCCAGGCAGCTGCACGTTGTAAGCTGCCTGATCCCAGCAAGGCTCTGTACACCACGCAGAGCGACGTGATGCCTACCGCCAAGGATGTGCTCGCTGGCAACGCCGGTACGGACCTCCTGTTGGTATCCCTGGGATGGACTTTCCACCCACACACAGTCGGCTTCTGGTTCCGCACGGATGCAGAATTCGACAGTTTCAAGACATGGCTACGTGGCGAGCTCGGCAAGATCGCATCGAACATTACCCCGGCTGACAACCGGATGTTCCGGCAGTTCGACAAGATCGATCTCAACGGCCTCACTGAGTCGTTGATTCTGCGAGCGAATGACTCGCAGGCCCTCGATGAGTACTCGTTCGCACGTGTGCTCATGTGGGCTCTCAGCACGTGGACCCATATGCAGCAGACTAACCAGCCTGGTGCGCCCGAGACGTGCGGCATGCTGCCCTTCAGCATTGCTGAGCTGGCACTGCCTCGTACATTGGTTCTCATCAATGTTGAAGCTCATGCCAGGGCGTCGATGCGCAAGATCAACGCTGAGTGGGATCTCATCATGAAATCCCTCCACAACCCGGTCAAGCTCATCACACCGGGTCAGCTCAGCAAGCTGACTGCACTTGCTCGTGCCCAGCAAAAGGCGTCTGTGCAAGCCGCCAACAGCCTGTCCAACGCACAGCAACAAGCGGGCCGTAGCGGTCGTGTCGTGTTCCGCAAGCGGCCCACCCGACCTGTCGACATCTACAAGTCAGTCATGCGAGTTCTCACTCGCATGTCTAAGGTGAATCAGTCTCTCAATTCCATCAGGAATGTAAGCACGAGCTTTGTTCGAGCCAATAGGCGTCAGCCGAACGACCCGAATAAGCCAGGCAAGATCGTCTCCCGCAAGTACATGCCGGACATCCACATTTACTTGGACACATCTGGATCGATTTCCACGGAAAACTACGAGGACACGATCAAGATGCTCATCCAGTTCGCCCAGCGAATGGGCGTGGATCTGTACTTCACGAGTTTCTCGCACGTCATGTCGACACCTGTGCGCCTTCGCATCAAGAATCGCTCTATCACTCAGGTGTGGAAGCAGTTTGCTGCCGTGCCCAAGGTGAGCGGTGGTACCGATTATGAGCAGATTTACAAGCTCATTAACGAACACCAGACGCTCAAGCGTCGACTCAACCTGGTCATCACCGACTTCGAGTGGTGGCCAGGTTCGTACCACCTTGAGGTTCCTGAGAACCTCTATTACGTACCAATCTCTGTCCCAGACAACTGGTACAACTCCTTGCGCGAAAGCGCTAAGAGTTTCACTCATCACATGCAGACGATCGACCCCAGTACGGGCTCTCGCATCCTCGGCATGACCAAGTGACACTGAGCCCTCTCTCCCCTCTTGTGACCATCTACTGGTGAAAAAGAGAGGGAGGGAGGGTCCACAAACTATTCATTCAATTCCCATTTATTCAAAAAAGGAGGCACGCCTATGGGCCTGTCCAACTTCACACCCAATGACGACGACGCTCACAACCCGAATGGATCGGGCAATGGCTCTGGTGCGCCCAACATCGTCAGCGTCGGCCCGTCTGCGCCATCTCATAACCACGCCATCACCGGTGGCTCCGACATTGGTGACATGCTCATCAATTACAACGAGGAATACAAGAAGTCTTCTCCGGCGCTCTTCCGTGACGAGATCGTCACGCAGACGATGAGCATCATCTCATCGTCACGTAAGCCAAACGCGCTTCTTGTCGGACCAGCTGGTGTCGGTAAGACAGCAATCGTCGAAGAGATTGCCCGGCGCATCGCTAACCAGGAGGCATCCGTGCCTCCGCAGCTCAAAAACACCACCATCTATGAGTTGCCGATCGCCACTCTCGTTGCAGGCGCAGGCATCGTCGGTGAACTAGAGAACCGAATCACGGACATTATCAAGTTCGCCCAGGATCCAGATAATGACGCACTGCTCTTCATTGATGAGATCCACATTATTGCCGATGACAGCAACCCCACGTACTCGAAGATCGCGCAGATCCTCAAGCCTGCGTTGGCCCGAGGATACCTGCGTGTCATTGCAGCAACGACGATGGGTGAGGCAAAGCGCCTCGACGATGATCCGGCATTCAAGCGTCGCTTCTCGTCTGTCATCGTCGACGAGCTTAACCGAGAACAAACCCGTTCGATTCTCGATGTCGTTCTACCCGGCATGCTCACCCATTACCAGAACAAGGTGAGTGTGACATCCGATGTCCTTGATGACATCGTTGCCACCGCTGATCGACTGATGAGCACCGGGCATCGCCCTGATACGGCAATCACGCTGCTTGATCGGGCACTGAGCCACAGCGTGATCAGCCATCACGCTGCGATCCAGGAAGCGCTTGCCTCTGGCAACACGTCGTACGCACAGATGCTTCAGCAGATCGTTCAGATCCCGCTGACCTCCAAGCGCCTCAACACGATCGCCATGCTGCTTGTGACCGGCCAGTCACAGCCGCCCCAGCTTGATGTCGAGACTCTGAAGAGAGAACTCTCTCGGCTGAAGGGTCAGGAAGATGTACTTCCGCGTCTCGTTGACGCACTACGCAGGCGCGAGCTGAACATCTTCCCTCAAACGCGACCAACGTCGTGGCTTTTCGCTGGCGCATCCGGCGTGGGCAAGTCCGAGACTGCCAAGATCATCTCCCAGATGGTCACGGGACAGGAACCCATTTTGCTCAACATGGCAGAGTTCCACGATGCCCACACGATCAACAGGATCATTGGTTCCCCCTCTGGCTATGTTGGGTCTGAGAGTGCACGAGAACGACCGTTTGACACGTTGGCGTCGAACCCCTATCGAGTCATCGTTCTGGATGAGTTCGAGAAGGCGCACATGTCGGTACAGCGACTGTTTCTCTCCGCTCTTGATACCGGCGAGATTCAGATGGCTAACGGCCCTGCTGTCGACATGTCTCGTTGCATCGTCATCGCAACAACGAATGCTGGCAGGCAGAAGCTGTCTGGCTCTCAGATGGGGTTCGGTAACCACACGCAGAGTATTTCCAAACAGGCCCTCACCAATGAGCTACAGAATAGCTTTGATGCGGAACTGCTTGGCAGATTCGATGACCTCATCGCATTCATGCCGCTTGGAACCAGCGAATACGCTGAGATTCTGCGTGATGAATACGATCGTCAAGTTGCACGAATCTGCGCTGAGAACCCAGGTATGAGCTTCGACCCCATCGACGATGACACCATCGATCGATTGGTGGCAGAGACATACTTGAAGGATCAAGGTGCACGCCCTGCTGTTCGCGCTATTCGAGGTTTCATCGAAGACTCTCTGCTCTCTGCTGCGAGTAACTAACCAGCAACGGTTCGCCTACGTAACAAACGTTGCGTAGGCGAACCACACCCACATTTCTCATCACTGACACATAAGGAGCTTCCATGTGTTACACATGCACGCATACTGTTGAGGACACCATCACTGAGTCTAACGGCACTCGCATCAAGGTCATCGCCACATACGGCATTAACGATGACCGCATCAGCGTGACGGGCGAGGTGTACTACGAGCGCCAAGACAACGACGGATTCTTCTTCGACAACGAGCCCGATGACTGCGGCATGGTCCATGACCGCATTCTCCAGGCGTTCCCGTGGCTTCGCCAGCTCGTCGATCTCCATCTTTCCGATGCGCGAACTGGTGCGCCCATGTATGCGCTTGACAATGGCTGGTATTGGCTGCGAGAAGACGACCCCAACGATCGTTACAACACCATCATCACCAATAAGAGTCGACGTCGCGCTGCGCAGTATCTGCGCACGACGCCCTGCATGCTCGCAGGCATCGAGACGAAGGAAGATCTCGCACGTCTCATTGAGACAACCCTTGCCCCGGCATGGGAAAAGCAGGTTGAGAGCGCCCTCGCACTCTACGGTCTGCTGTCGCCCTATGCGCCCAAGCTCAACAAGAACCTTGACTCGGTGCACATCGTCTACACAGACGAGAACGGCTGTCTCTACGACCAGCCGCTGAGCGATCTGCCCGATGTGGGAACTCTCATCGATCCCGACACTGGCGACGATATGGAGATCGTCGGCTACAAGCTCGTATAATCATCAATCCCAATCACCATTCTCATCGGTCGGCCTGTTGGCAACACACGCTGACGGGCCGATCGATAATACACACATTTATTCAATTCCTCTTTATTCAAATAGAAAGGAGGGCTCATATGCCCATCCTCCTCGATAACATCGACGAAGCAGCCAAGTTCAGCACTGCTGTCGAAGCTACCAAGGCGCGCACCATTAAGGCCGCGACGCCCAAGTACTTCTCGTCGCATCTCACTGGTCGTGGGAAGAAGCAGGGCTTGCTCAATAGCTCTGTCATTCCGGGCCGCTATCCCATGGGACTGGATCGTCTCAGCATGGGAACCACAGACCTTCGCTACAAGATGTCGCAGACATCCAACGCAGTCACCAGCCGCATCATCCCGACCGGCACCATCGTCAAGCGTGCCTACGAGCAGGGCTACGGTCGCATGACTGTACCTGTCCCCGATGACATGGACCAGTTCGCCGTGCGTCTCACCGATGACACCGACACGTTTGACGTGTGGGCATCCTGCTCTGTGCAGGGCCTTGCTATGCGCGAGGACAACAGCGGCAAGACCAAGGTGAAGGATCTTCAGATCTCGTACCGCACTGTGCTCTACGTCGTCCCGCCCAAGCAGGACGAAGACATCGATGATCTGAATGATCAGATGCTCGCCCGTCTCATCAACGATCTTGACACTATCGATCCTAACGATCCTGACGTCATCGAGGTCGACGATGATGACATCGATCTGTTCGACAATGATGACATCGATGACTCGCTCATCATCACAGAGGACGAGAGCTACCGCACTCGCGCCACCCTGCTCAGCACGACCATCAGCACGTTCCCCAGCAAGTCTTCCAAGATGAGCGCTGCCAACCAGGCATGGGCCATCGCTGACTGGAGCTACGCTCCTGCTGAGGACGCAGAGCACCTGCCGTGGGATGAGATCTTCCGAGCCACCGGAATCAACCACTCGCGTAAGCGCGGCTTCCTTGACACGCTGGCTGAGTTCTATTCCGACTACAGCGTCTACGACAACATCACGGACAGTGCGCAGCGCTGGAGCAGCGATGACATTGCCGATGACATCCACGATGTCATTGACGCTCTTGTGTCGAAGAAGCACTCGTACGGCGATGAGCAGTTGGCTCAGATGGTCTACGAGCTGCGCTACATGGAGCAGTACAACGTTCCACTCTCCGCATACAAGAAGATCTACGCGTCCATCAACATGCTCTGCGATCCCCAGACCGCTTCGCTCCTGGTCAAGCAGAACATGAACTTGTTGATGAACGACACGCTCAGCGACCTCGGTAGCAAGCGTGATCAGCTAGAGCGTGCACCGGAGACCATCAAGACTATTCCTGTGCAGCGACAACTCTCGCCTCAGCAGCTTGCTGCTGTGCGCTCGACTGAACCGCTCATCCTGACTCAGGCAGGCGCTGGTGCTGGTAAGAGCACAGTCATTCTGGCTCGTATCCAGCAGCTTGGCCTGTGCGGCGTGAACCCGGCTGACATCACCGTGCTGTCGTTCACGAACGCAGCGGCTGACAACATCATCCGCAAGAACCCCGATGTTCGTTCCATGACGATCGCACGGATGATTCACGACCTGTACATGGGTTACTTCCCCACCCACGAGCTGAGCTCTGTGGAGACAATCGCTAACTCCTTGGGCATCTACATGCCGGGGGATCCATTCGCGTTCCAGTTTGCTGAGAAGCTACGCAGGCTGGAGGGTCGTAACTCTGAAGGTGCCCACACCGCACTGAACAACTTCATCGAGTCACACCTAGAGCAAACGGTTGACGCGCTCAACCTCATCAAGCAGACATCGCTAGAGCTTGAGATCATCCTGGCTTACCAGATGATCGACAAGATGCCGCTGCCTGCTGGGTTGAACATCCGTCACCTCATCATCGACGAAGTTCAAGATAACTCGGTCTTCGAGTTCATCTACTTGCTTCGTCTGGTGAACAAGCTCAATTGTTCGCTCTTTATCGTGGGGGACAGTTCGCAGACGCTCTATGAGTTCCGTTCAGCGAACCCGAAGGCTCTGAATGCACTCGAATCATCCGGTGTCTTCACGCCGTACAAGCTGGAGACGAACTATCGCTCCAACCAGGAAGTCTTGGACATGGCAAATATCCACCTCTTGTCTGAGATCGAGGCAAATCAGTTTGCGCAGATCCGTCTGCGAGCCAATTCGCTGACCCCTGTGACGGCACAGTCGTTCCAGGACAAGGTGCGTGTTGTGCATGAGCACTACACGGCAGATAGGAAGTTCCTCAGCGACTTGCCTGTGCTTCTTTCGAAGCACACCCACTCCTACATCCAGGAATGCCTGAATCGCGGAGAACAGGTCGCCTTCTTGGCGTTCACCCGCCGAGAGGCTTTCGCTGTCCAGAAGCGCCTGGAAGAGCTCTTCCCTGGTCGCTCGGTCATCTCGATGATCTCTGATCGGCGTCGCGCGTCGACGTTCTTCTCATCGTTCATCGAGCACCACTGGAGCGACATCGAGGCAGTCGATCCGGCGAATGCGTCGTTCGTGTTCACCAAGGAACTCGTGAGCCGAGGTCCGGGTAACAACCCGAACGCTCAGGCAGCACTCGCCAAGATGGCTAGTGAATGGTGGACTGCGTCCGCCCTCACTATCCAGGGTTGGGTGTACGAATACCAGGCGGGCATCATCACCAAGAGCGTCTTCTTCGATCGTCTGAAGAAGTGCATCTTGGACCACGAGATTCGCCATAACTCGATTCGCGATGCACTCATGCATCGCAACAACGAGGAACGCAAGATTCGCAACCTTGAAACCAAGGCGGATCTGATCGTGTCGACGGTCCATGGTGTGAAGGGCCTTGAGTTTGACAACGTCGTTGTCATCCACAAGGACCAGTCAGACATGACGGAAGAGAAGAAGCGACTGTATTACGTTGCGTTCACGCGCGCTAAGAACTCTCTCTTCGTTCTTTCTCATGGCACCACGCTGTCGGCACGCATCGTCAGCGACTACAACCTCATCGTTGATTCGCTGACCAACCCCACCTCTGGTAACGACGGTGATGACGATGGTGAGAACCATGCTGTCGACGCGATCGTCGTTGACGAGGATGATGTCCTTGATGCCATCGAGGATGCAATCCCGTCTGATCAGACAGACGCTACTCAGGCGGACACCACCCAACCAGCACAAAACGATCTCGATCAGATTCGAAGCATCGTTGCTGGTCTTACTGCGGATCCAAGTGATCCGACGACGGACGAGGACTGACAAGCCCTTATGCCGTCCTCCTGCCACATTGCCCCTGGGATTTCCCAGGGGCAATGTGGCACCCTCACACTCTATCTACTTAATTCCCTACTCCCCTACTCGAAAGGAGCGCGCATGCGTGCTATCCGCCAAGGCGACGTTTGGTTCGTCGAAGCCGCACCCGTCCCCGGTGGCGGAACTGTTGGCAATGAAATCTGGTCCGGTCGACCTGCTGTTATCGTGAGCAACGATGGTATCAACCAGCGATCTGGTGTCGTCCAAGTCGTTTATCTCACGTCCCCAAACAAGCAGCGTCGTACCAACACCATCAACCCCACGGTTCACATCAACAGCCGAGAATCAATTGCTGTGTGCAATCAGGTGACAAACGTCGATAAATCCCGACTCACGAGCCACATCGGCCATGTGGAAGACCATGAGCTGGAGACTATTCAGGACGGTATCGCTGCCGCTCTCGGCCTTGACTGAATTGTGGTGCCCTAAATAAACGCACCCACATCAGACTCACAGTAGTGAGCGCACAATAACGAAAGGGGTCAACTATGGTAGTCACAACCACAGTGAAAGGGTACTTCCACATCACTGCTGAATCGTTAGACGTAGCCCAAACGTTTATCGACATCGTTAATGAGTTGCATCCTGAGAAATACGAGTGGTCGACAGAGATTGGTCCCAACATCACTCTATGGAGTCCTCGGCCTGACGACAAAATGTGTTACGGCATTCCCTTCAAGGCGAAAGGTCGCAACGACTATCGCCAGAACCTCATCAACATGTTTGATGTAATTGGTCAACGCCACAAGCAAAAAGGCATCGGTTCCAAAATCCAACAACTCACAGACGAAGAGCTCACCATTATCGTTACATGGGAAGAGTTCACAACAGAAGACTCGTTCATTGCACGTGGACAAGCCCACATCCAGAAAAACAAGGGGATGGCACTCTACTCTGCGCTTTTAGACATCCTGTTCTACGACCGCAGAGACCTCACTGTTGACCTCCTGGATCAATGGGGCTTTTCGTCATGGAAATACGCCGACTACACTCGTACCGGAATCACCAATTTCATGAAAAGGTTCAAGAACAACGAGGCAATCATCGGTGAGCTTTCACAATACGACATCGACGATCTTGTATACTTCGCGAAACCCCATGGGCGTGGCTATCTCTATTACCTAGAGAATTTCAATGAAGCAGATGCTATCGAATTTCGAGATAAGCTTCTCGATATAATGAGAGAGCATCCGACAACATCAATTGTGGAAGGCGCAGTCGACATCACTGCATCTAGTGAATCGGAAGTGCGCACGTTGGTATCCATCTTCGCTACTTCAGATGACGATACAACATCTCGCACCAATAGCTATCGAATGAAATTCGATCGCCACGATATTCACATTGGTGAAATTGAACCTCAGATGTTTACCACATCTGTGAAGTTTCAAGGGGCGGCAGTACATGGTCACCGGTATGTGATTGATGATGTCGTTAAATGGGCAACACATCGATTATCACGACTACCCATCGATACTAGGGAATCCATTCTCAATGGACCACCGTTCTGGCTATCCTTTAGATGGAAAGAACACGACAGTAATCGAGAATTGTTGACAAATGGGTGGGTCATGTGGGAAAAGAAACCTGATCAAACAAATGTGCAGACGACATATGTCGAGATCAATGGATCCATCCCCCAATGACTTCCACATGAACAAAGCCCTGGGCACATCACGTGCTCAGAGGTTTTTCAAAAAGCCCGACAGAAGAAACACTAAAACAAGGAGAAACAAAATGACCACATACACCGCTGCTGATGTTCGTGAAACATACAAACATAATTCAGACACACTAACTGCCGATCTAACCGACGAACAAGCCACCACAATTGCTTCATTGTGGACCATGATTGAGGAAAACCTTATTAACGCCTATAAAGATAAACTGGGAGACGTTGATGGTAAAAAAGCTCTCAAAGCTCAATTCATCCATACGGCAACCACCGCCGCACGTATAGTTGACGGTACCTTAACGTTTGATGAGCTGATCGAAGACGAGGAAATCGCCACCGGGAAACTCTATCTTGCATACAATAAAACAGGTGTGGCAATCCTCGCTTCTCAAGTTATGGGCAAAGATGTCAGACCGATGATCCGACGAATCAAAGAGTCCCGATCACGTACCATTGATGCCATCGAAACCGACTTACCTGACTGATCCACTCACGCATACACAAAACCCCTGGGCACATCACGTGCTCAGGGGTTTTGTTCTCACGATCGTACGACTACTCACTCGACTCATTTGTCAAAGATCGATTCAACGTCGACGAAGCAGAAAACTTCAGCACGTCGTAGCCAGGTACTGCGCCTGTACCTGACTTAGTGAACTGCACAGTGTGACCAGCCTTATGCAACCGGTAGAAACGACCGAATCCCGTCAGCATGACCGATCGGCCAGAACGGGTGGTCGTGATGATCTCATCAACGATCGCTGCATACACAGCTCGCACCGTCGCCGCATCGATACCCGTCCGCTTCGATACAGCCTGTATCAACCTCGTCTTTGTCATACGGGTGTCATCGTCCACCCTCACATTCTTCTTCGCGTCCTTCTTGTAGAGCGCCATGATCCAACCTCTCATCCTTTCCCCACGTGTCACGGCACATAGCCGCTTTCTGATTATGTTCGTGTATCAGTCTAACATATCGGAACACACCGATGCCTAACCGACCGATACATAAATATATCCCCAGGGGATGAACCCCTGGGGATATATCAGCCAGTGCCACCGCATAGATCGGTTAGCCACCGAATTCGTAGCCACCACTCTCGCGTCGAATCTCTTCGAGTTCAGGATCGATGTTTCGAGACTGACTACGAGTCGTCGTAGTCGTCTCTTTCGCCATCGTGCCACGAGCCTCTTCGATGTACGCTGCACGCATCTGCGAGGTGATACCAGCAGCCGCGATTTCGTAAGCAGCCATCGTTGCTTTCTTCGCCAGGCCAGGCTTTTGCATCTGCTGACGCTCCAGCCTCATCTGACGCTCCTTGGCCCATGCATGACGATCCTCTTCGTTGACACCGAACAGACCGCCGATCGTGTCGTCATCCTTTGGGAAACCCAACATTGGTCACTCCTTTCATAGGGACGGCTCAAAGCCATCATTGTCGTTAGGTCGATCGTACCCGCCCATGTCAAACCCGTCGTCGACATCATTGAGTTCAAAATCAGTGTCAGCGCTAAACGCCGATGTCTCATGAGCGTTGTACTCCTGGTTGTCACGCGCACGGTTATACGCGCTGCGCCTGCGCCTTGAGTCTTCCCTCATACGCTCCGTGTGGGGATCCGCATGAGCGTTGTCATGCCCTGGAGACTCACGCGCATCAGAGTAAAACTCCCCCCGTTGCCACCGGTTGTAGGTTTCCTCTGGCGTCGCTGCGAAATCTCGCATCTCCGATCGCCATTGAGACCCATACTGCTGCGCCCAGTGACGCTCGATGTCCGGGTGAGCCTTCGCTACCATGTCCATGGCGTGAACGAACGATGTCGCATAGATGTCTCGCTGCCCATCTCGATCGAAACCATCGAATTCCATGGCATCAAGACCACGACGAGCTCGACGAATCTTCTCACCCATCGCACCAGGAACGCTGTGCACGTCCAGGTTCTTGTCTCGAACAGACCACGCAGAACCGTAGGCAAGCAGCGACTCATTCAGATCCGCAATGTTGCCATTCAGCGCTGCACGCTCCATCTCACGAGCCATACACGTACTCAGAGACAACTCATGCTGCATCTCGTTGTACGGAGGACGGACAGTGAAAGAACCTCCCACAATGGGCTCACCCATGCGCGTGGACCAGATACCGGTCCACATTCGATGCGGTTCCCCAGTCTGCGGATCCACCGTCTCCACCATGTCCATATCGACCTCGCCATGGGCAGTCTCCACGAACGCATTCGCCCAATGAGGATCATAACGCATCCGTTGACCCATGAGCATACGACTGACGGTGTTCACCTTTTCGGGATCCAGGCCATCCTTGTGGACATCATCCCAGAAGCGCTCCATCAGGTGCGCATAGCCTTCCTGAACCTCAGCAGGATCCACACCAGGTTGACGCATCTGGTTGAACATCGCTTCGCTCAGGCCAAGCTGCGTCAATGCCGCACTCGCCTCATTGAACGGGATACGACCATTGCGCTCCTTGGCTTCAATGCGCTCCAGGCGACGCTTCAGAGAGGGCGGCAATTCACCACCATGCTTCTCTCGATGTCGATCGGCCTTATCATGCAACTGTTTCGACTGACTGCGTCGACGGGCTTCAGCCATGTCCTCCACAGCCATCCGTGCATCACGAGCGAATGATTTCACCTGTTGGCGGAAGTTGGGAGACAGCATCCACATAGTGACACCCATGCCAACAGATTCGGCCACAGCCGTCATCGATACGCCGTCTTTCAACGGTACCAATGCGCTGAGCACCATCATCGACGCATAGGCCTTGTGCTTACCCTGAAGATCGTTCATGCGAGAGGCGATGTCAGCCTTTCGCTTCATTGACTTCAGATTCACCTGGCTGAGAGCATGGAGATACCCATCAGCGTGGTAGCGCATATCGAGCCTCAGCTGCTGCGCCCAATCAAGCGCAGGCTTTGGTTCTACTGCGTGAACAGGTTCAGGCTTCTTGTCGAAGATCTGCTCCTTGGTCACAACCATCGTTGTGACCTCATCTTGATCCTTCGGTTGATCAACATCGCCCCCATAACGAGGCGCTGGAAGTTGGCGAGGTGGACGAGCCATCTTTTCCTCCTTTCTATTGCTTTTTATCTCTCTACAAACGCGTCACAGCTCGAAGCCGTCATCAACGCTTGGGGTTTGCACCTGGGGCTCAGGAATACCCATACGATAAGCAGTAGGTGGCACACGTGGTGTCGATCGACCCACGGTGACACCGCTACCAGGAAGTGCAGCCTGGATCGAACCCGATCGCTGAGCCGGAGCCTTAGGCACAGACGGTGCAGGAGACTGCCCAGACGGCGCAGACGTAGAAGTAAGAGGCTGACCCTTCTCGTCACGACCCATCGACGCGAGCCAATCCTTGGCGACATTACCCACGCGCACAGGCCCGCCTGTACGAGCCTGAGATCCCGGCGTCTTCGGAGGCTGAGGAATGGGCGGAACAGGAGAAAACGGCTGAGCAGATCGAGCAGACCCGATAGTGCGCACAGGCGGCGGAACCGTCGTCACACGCGCACCCTGAGGCGGAGCGAACCGATCGAAGTTCTGAGTTGCCTGAGCAACAGGTGCAGCAGGCGATGCAGTACGCATCTCCTTCGCAGCCTCACGGTAATGGGCACGCGCATCGTTCAGCTTACGCATCTGATCATACGAACGCGTGAGAGAGTCTCCACCGAACTCGGTGATGTACTCCTTCTCCACATGCTTGATGGCTTCCATTGCCTCATCGTTGATGAGAACACCAGCCCACGATGCGTCAGAGATGGCAGCGCGTAGTTCATCGCCACCGGATTCCACCGCGTAACGCAACGCATCATCGCTCACACCCGATACCGGTTGAGCTTCCATGTTCTGAGCGAACAACCGCGCGCCATCACGCAGAAGCGCATTCACATGTGTTTCTTTGTCAGGCGTATTCTTGTTGACAATCGCCATCACCTTATCGGAAAGGCTCCCCTTCCACTCATGCGGATCAAGGCCATAATGCTGCTTGATCTCATCATCCGTCGCCTCTGCATACGGCAACTGCGCAGCATCACTCTGACGCTGATACAGCCTCCCGTAATCCGGCTGATGCATCTTGTTGTATTCGTACATCAGAGAGTCCCCACCAGCCGGAATAACGTACTTGTCATCTGCTTCTGTAAGGGCCAACAGAGTCTCATCATCGATGAGAACACCGCTATGCGCCACATACGAGATAGCATCGCGCATCTGATCATCATCACCCAGTTCTGGATGATCCTGCGTCTTCTGTGCATAGAAGTCCACACCATCGCGCAGAAGCGCGTTCACGTGCGTTTCCTTCCAGGGATCATCCTTATCGATGATTGCCGCCACCCTATCGGACAACGAACCTCCCCACTCATGCTCATCAAGGCCGTAACGCTCCTTGATACCCCCATCGGCTGGACCCTCATACCATATCGTCGACATGATCATCTTCCTTTCGTAATCGTTACATTCGACTCGTATACCAGTATATCGCACTATTGCAACGATTACGAAACATGCCAGCGCCCGACAACACAGAGAAGCAGGCCCCACCCGAAGGCGAGACCTGCTTCTTCATAGCGTCAGCGCACCATCACACAGTGATCACAGCTCGAAACCATCATCGACAGACTTATCTGTCTCATTATCGTCCTGTGCCGTCAGACCGTAACGCTCAGCTGCGCTGGCACCCGTGTTCGAGCGAACCGGAACAGCCCACGATGTCGACTTACGTCGACCGATCTTCTCATCACGGTCCACGCGAGCCACAGTGTCTTCCATGGCGATCACCGGTGCCTCAGCTTGCGTCTCCACATCAGCTGCCAGCACCTCACGCACACGAGCTGGTGCAAACGTGACGTTCCACCGACCCTCGAACAAGTTTGCCCGAATCTCAGCCAGAGCTTGCATCGTGGTGAAGTCACCGCCGTAAGCCAGACGATCCATCGGAGAAGCGAGCTGCTCAATGACCTTATCGTCCTCCAGGTTCACCATCACTCCGTTGCTATCGCTGAGCGCACCCGCAACCTTCGTGATGTTGTCGCTGTTCACAGCAACACCCAGACCGTCATCGCCATAGAACTGCGAGAACACAGCGACCCACTGATCCTTGGTGGCCTGAACCGGCTTATGATCGTCATCCGTCACAGTGTTCCACACACCGTTGGAATCCTGCGCAATCAGCTGACCACGCCACAGGCTTCGAGCCGGACCCATCAGCAACTCATAGCGATGACGAGCATCCACCGGATCGTGCTTAGCCTGCAAAATACTCTGCGTCACCGGGTAGGTCAACTCCAACACAGCCTTGAGCTCATCGTTACGAAGAGCTCGCACACCACGCTGCGAGAACGTACCGGCAACACCGGTACCAAACGACTTCACAGCCGTTGCATACATGGTGCCCTGCTGTTCCTCACGAGTCACACACGTGGTCCTCAGGTCCACCTGGTTCTCAGGGTCATAGCCGATGTACCGAGCATAATCCAGCATCTTCTTGGGCGAACCCTTTGCGCCGGTCTCGATACATGCAGCCTCCACAGACTTCATGTGCTCATGAATAGAGCCAAACGACAGCACAGCCTCACCGTACTGATGCTGAAGCGCATCACGGTACATGTAGGACGCCAAATCCACGACATCACGACCCGCCTCCAGGAACTGCTCACGAGTAGCATCCCCTTCAGTCAGATCGTAGTACGCATCGTTGGCGCGCTGATGAACCTCATCCATCGCATCAGCATGACGAGAATCGTAGTGCTGCGACACCTTCACATCGAGCGCGTTGTGCATCGCCAGAGGATAACGACCCTCGTCGTCCATGCCCTGGCCCAAATCGATGAGATTAGCCTCGACGGTCAGACGCTCCAATGCCTGCTCATGTGCCAGACCATCGCCCAACTTCACGACGGCAACAGAGTCACCGTCGAAGTCACCGTCGAAGCACTTGACCATGTTTGGATTCACGCTCACACCCGTGAGACGATCATCGATCGCAACACGCATGTAACGGACGCCCGCATCACGCAGAACGGGATCACGCCACACAAGCGCGTAGTCACCATCGCGCAAGTGCAGCTTCTTCGCCAGCTCCGGGCCAACACCAACCTGGTCGATGTCCAGGCGAGGATCGCCCGTCCACACAGCGGTAGCCGAGTGCGGCAGACGCAAAGCCATGAGACCTTCCTTAAAGATATTACGCTTGCCGGTAAACCGGCGACGCATAATGTCTTGCGCGATGCCATCGTACGCCGTCTGCGCACGGTGCATGGCCTCAGCCATCGTTCGACGAGCATCGGACAGCTCCTTGCCCGTCAGCTCACCAGACGCAGCGCGATCCGCCGCATGCTTGTAGCGCAGCGACCACTCGCGAATCGCCAGATAACGATACGTGTAGTCGTGCACCGTCGACGTACCATCATCCAGATCCTGACCCGATCGCAGATGCGAGCTCAGGACCGGCACACGCCACGTGGTATCTGTTGCATGAGGCGTACGAGCACCCGTTGGCATCGTCAACGGGAACGGAATCTCCATATCGCCGCCAGCATCGCCAATCAACGACGCGAAGTCACTACGAACACGACGCACGTCGAACGATCCACGTTCGGTCAACGGCACATCGCCCATCTCGATGAGACGGCGCTGCCCACCAACAGCGAGATCGTCATGACCGTCGCGTAGGGTGCCATCAGGCTCGATGTCCAAACCGCACACCAGAGCCATTTCACGCAGCTGCGCAAGAGCTTGCAGGTTGCCACCGTACATCTGCTCCAGCACCTTATCGCAACCCTGGGACTGCAACGCCCATGCCAGCTGCGACGATGCCTTACGACCCTGGCCAGCCCGGATCGCAGCTTCATCGTATGCAGCAGTCTTCGCATCGACCGTCATATGGGTACCGATGAACGACACCTTACCCATACCGGCCTCAACAACAGTGCCATTGGGCAAACGAAGAGGCGCAGTCTCCTGCATCGCCTCACGGGCCGAGCCACCGTTGAAACGGGACACAGCACTGAACGGTGCCATAACGACATCCAAGTCAGGATTCTGACGGAAGAGCGTCATCATGTCAGTCGATCCATGCAGCTCTTCGATCTCATCAGGAGACAGATCGGCATTGCGATCAACAATGAGTGAGATGACACCCTTGTTGCCGTGCATATCGGAGATCTTGTCACCAACAATGAGATCGCGCATCTGACCATCAGTGCCACGAACGCGGTACTGCTTGGCGAAGTCAGCAGAGACAACGATGGAGTCCTCCATCGTCCACCCACCAGCAGTCATGAACGCCGTGCCCACAGGCTTCGTCACAGACGATGCGTTCATAAGATTGGAGGTCGTCATCTGCTGACGATCAAACGGGTCGTAGCTCATGAGCTGAGCCTGCTCAGTCAACATGAGAGGCGCACGATCCTCCTTACTCGAACGCACGATCGAACCGTCAGGGTTCACCTGTGCACCGGACACGAGATAACGAGTCACGCCCTGGTTCACGCCGCTCGATGTCATGATCGGATCGAAGTAGCCATCGGCTTCTTCGCTCAGCAGTGACATGTTGCGTCCACCAGTCAACACCCACGGATCCATGGTTGTGTCGTTAGCCGGATCTCCACCGATGCCCTGTTCACGTGCACGCGATGCACGGAAGTCAGCATCGATCATCGACCCATCACGCAAAGCATTCGGGTAACGCACACGACGCGCTTCGGTCGCAAGAATGGCATCAAGAATCTTCCGATCCATACCTTCTTCGAGAGCTCGCTCGTAGTGATCCGCGCGATGGCGCGTATCCGACAGACGACGGTACACGCTGTTCAGCGAGGCGGGCTCACCCACACGAGAACGACCTGAGAGCACATCAGCCTGAACTCGATAACGAATCGCGTCACTCATTTGCTGCTCGTAACCGATCAGCCGAGTACGCTCTTCGAGAGACTTGTTCTCCCCAGGCTTCTGTGCCACCACACGTGCGTCAAAACCAGGCACGATCATCAGATCGTTACCAGAGTTGAAACGGGTGATGATCTCACCGTTCTCACCGCGAGCAAAGATCTGTCCGATCGTACCGCTCACGGGCTCTTCCTTACCCGTTTGCGAGCGCATAATCGAGCCAGTCCACTCCACAACGCCGTTGGCGTCGACGCGGATAGAACCAGGCGTCACAGCGCAGGACTCCAGCGTGTCAGACACAACCTGAAGCATCGACTGAGTGAACTTATCTTCGACCGTCTCCATCGGCAACGCCGTGGACTCATCGAAGGTGATCAGTCGATCGCGGAACGTGTTGGAATAGAACGACTCCCCGACGATCTTCTCCTGAGGCATACCAACGCTGCGCATAGCAGCCACGAGATCATCGTTGTTACGCCACTGGCCGTGTTCACTCGTCATGTAACGAGCGACGCGCACCGGATCGAACACGAAATCATCCGAGTCGATGGGCGCATCGATACCAATCTGGGTATCGAGAAGATCCCGAAGATGCGCACGCACGCGCTCTTCAGGAGTTCCTGTATATGCCACGGAACCAGCCAGCATGTCGTGAACACCAGACAGATCGCTCTCTTGATCCATATCATCGAGCAGACCTGTCGCTTCAGCGTACTCAGCTCGCGTAGCTTCGGGCTTCAGCAGAGTTGTCTCTGCACCACGAAGTACATCCCAGTACGCACGACCAACAGCCGCAAGATCAGGATCACCAGACAGCATAGGGATGTACGTACCCTCACGGGCAGCATCCTCGTGATCGCGGAACTGCTGGATCAGACCATCGACATCGAGCTGCTCAATCACATTCTGGCGAGCGCTGTGCACAGCACCGGTAATGAAACCGGATGCCTGTTCACGACCTTCGGGCGTATCGGCAAAGAACCGGGACGACGCAGAACGCTCCTTCATCTGACGACGGATGACAACCTGCTCACCGTCCATGCCAGGCATATCCTTGTACGCACTTGTGAGCGTGCCGGTGGACAGATACGACTCTTGGATCGTCTTACCCTTACTGGTCTGACGCTCACCCACGTGACCCACGATACCCTTGCCGTCTTTGCGCTCCACCGGTCGACCCAGCGCAACACGCACGAGATCGCAGACCTCATCAACAGTTGGCGTGTAGGCCATCTGCTTGTTGTCTCGACGAGCAGTCGTGGAGAAATACAGGGTTGCACCGTTGTCGTAGACACGGCCCACCCACTGTTCTTTGTCACGGGTATCGGTCAGGCGCACTGTCATATTCGTACCCGTCAGACGCGCACGAATCTGGCCAGGGCGAAGATCCTTCTCGATCGTGTACGGAATGCCCTCTTCCGCCAGCATATCGAGCACAGCTCGGGAACGAGCCAATGCATCAGTACTCATGAACTGACGGGCGTTGTAACGTCCCGTTTCAGGGTTGCGAGCACCGTCCAGCACCCACTGACGAACCTCGTTGTACTCAGCCGTCGACATGCGACCCATGAGCTCGGTAAGACCCGAGACATCATCAAGGCTCAAAGCGCGGCCTGCCTCTTTGGCCTTCCCTTCATCAGTCAGACGGTACAGAGTGAGCTCCGAGGTCGTCGCTTTCTCGATGTTGCTCGGCTTACCGTCTGCATACGCAGCGATGTCGCCATCGAGCACGTACAGGATAGACGTTCCCGCCTGCTTCACAGTGCGACGGCTCCCCCACCGGGGATCATACGGAGAGATCGGCAGACGCGGACCAGCCGTGCCAGCAGAGCCATTCAGACCGACCATGTTCCTGAACTCTTCATATAGAGCCTTGTAGCCCTTACTCGATGTATCGGCAGGCTGGAACAAAGGCTTGTATCCGGGAACATGCTCTTCCATGATGCTCTGGATAGCATCCAGCGCATCGGTAACAGGTAGATCACCATCGTTGAAAGAACGGCCTTGTTCGTTGAGACGCTCTTCCATGAGATCCCTCAGGCGTCGACCTTGAGACACAAGAATTGGAGTCTTAGTCAACTCTGAGGTTCGGTTGATTGTACGAGCGATCATGTGCTCGTACATGTAACGCCGGAGTCCGGCATTGCGCGTTTGCATAACGCATTCTCCTTCCTGGAGTTTCGATCCACTGGATCGATCGGGTATTACGCCCTCCATTCTACCCGACAAAAACCCGCATTTCGACTGGAAACACAAGGGAACCCGCATACATATAACCGACTATTTATGATACACTGAATAATACAAACAACACCTAATAGAATCAGGAGAACCACCATGCCGAGAAAACCCTCTCAGACCCTTGAACAGTTCAATCCCGCACTTGCTGACCAGCTTGTGGATCAATCCCTACGATCCATCGCTCGCGGCTCAGACAAGAAGGTCCAATGGCGCTGCCCCGTTGACTCTCGTCACGTGTGGTGGGCCAGCCCTATGAACCGTACGAACGCGAAAAACCCCACCGGATGCAGCGTATGTAATGGCAAGACTGTGATCCCCGGTGTCAACGACGTTGCCACCACTCATCCCGAAGCGGCTGCTCTCATGGTCGATACGAGCCTACAAACAAAGCTCACCGGCTCTTCCAACAAGAAAGTTGAGTTCTGGTGCGGTAACCCTATGCACGATCACTGGACTGCTCCGCTCAGTAACGTCGCACGCCAAGGGACGCGCTGCCCTCAATGCTCAGGTCGCCGCGCCGTCTCTGGTCACAACGACTTGGCAACCACACATCCCGACCTAGCCGCACAACTCGTTGATCAATCTCTCGCTACCACTCTCAAACCGGGATCAAACGCATCCGTGCTCTGGCAGTGCTCCGCAAATTCTGATCACACGTGGAAGGCAACACCGTATAGCCGCACAACTAAAAAGACCGGTTGCCCATACTGTTCCGGCAGAATCAAGCTTCGTCAATAGATCTCACAGGATCTATGACGCAGGTAAGACCCGATGGATCAAACACGTTGAACGCTGCTGAATACACAGAGGGGGTAACTAGCTAGTTACCCCCTCTGTGTATGACACTACATCAGTCGATCACTCATTCTCACGACGTTCAAACACTCGCGCAATGGCTCGATCGAAAGCACCTCCGCCGAGATCCTCCCACGACTCCAAGCCGTGCAAGAACTTGTAGAAAGCATCATGGACTCGCCACGAGCCCAGATCCGCGATCTCAGAGATCGACTCATCGTCAGCATACACACCGCTCGTCTCATCGGACGATGCAGCTTGGAGAGTACGCAGCTCATCACTCGACACGCCCTGACTGATGTACATCTGTCCATCCAACGAGCACAGCGAACCGTTCGCATCGGTTCTGAAGAACCGTGCATCAGACGCAATTGGGTGCTTCGCTTCACGATACGCAGCAATGATGTCACCATCGAGATGGTGCAACACCTGTCCACTCTCACTCATCAGATGCTCACGACTAATCTGACCTTCCGCGTAGCGCATCTTCGCTCGATCAGCCAACATCTCCTGACGAGCAGCAAGGTCCTCTCGGACATCCTCGTTAATCTCGTCATCCTCGTTGAACATGTCGTAGCCCGATCCCAACTGAGCACGCAGAGCCTCGTCACTGTCCATGTCATACTCTTCGTTCTCCATGTCGTGACCCTTACGCTCTTCCTCGATCGACGCGATGAGATCCATGACCTCAGCCGAATACACATCGGGATCCAAGATCGAGATGCCGTAATCATCCAGATCGTATGCCTCCTGGTACAACTCCATCGCCTCAGCCGCATTCGCGGCTTGCTCGATGCGCTTATCCAGCATCTTCATGAAGTTCGGCTGGTTAAGACGCACATCGAAATCAAGCGCCGACGAGAGAGTCGGAATCGTCTGAAGTGAGTACTCGCGGCCCGGATGCTTGATCGTGTTGCTGAACAAGCGCCACGACATAGGAAGAATCTCAGCGTTGCGGTTCCAGATAGGCGAGATGCCTGCCGAAAAGATGATCGAGTTACGTTCCGGCAAGAATGCCAGATCGTTGTACCCAATGACACTTTCTTCCTTCGCACTGATCGTATACGACACCTTGCCCTCGACGTTCAAGCCTTCGATGAGGCGCTCAGTATCCTGAGTCACCGTCTTCGAATCTCGCACGGCGCGGTGGCGAGTACCGGACATCTTGGCCAGCGTCTCAATCATCGTGTCATCCGTCGACTTCAAGAAGACGATATTAGCAACGTTTCCCTGAATGATCTTGTCTACGCTGTCCCCGTAAACATCACGAGCCTGCTGCAACGTCTGAAGAATCAACGTGAACTGCTGCTCCTGACCCAGACCAATGGAGAGCATGGTCTCAAAGCCCGAGATACCGTGACCCTCGGACTGGAGGTTGCCGAGCTCGTCGAGCATGAAGCGCGTCTTGTAGAGCGGCTTCTGGTTCGCCTTTGTCATGTACGACTTGTCGAAGTTCAGATCCACCAACTGCTTCACAAGAATTAGCACGAGCTTCGCATACTTCATCAAGTGAGGTGGCGTCACCAGGAACACAGCCTTTGGCTGCTCCGAGTAACGAACCGACGACAAGATGATCGCAGGGACATTCTCTCGTACAGTCTTGAGGCTCCCCGCCTTATCCAACAGACGTGTTGCCGGATAACTCAGGTGACCGGGAACAAGAACCCCGTCCTTGCCCTTTACCATCTCCACGAGAACACCATTACGGATGATTTTGTTACCCGTGATCGGATCCTTGACGAACTTACGACCATTCAACGAAAGCTGGTAACCCTTCGTGAACTGGAAGTAGAACGTTTTGAGCAACACACCCGTCTGAGGGTTGAACAAACGCAATCGCAGGTACGCGACATCGTTCGGGAACTTCCCGTCGAAGTAGTACCGAGCCCATCCTTCACGAACCACGGTATCTTCGTGCTCGAAATCCTTACCCAGGTTGTGCTTCAACTCAGGATCATCAAATGCATCCCACTTCGCCTGAGCGCCAATGAGACCATCACGCTTGGTGAAGTTCTGAGCGAAACGCACACCGAAACGACGGGGGAACGACAGACCACCGAGATCGGTGTTCTGCGACGGCGTACCAGAGGTCAACGTCGAGATCGTCGGATCCGTGAAGAACGACATTGCCGTAATAGCGATACCGTACACAGACGCAAGCATCTTCTCGGCTCCAGCCATTGCACGCAGTGCGTTGTTCGCATTAGCAATCAACGTACGCATCGTCGACTGAGGCAATGCCTCAGTGGCGTTGAAGAACAGGGTGAGCAAGTCAGATTCCGGCTTGCCTTCCCACAGGAACTCAATGCGCTCAGCCTGCATCTTATCGTGCTCAATCAGAGCGTCGACTTCATCAGGATCGGACGACTGCTGATCGTAGTAGCCACTCTTGATGCGCTCGTTCACCTGAGTCATCGGAGACTTACGCTTCTTACTCGTGAGCTGCACGAACAACTGGTAGCAGTTGTAGAGCGTGACCTTGCCCCACATGGCATCAAGCTTCTGCTCCAGAACCTTCTGATCCATACCGTGTCGCATCGCGTACTGACGCAACTGGTGCTCTTCTTCCAGGTAGTAGTCGATCAAGCCGTATGCTGCACGCTTGAACGCGTTGTTTGCAGCATTCGGCCACACAGGGTCTTCTGCACCGTCCACAGGGAAGAACACGTCTGCGATGTTTTCAACGTAGAGCGCACACTTGGTTTGGTCGCCTTCACGAGCAGCTTCAGCAGCCATTCCAAGCGGGTTGTAGATGTCAGTCTTCATCGCGTTGATGAGGTTGAACTGCACAACCTGGAATCCGCGCATGGTAGCGCGGACGTAGTTCTTCACCAAGAGCTCACCCTTAGGGTCATTGATGATCATGTTGTCTGGACGCTTCTGACGCATCCAGATGTCAAGCATCGGCTCAATGTACGTCTGACCCTTACCAGCACGAGTCATAGCAAGAATCATGGTGTTCGCAGGAGCCGTATCCACGTAGTAGACGCCAGCAGGACGCTGTGGCTCATACGTCGGAAGTTCCCACTCGCCGTTCACCAGATCAGCCAGGGTGTTGAAACCCTTGAGCTTGTCTCGATTGGCGTTGCCTGGGTTGTATGGCACGTTGCGAGGATCGAGACGGCGACGGAGCTGCTTATTATCCGGCAGACCCGATGCATTCCACAGAGCCGTACCGAACTCTTCGTCAAACATCGGCACCATCTTGGTCACGGTGTCGCCGTTATCGTCCGTGAGAGCTTCACCCTCAAACAGAGCCACATCGCCATCCTCGTCGAGAATGTCCTTCTCAGCACGCTGTGCAAACGCAACCTTCTCGATGCCCTTATTCGAGACCATCGAGTGAGAGATCAGCGTCGTTGCACTCACGCCTGTATGCGCCCCCACATCGGGCACGACATCGAAACGCTCACGCACTTCTTCAGGGAGTGCCACGTGCTGATCGTTTTTGTACTGATTGATGTCAGTCGTATCACGCATAAGGTTCTGTGCCTTGAGGTTGCGCATCAGTCGCATACGCAGCAAGCCCCACACGACAAGACCAGCGATCGACGAGACAACGAACTTCAACCAATCAAACGACAACATCCAACCCATCGCGCTGCTTGGGCGATCTGCTAGTTCCGCATCTCGATCAGCCTTTTCTGCGGCAACGGCATCCACGTGCCACTGTGGCTCAGGAACATCCTCAGCATCCTCATAGCACGTCTCATCGGACGTATCGATCTCACCTGTTTCCAGAGCTGGGGAGAAACACCCTTCGCTCCACACAGGCTTACCCAGTTCTTTGGTGAGAGCCTTGTTCTGTACTGCGTAGCTCGGAACAGACGAGCGCCACAGGGCGTCACGGCCCATGGCCACACCCATCGTGCCGAACGAGAACAGCATCCACACGAGGATGAAGACCAGCACACCGGCAACAGCCGATGCGACTTCGCGCGACACCGGAGAGATCTTTGCCTCGATGTCGCTACGTTCTAGCTGCTGATCCCCATGGACATCCTGGTAAGCCAGTGAGTCAAGCTCATCCTGCTTACCTAGCTGGTTCCATGCCTGGCTACCGTGTTCACGAGGCGCTGCTCCACCGGATTTCTTTCGTCCGAAAGCCATATGCACCACCTTTCTTTCTCTTACGTCGTTTCGATTCGGTTGATTCACCAACATAATCATATCAGATGCAGAAGATCAGAGACACAGAAAAGAGGTGCGGCAAGGATAACCCCCACCGCACCTCTTCTTCTATACGATCACGCAATCGATGCTACACGCCGATTGACGTTGCGCTGTTAGTAATCGCCTGCGTGGAAACATCAGCGATCGCCGTTGCAGCAGCATTCGCATCACCCAGCGTGCTGTGCAGCAGAATGCCAGCAATGACACCGAGTGCGAGGAACGCTAGAGCCACCAGCACCGCCAAGGCGATGTACAGACGGTTGGCACGCTTAGCGACGAGGCTCTCACGGTCCATCTGCGCCATCAGCGTCTTCTGATCGTTCTCCAGGAAAGCAATCTGGCTCTCGTACTGACGCGAGATCTCGTCGCGAACAACGTTCACACGAGCGGCTTCCTCTTCCGTGCGCGCATTCGCACGCTCGACCTCAGCCTTCGCCTGAGCCAACTGAGCAGACCACTCTTCGCGCATACGCGCCAGAGCCTTATTGGTTTCCTCCTGAGCAGCCAGAGAACGCTTCTCGGCCTCTTCTCGCTCACGCTTGATCTGCTCACGCAGCTCCTTCTCACGAGCTGCAAACTCAGCGGTCTTCTGCTCGACGATATTCTGACGCGACAGCTGCTCTCGCAGAGCCTCAGCGCGAGCGATGTCTTCCTTGCGATTTTCATCCAAGAACCGACCCATATCGTCACGGAACTGCTCCATGAGCTCCGTCTCACGGGCAACCTGCTCGGAACGCTTCTGGATCAGATGATCCATCACACGAGTAAGGGCCGCGTCGAAAGATGCCTGAGCAGACTGCTTACGGGCATCAAGGATCTGACGACGACGAAGAGTGTGATCCTCGTCGATGGTTGCACGAAGATTCGGTTCAATCTCATCGAGTTCTCGATCGAGACTGGGCTTGTGCCGCACGTCGTAGAGAGACTTCGCCTCCACGGCCTTAGCCTGCGCATCCGCTTCCTTATCCTTCTCGTACTTGGCGATGATGGCAGCACGCTGTGTACCCACGATGTCCACAAGGCTCTCACGAGACTTCTCAGCGTTCGCATCAGCCTCAGCCAACGTCTGAGCCCACACGTTGTCAGCACCAGGTCCGGTGCTCATCTGGGCAGCAATCTCGTCACCCGTGTTGGACACGAGCGAGAAGAAGAGATCGCGCAGCTCACTGATGTCACGACGACGCTGTTGGGCCAGTGCATCATTCGCCTGCTGAGACAGCAGTTTGATCTGACCATCCAACCAGTTCTCATCGCTGAGATGATCCAGCGAGAAACGGCTCGCTTCGTCCTCTTCATGACCAAACAGGGCCTCAAAGGGCGTCATATCGACAGTGAAGCCCAGATCCTCATCGAGGAACCGACGGGCCATCGTATTGCGCACCGCATCACGATCGAAGACACGATTGTCGATGACAGGAGCAGGGATGGGATTCTCTGCGGCCTCGGGAACATCCCCAAACGAATCAGTCTCAGACTCGGTGTCAGCCTCAGCCTGGGTATCCGATTCGGCATCGAGATCCTTGAACGGATCGTCAATGTCAGCATCATCGTCGTCATACGAGCCCTCATCGAACGGAAGCTCGTCTTCCAGAGGCTCGTCTGGAACCTCATCGGGGTCGAAATCCGGCAGATTGTCGACGTTTTCCAGAGACTCATCTGCATGGTCTGCCGATGGCGGCGCAGGAATATCCTCAACGAAATCCTCAGACTCTGACTCAACAGAATCAGTGTCAATCTCGCCACCCAAACGACGCCACAGCGAAGGAATCAGAGACGACAGAGCCACAGCCCCAGACGAAATAGCCTGTGCCTGAGCCAGGGTAACCGTATCGGCATCCCCAGTAGGTACGTCGAGAACACCGGCCAGTTCATCATAGTGAACGGGGTTCACAACGAGAGCCCCATCGCGCATGTCGACAGACGTGAGCATGAAAACAGCCTTGTCGAAGAGGGTGTATTCGCCCATGCCTTCGGGGCTGAGCGACTGCTCCGTGGGGATAATGCCCAGGATGTTATGACGGAGCATATCCTGGGTCATCAGAACTTGGATCTTATCGTCAGCGATTCGCTGGAGAATCGAGCCCTTGTTCTCGTCCCCCTTGGACGAGACCTTGCCCAGGCCACTGATACCGCCTTCTTCGATGGGTGCATCAACGGGGAGAGACAGAATGACACCAGCCCCATTGGGGAGTGCCCAACGCTCGTTGTTACGGATGAGATCGAGAGCCGCACCGGGCTCCGTCTCATCGATGACAAGTGCCAGAGAGTCCTTGGCCTTCTTGGCCTCAGCCTTCTGAGCCTTCTTGTCAAGAGCAGGAGCCACCGCAACCTGCTCGTCGACGACCTTGGTGTCGTCCTTCTTACCAAACAGCATAGACAAATCCTTTCGATCGATTCGGTTGTATGTGAGCCGGTACCTGCATCATTGGGAATGTTTGCAGGTACCGGCAAGCACACTGTGTTTGCACTCGTATACGAGGGTATCACACTTTGTGCCAAATGTGCTCGCATACGAGCAGATTCGATATGACTAAGCCCGTGGCTTGTCGTATGGCAAGACCACCACACGCGCATCAGACTTCAAGATCGTCACATCTTCGCTACGCAACGTGCCATCGATCTTGGCTGCGATCACACGTTCCTCGGGATGTTCATTGATAAACGCTGCAACTTCCGTCGAAAGGTATCGCTGCATACGGCGCACCATATCACGTGCACCACCAGCATCAGAGTCACTACGCGATTCGTCTTCCACCAAGAAGTCGACAACACGCTTATCGATCGTCAGATCGATACCGTGCTTGCGCTTCACATCAGCCTTGAGAGCGCTCAGCTTCTTCATCATGATCTTGCGCAACGTAGGTCGTGACAACGGCTGGAACGGCACAATCGCATCGATACGTCCCAGGAGCTCAGGTGGGAACTTGCCACCATCGGTGCTCTTGATCGACTCTTCGATGACCTTTTCGTACTCACGCATGCTGGCCTCACTACCGTGATCATCAGCGTTGTACTCACCGATGGTGCGGTAAATCTCCGAACCAGCGTTGGTGGTCAGCACAATGTAGGTGTTCAGGAACGACACCTGTCGACCGTCCTTATCCGAGAGTCGACCGTCGTCAAGAACCTGGAGCAGCAGACGCACAACAAGTGGGGATGCTTTCTCGATCTCGTCAAAAAGCAGCACGCAGTGGCTGGTCGCCCACACCTGGCGCGACAACTCTTCGCGGAACAGATCCACACTGTCGTCACGACCCCATTCAGTCATATCAAACCGGATGAGGTGTCGCTGATCATCACCAAAAAGAATCTTCGCTAGTTGCTTCGTGATCTCAGTGTTATGCGTGACGATGAAATCACCGGCTTGATACAGGTGCTCATCGTTGTCGACATAAATACAGGTCATGCTCTCTTTCGCGTCGAGCTTTTCGATAGAACGAATGCCCACGTAGTCGAACCTCTTCTCTCGCTGTTTCGCCACAGACTGAGCCTTGATAGCCAGGTTCCTCTTCCGATCGAGACGGAAAAAGCGATACTTATCAGAGTTATGAGCCTTCACATGAACTTCATACTCAACATAAGTATTACCGTCCCTCTCTCGCGCATGTTGGTTCACAGAACACGGCACCCCAAGCGAGAACAGAAGAATGCGAACATCCTCAGCAAGCTGCTTCGAAGCTGTAGCGTACGAAACGTTGTAGCGATCTCCATCACACGCACCGATCGAACCATCGCAATCAAACAAACCTTGGACCAAAGCCCATCGCTGCTCAATCGACGCATGTAGATACTGCTCAGGGATAAATCGCTGAGGCGACTTCACACCAATCAATTCAGAAAGAGTGCCAACGAACACATCGGCAAGCTGGATCCGTCGCTTCATGACCTCACCCCATGCTCCCCCCGTACCAAAGTACCAAGAATAGTTATTGCTATTCCGATCCCAAGAAGCGGCACCGATGGCTTGACCGACACGAACAACCGTTTCTTCATCATCCGAAGAAATGGCAAGCGCCTTCTCGGTGAAAGAACCATTAGCGATCAAAGCACCGAGCGCATAAGGATCTACGGGAAGATTAGCCGTAGGCCACTGTACTGGCTTATTCATCGAAACAGTGTATTTCATACCCTGTCGACCATTCCTCAAATTCGACACAAGACCCTTATTCATCAAAGTCTTAGTCGAATAAATAGTCGGACCTTCTTCGCGTGATCGCCTATTGGGGTAAACCGCCCACAAGTGGTTGTCAGACACATCAAGGGTACGTCCGTCCCCAAACGTCACTCGATACACGTCACGTTCCCCCTGAGGAAACACCCCGAGTACCTTCGTCGGAGAGCCATCGCGAGCAAACACGTAGTCACCAGCAACAAGGTCACCAGCAAGTTTCCATGCCACAGAACCGTCCTCAGAAAAGACTGGTACACGAGTAGAATCTGTAGTGGCCTTGCCCACACCTGTGGCTCCGGTGAACAGCAGTGATGACATCGGCTTATTCGGGTCATTCAACCCAGCAACACACAGCTGAAGACGGCGTGCGATCGACGTGGTAGCAAAGTCCTGACTGAACACACGTTTATCCAGCTCAGCCTTGATCTCAGCAGCATTAACATCGATCTCCACCTCAACACCGAACTCGATCTTGAGAACCTCAGCAAGGAGCTTCTTGTCCATACGCGCACCGAGATAACGATGACGACCGACCATTGCGTCAAGCACACGGATCGACTTACGAGGCTGCACAGAAGCAGGGACATACCTGTTCGTGTAATCGAAGATCTGCTCATACAGAGCATCATCAAAGATCCCCTCATCAACACCGTACTTTTCTGCCATGCCCTTCAGAATCGAGATCGTCACCTCACGGTTCGTCTGAGGAATATTGATACGCGCCAGTCGCTCAACAAGCGGCAGATTCGATGCGATATGAGCATTGAACTCGTCATACGTGGTCGCAGCGATGACCTTGATACCACGCGAACCAGAAGCAGCAAGCAACGGCTTCAGTGCTTCTACAGCGGCAGCAGAGAGCTGCACCACCTGGTGGAACTCGTCGATAAACAGCACGATCTCTCGACCTTCGTCCTGCGAGAAACTCTCAGCCTCGTCGAACAGAGCCTTGAGGCGCGCAGCCATCTCTTCAGGATTCGACAGGTTAGCGATCATCTTCGCCATGTCGACTTCCAGGTAGATACGATCCACATCGCCCTGCATACAGGATTGCACCAGCACCGTGTTATGCGTAACAACGTGAGCTCGACCCACCTGATACAGGTGCGTCTCGGAGTCAACCATGATGCACGTCATCTCAACTTCACGATCGGTCTCGATCACCTCAGCGATCATATCGCCAGTCACATCGAGGGAACGCTCTAGCTCACGCATATCAGCATCAACAACCCACGCAGTCCCTTGAGACAGACGGTACGGCTCACTATCTCGCAGCGCTCGTAGCACAGCCTCTCGATCCTTCACTGAGCTGGTGATGTACGTGTACGGGATATGACGCTGATTCTCTGACTTAACGATGACGCTCGTCATCACCGGATGAGTCATCACCTCATCAGGTGTCAGACGCTTACCTGTCGCACGGTTGATAAACGTCGAACGCTCACCACCGTCATGCACACGCTCCCACCCCATGCGATCCTCAATAGCCGCAAAGACTTCATCAGGCATCTCATTGGGAACGGTCACGTACCCACGCTCATCGATGCGAACGCCCCAACCCAACAGCGCACCACACACATAAGGGTCAACCGGGAGAAGACGGCTCTGTCGCACAAGCGCACCAGAGGCAGGAAGCTGCCAGATGGGTGCGCCATCGGGGCCGATAAGTCCCACATCCATGATTTCGCGCAGCGACATCGTCTGCCACTCACCCTCTGCCTCATCAACTATCTCATTGACAGAGCGCACCGTCCACAGGTGTTCATCGTTGCAACGCACCTGATCACCATAGTTCGTCACCATGGCGTACTCACGCTTGATCCCCTGAGGGAACACACCCGTCACGGTCACAGGCTCACCGTGCTCATCAAAGACACGATCGCCCACCTTGAGCAGGCCCACACGCACGTACCCACGCTCATCGGCAACAGGGATCAACTCATCATTCGGATGAGCTTTACCGGTACCAGGTGGGGCCAACAGGATCACGTTACACATCTCAGGGCGAGCCAGAGAGCTCATCAGGGAGATCTTCTCGTTCTCTCGGCCCACGATGTCGCGAGCAGGCGGCGCAAGCTTGGCCGCAAAGTCTCGAAGCAACGGGTATGCATCGTTCAAACGATCATCATCAAACAAATCTTTCCTCCATCTTTCAATCATTTCTATCGATTCGACTGGTGTACCAGTCATTCTAGCATAATTAGTGACTGCTATAGAAACAGGAAACCGCCCCCACTGGATTTCTCCAGCAGGGGCGGCACCGTGAAAGATCAGGTTCGATCAGAACTCAGGCTCGTCGATCTCGGCAACCTCTTCGACCTCAGGCTCGGAAACCTGGGCCTCGGCGGCAGCCTCGTTCTGCGCCTCCTTCTCAGCAGCCTTGCGAGCCTTATCGGCCTCCGCAGCAGCCTTGGAAGAAGCGTAGATCTGATCGAGAATCGTCTCATCGATCGGCTCCAGCTCAGACGGCTTCACCGTCTTGGAGTTGATGACCAAGCCCTTCTGCTTGCCAGAAGCGGACATGACATCCGCCTGAATGGCGTAAACAGTCGGACCAGGTCGACCGTTGCGCTCCGGCATCTGGACGATGTTATCGCCCGCAGCTGCAACGAACGCATCGCGCTGAGAAGCGCTGTAGCCAGCCTGATGGTCGTAGACGGTCTTACCGTCGAGTTCCTTCTTGGTCGAAACCAGGTGAGGAACTCGCTGAGGAGCAGCGCCCTCAACAGGTCGAACCATCACGTCGAGGAAAGCACGCTTGCCATCCTTGGAATGAGCGTTGGGATACTCCACAACGATCAGTTCCACCGACTTCATCGAACCCTTACCACGTAGAGTAGCCATAATGACCACCCTCCTTTCTTATCTCATCCCGCAGGATGTCGGTCGAGGGTTAATCAGCCCTCTCACATACACGGGCTTGTCCCGTGTAGCGCTCTCTCATCATAAACGAGAGAAACTCTGGATGTCAAGGCGAATCTCATCCCAATTCCATGGAATCCATCGAGGCATCAGAAGACTGCGTGTCGCTCTCTTCCAACACCTGTTCCAGCTGAGGCACCAAACGCTCAGTCTCGCGCCATGTGTTCTCACGAACGATACCGGCAAGACCCTCATCAAACGTCACTGTCGCGCTACGACGAACACGCTTCGCCACCGGCACCACATCGCTGAGAGCACTCGTGAGAATGAGATCCCCGGTCTTCTTCGCTGACATCTGACGTTCCAGATCGTCAGCAACACGATTCATTCGACGGACATCATCGAGAGGAAGAACCATCTCGACAATGTCTTCCTGACCAGACTCATGCAGATACGCCTGAGCGTCATCAACAAGCTGTCGCCTTCTGCGCGCCCAAGTAACGAACCGATCGGCAACATGGCGACCAAGCGCCATGTCGACAACAGTATCGGAACGCACGTCGTGCAGATCCATACCCTTCGTCTGAGACAGCGCCCATCGCTCCCCTGGAACCACACTCATGGCACCACGATCGTCCTGACTGGCCTGGTTGTTGTCCCGCGCATCATCTTGTATCGCTTGCAATACAAGCCCTTTCCCGGACAGCGTCGACACAAGATCGGCTGTTCGAGAGGCCAACGATGCACGAGCTCGCTCCAAGCGTTGCTTCAACGTATTCCGACCGGCTTTGCCTCCCGCCGCAAGCAAGCGCCCACCGCTCACACCATGAGCAGCGACACCAAGCTTCTCAGCTTCATCTACGTCCTTCATCTTCGGAATGGATCGATCTGCCAACAGAGCTTCGAGACCAACGACTGCTTCACGTCGCTTATCCACCGACTCCAGCACGTCTTTCCACGAGCTGTCATCCTGACGCTGGCCATCGACGCCCACGGCCAATGGCCCGAGCAACGATCGGTACTTACTGACGCAACGAGCGTGGTATTCCTCTTCCTCCAGATACAGCTTGTGCATCACCTCGGACTGTGGGGATACTGCACCTGCTTGGAAACCGGCTTCCCAGTCAGCAGCACGCATACTCCAATACTCACGCTGCGTATCGTGCTCTCGCAGACGAGACCCATACGATCGAAGGCGCAGTGAGAATCCAATCAGATCATCATCAGCACTCATACCTTGAGCCTGAGTCTTCATGCGCTGAGATTGCGTCGCCATGAGCGTCTCCACATCCTGACTCATCACAGTGAGCATCGGCGTACGCACAGAAAGAGCCTCAGGTGGGAGAGATTGCAACACTTGGTACAGACCGTTGACACTGCGCTCCATGATCGTCTCATGGCCACGACGGATCAACGCTTGCCTCTCCTGGTCACTCAACCCCTCACGATGAGTTCGACGCTCAGCATACGTCTCAACTGCGATCATGGCTGATCCCATGGGAGAGCCCGGTCGATCGAGCAACTCAGTAACGAGCTCTGTTGCAACGCTATTCGCGCGTCGCATCTCCGGTCGATGAGACCCGTACCGCCACAGCGTCTTGTCAGCAGGCAAGCACGCCAACAACAACTGGGGCAGTGACTCATCGAGCACCTTCTCATGAGCCCAACGCTTCACGAACGCAGCCACATTCAGACGCTCATAGCCTACAGCACTGGACATATGAGCCACGTGCTGGTTCTCATCAAGCCACGAATCAACACCTCGTCGCAAGAGCGATATATCCGTGCTGGTGAGCTTGCCCTTCTGTTGCATGCCCTTCTCCGTGCGCACACGTCGACCGAGCCCGGCATCGACCATGGCAAGGTGGCAGTGAACATGCAACGTATCAACCTGGATAACGCCCACGTAGCGCAGGTCATCGAAACGATGCCCCATACGCTCCAAGCCATGCATAATCGCCATACGCAGACGCATCTGGTCGATGTGACCTCGATAATCGCCCTTGTTCTGTGCGACGAAGCCCTTGGGGACAACACCCGTCTCCTGAAGATACTCAGGGCTGAAAGACAGCACGGTCTTCATCACTGTGTGCCCCTCGTCGAACAGACGCTGAATGTCAGCACTGGCACGGCGCACGCCTTCATCGGACAACGACGGCTGGCCGTAGCCAAATGCAACGCCGCCTTGTCCAGACACATGCAGCACGTTGTCTTTGAGCTGATGCCTCGACACGGCTTTTTCTGTGGCGCTCTCTCGTGCCATGTAACGCAGGATGAAATCCTCGGTGTCGCGTCGACGAATAGGCGTCACAGGCTCGGTTGCGCCTTTACGAGCCATATAGCGCATCACGTAAGCGCCGGGTGTGCCACCACGAGAACCGCCATGCTTACCCCCGCCTGGGGTTGGCACACTGAACTCGTTGACAACAACAATGCTCTGCTTCAAGCTCATTGGTATCGACACACCTTTCGTTCTAATTACTTCAAATTGCGTCTATTTTTTAAATAAAGATCATTACATACATACAGTACGGCGTTAACAGGGGCGGCAGGTATGCCCCACCGCCCCTGTCATTACTTGCTGCTCATGATGTCAGAATTCTGGATCATCGAGATCAGCAGCGTCAATCTCGTCCGCCGTTGCGACCGGTGCCGCAGCCTCCACAGCCTCACGAGCCGACAGACGCTTTCGCTCCGTATCTCGCTCGGCATCAGCAACAGCCTCGTGCAGATCCTCGATCGAATCAACATCGGGCTGAACCAGAATCTCGGGCGCGTTCTGAGCAACCGAAGTGTTGATGACATCAGCCACGACCTCACGGAACGTCGACGCCAAAGCATCGGTCGTCAGGGTTGCACGCTGGTTCTCAGCGTCGTCGGCCACCTCAGACTCGACCTGAGCGACAGGCACAGACTGGATCTCGATTTCAGCCTCAGGCGCAACCTCGGCCTCAGTTTCATCTGCACGCTGAGCGGCCTGAGCGTTGCGCATGAGCGCATCGAAGAGAGGCGAGTCCATAACGGGTAGCACGGTCGGCTCACCGCTGAGGGCCTGAGCGATCGATGCACCCTCGGCCTCGTTGGTACGACCATCGGTACCCTCGTCATCGAACTGAGATTCCATCCCAGCGAAAACATCATCCACCTGGTTCGTACGATCCAACGCCTGATCAACAAACTTCTCATTCTCATGATCACGAGCACGGATCTGAGCGAGGTAGTCCGGGAAGTAGTCGGAAAGATCCAGACCTGATGTCACAGCGTCGACAACCAGACCATCTCGATCGATCACGTCAAGGAATGCCAGAGGCGCTTCCTGTTCGTTGCGGGGTGCGATCACAACACCCTCGTAGTGAGCTGGGAGCATCCAGATCTGGTTCAACAGATCGTTCGGAGGCTCGAAGCCCTCGTTGAAGAATCCCTTCTGAACAAGGTCAACAAGCTGCTCGTCGGTGAACTCGTAGAATGCATCGACGGTTGTTGTACCGCCGTCCATCTGATCGAAATCCACTTCTGTCACGCCATAGGCGATCTCAGGCGATCCGTAGGGAACGAGTCCCACGAGACGACCTCGGACATGGAGGACAGGCCGGTAGTTCGACCGAGCCCCATGATTGGTGAAGTACAAGGTGTCAACGAGCACCTTGATGTCAGCTTCACCCTTGACCTCACGAGACTCAACGCCTCGCATCGATAGCGCGTGTCGCGCCCAACGGTTGGAGCGCTTCATGCCTGTTACTGTACTCATGTTCCTTCTTTCTGTTGTTTGGTGGATACCCCAACGCAATCAGCGTTGGCGAGACTTCTTCTCTGCCTTCTTCGCCAGCTCCAACGTTTCAGACAACTTCTCAGACATCTTGTCAAGCGCCTTGGCACTCGTGTCGAACTCGGCACGATCAACCCAACGGCGCATCGCTGCAAACACCTTGTTCAGACCGCGATGGCCCAGTGCGCACAGCCAGATCACACCAGCTGAGATCACGATCGTGATGAGCAGCATGGGGGCAACCCAGTACGCGATGAAAGCCTCGGTGCTCGGAGCATTCGCGCTCGTCACGCCAAGACCATCCTGAACAAGACGACCCATGTTCGGGATGACCTTCAGGGCACCCCATAGCATGATCCATAGGCTGACAAGAACCCACGAAACAAAGCCAATAACGCGCGCCACGACGTAGACACCCATACGGGCACTGCGCCTAATCGAGCCCTTCTCATCAAGGGTCATAGGCGTGCGAGCAGTGTTGATCATAGAAGACAGATTCATAACAGGTTCCTTTCGTAAGGGTAAGGGATTGATTCAAAGAGTAGAGAAACGAGTGGGACCGCACCCACCATCGCTCAGTAGGTCCGATCGCGTCCCGGAGCACCGGCCCAACCGGTGATGTCCGAGATCGAACCATCGCTATCGAGCGTGTAGCGCATCGTGGAATACGACGTGCTCGTCGCCTTCCCGTCAGAGCTCTTAGTCGTGATACCAACGACAGCAAAGTACGTGTACTTCGTACCGTCGACGTTCGTCACAGAAGTCGTGAAGCTATCGAGAGACGAGTTCGCACCCTCGTAGGCAAAGTAGGTCTTACCGGACGAGTCCGTACGCCATGCGCCTGCATCCTCACCCGGCATGAACACCGTGAGGAACTGAGAATTCTCATCTAGGTGCCAACGATCGATGAGCGCTTGTCGCGCAGAGATATACTCATCCCCGCTCGACCACGTGAGCGCCTGCTTCATGATGGCCTTCACAGCCTCATCATCACTACGCTTACGCGCCGGGGACATACCGGTTGCTTCAGCCGAGACAGTCTCCTGGTGATCGACAGTCGACGTTTCCAGCGATGCGAGCTGCGATTGCAACTGTTGCACCTGCTCAGCAGTGCGAGCATTCTCATCGGCCACATGGTCACTGTGCGTTGCCGCAACACCGACACCGCCCAGGAGGATCGCACTTCCTGCGATCAGCGCACCGAACCGTGCAATAACAGGCGTCTTCTTGTTCTCTTGCGCCATCTCAACCAACTCCATTCTCATGAGCCGTATCGTCACTGACAAGCAGTCGCGCACCAGCGCTCGTCACTCCCGTGTGAACACCGGAGAACGTTCCCGAGGCGGCATCATACGTGGCCGTCGTCCACGCCAGCAGCGTGCCGTCAGAGCCCTTGCACAGCCACGCGATCGGCAATGCCGACGTGTCTGTCACGCCATAAGTAACGACTGATTCCCATTCGTACTGATCAGCGGGCAATGCGCTCGTTTGACCCGAGGCGTCTTTCGCCAGCGGTGCGTACCAACGCACGGCAGCACCGTCAGGCACAAACTCGGCAAGCCGAGCATGTAGATCGGCCACACGCTGCGCATCTGCATCCGAGGTGCTCGTCGACCATCCGCGATACTCGTTCTGGAGATCGGCTACCTGCTGACTCTTCTCCTGGAGAGAATTCACAGCAGCCTTCGCACCCTCGACATCGGGCACAACTTCGGATGCCTGCTGAGCCTGAGCAACCTGAGCAGTCAAGGTCTGGATCTCAGCGCTTCGATCGATCGGAGCACTCTGAGTACCCACAATTGCAATACCGATTCCCATTGCAGCCAAACCCAGGCCCGCTGCGATCTTCAGATCAATACGGTGCTTCTTGCCATCACCGTCATGAGCGTGAGCCTTCTTCTCAGCCCGCTGAGCTCGCTTCTGTTCGAGCTCATCGGTCAATTCCTGGCCACTCTTCCAATGCGTTTTCGGCGTTGGTGTCTTCGCCCATTCACTGAGCTTGCTCATTCGATCTGCCATGGTCATCACTCCCTTTCTCTATCTCTTTTCCATTGACGTGATTTCACTCGTGTATCAACATAATCAATTGTATCACAACACCCCGTACCAGATGCAATCATCCAGTACGGGGTGCCATGAGTGATGCTACATGATCACGGACCAGGGGTCAGACGAGAGTTCTTGTCACCCTGACCCTTTTGCATGGTGGACGGAACCGTCACCGATGCGAACTTCGAGGAAGACTCCTTCGTGGTGTTTCGATACGCCACGTAGTCCGTATCGAGACCCGTCGAACCAGTGTAGAACTGGCCCACTGTCGGAGCACGATCGTTGAGCGAACCCGAGACAATCTCACCCTGGGGCTCGTAGTTACCCTCGCCCCAGACTTCCTTCACAGAATCCTCACCCACATACATGACCGTGTGCGACACACCGCCGGTCGTACGCAGGAGGATGTCACCGGGCTGAAGCTTGGACTTATCGCCGTTGTAGTCGATCTTGGTCCACTTCGAACCACCCTGACCCTGAAGATACTCTAGCTGGTTGGACACGCCACCAGCCGGATACGTATCGTCAGTACCAGACCAGCGAACAGCCGTGGCAACGGTGCGGTCACACGAGGCAAAGTAGTTATCCGACTCACCGAGCACCTCCTTGTGGAGGTACTTGTAGATGTCGGTGCCATCGTTACCCTTACCATCGTCGTTGTACGGCCATGCGTAAGAGATCGCAGCCTTGACCATCGTGGAGTTATCCACCTTGCCGCCGTGCGACTTGCACTTGCTGGCGGCAGCGGCAACAGAGCTGTTGTTCGCACCCGTCACAGCGCTGCCCGACTGAGCAAGGATCGAATCAGCTAGAGACTTGTTCTTCTCCCAGCCGCCCATCTTGGCAAACCAAGTACCGGCAGCAGACTCACGAGAGCCCAGAGTGCCGTCGTTGATACCCTCCCACTTCGTGAGGAAGTACGAGGTCGACGCAGACACGCTACCGCCCTCAGAGTTGTCGATCAGAGCCTTTACCTGAGCGACGCGAGCCGGATCGTCCTTGGAGATCATGAAGCCGAGCTGGGTTTCCAGCGTCGACCACGGCTTGCCGATCGATTGCGCGTACTCAGTGAGCAGCGCGTTACGACCATTGGTCCACTGACCGAGGCCGATGCCCATCAGATCGATCGCCGGGAAGCGTGCAGAATACGCAGGATCCACCTGTGCGATCTTGAAGCCCTTGGCCTCAGCGTCTTGCTTACGAGGACCGATCGTGAACTTCTCGTCAAAAATCGTCTCCACACCGGTCGGATCAATGCCGGATTCATGGGACCAGTTGCCCAGAACACCGGCGATATTCTCATCCGACATACCCCATGTCGACAGCACAGAGTAGACAGTCTTCGCATTCTCTTCAGTCTTAGCCGAGACATCACCAACAGCGCCGTCTGCCGCCTTCGCTGCGTTTTCGACAGCCACAGTGCATGATTCCAGCAACCCATCGTTACGAGCAGCCATATCGCCGTCACGCAGAGCGACCGCACCACCAGCGATAACAGCACCCGCGCCAACAGCCGTTGCCACAACCGTCGCAACAGTCGCGGTCGCCGCCGACACAGCTCCGCCCAATGCGCTGGCAACAGCCGCACCGGCTCCCGTGAAGAAACCAACCACAGCCTTCGCTGCTGCAACAACAGCACCTGTGATCGCAGACCACAGTGACTGAGCCGCTGCCATGATCGACATCATCACCGTCTTGAGCCAATTGAGGAACACCGTCAGTGCAGCAGCTTGCGCCGCAGCAGGAGCCGCTGCTCCGGCAGCAGCTCCGGTCGCAGCCTTACTCGCGCCGCTCTTGTTCTGGCCTCCCTGGATACCGTCACCCAGCAGACCACCGCCACCGGGCTCAGCGCCACCAGAACCCATCACATCGGTACCATTGGCTCCCGTGTCCATAGGCTCATCAGGCTGCACAGGTGGCTCGGCCCCGGTGCTAACGTCCAGGTTCTTCTGAGGGAGCTTGTCAATACCCTCTGGTTTCATACCTATCTCCTTTTCGTTTATCTGTTGATCGAACCAGTACACACTCAGTACAACGTCAACACGTTGGCATTCGTATTCTGCACTGTGTTCGTTCGCACATTACGCAGCTCGATCTCCAGATTGAGCAGATCGTTGTAGGAATTGACCTGATACGCCTTCTTGTGGTCGTAATAGGTCTGCCACGACGTAATGAGGTTGCTACGCAGATCCAGCAACGGCTTAATAAATGTATCACGGTTCGTGTACGAACTCAGTGGCGTTCCGTTATTCAACGTGAACTCGACCTTCTGCCAATCGGGAGAAGGCGTAGACAGCGCAGACTGAGACTTCATGAAGTCCACGTAGCTCATGCCCTTGGGAACAACCTGATCAAGGTAACCCTCGTTCACCGACCCATGCCGCCAATCGAAATCATAGCCACCGGGCACAACCGTCTTGGACGACAGGAACAGCGTCGACTCACCGGTCTTGCTGCTCTTCGCATCCTGACCGGTCACCTCATCACCTGCAATCACATCGGGAACAACCGGCTCATTGAGCTGGAGCATTGTGCCGCGATCGTTCACAGAGGTCGTAGCGATCTGCGACGTGTACTGGTCGATCTTCGCCAAGTCAGCCTTCATCTGAAGCAACTGACCGTCCATCTCATCGCGTAGCTTCTGCTCAGCATCACGAGTCACAGCCTCGTGGTAGACATCGCCTGCGTTGAACTCAGTACCAGCCGTTCCAAGGTTCATGCTGACAGATCCCGATGCCACAGGGTTGAACGCAATACGCATCTGGTCGTACTGCTGGAAAGACTTATCGCCTGCGTTAGGGTCAGTCTTCGACGAAGACGATCCCCCAGACTGGGGCTCACTGGCAGCGCCCTCGCCCTCCTTGTAGGAGATCTCTCGATTGATACGAATCGTCATATCGAGGATCTGGAGATCGAAACCGTTCGGGTTATCGAGGACAACCGCCATGTACTTGGCGTTGTTACCGAACGTCACGTAACGAGCCGTGATCGACTTGCCCTTCAGCGAGTGCTGATGGAGCTCGCGATCAGTGCCCGTCAAGAACACCTGGTAGTCATCCGCGTTCGCGGGAAGACGGGCTTCATCACGGGCGTTGAGAAGCACCATCGTGCGAGTCTTAGAGGGGTCAGTATACACACCCATCACACGACCGGTTGCCTGCGTACGAGAGGTCGTAAAACTCTGCGTGTACATCGCCGTCGCGCTGAGCTGTTCCTGAGCGTTCGTGTACGACGACACGCCTGCGCCAGTCAGCAGCGCTGCTCCAGTTAGGCTGAAAACAGCCACGGCAACACCAAATCGCTCCATCGCATGGTGCGAATCGAACTTAAAGCGAGTCTGGAACGCCTTGAACTTCGCTGCGAAACCGGACGGAGCACCGTCAGCCTCTACTGCGTCCACGGCAACATCATCCTGAACGTCATTCACAGACTCATTCTGAGACACGTGCCCGTTCTTACCGTTCTTGCTTTTACCCCATGCCATAACGTGATCCTTTCAATTCGTGTTCTGCGTTTTATCTTTAATCCGGGAGTGAACGTGTGGATAGCAACAGCCGGAGCCGGATAGACCGGCCCCGGCTGTCACAGTGACCTTTTGACCATCTTGACCATCGGTTGTGTTATCAGAACATGGTCAGAAGATACGGCAGAATCGTGCCGCCTCCAAGGTCTTCGATCGTGGTCTTACCGCCCTCAGCGATACCGAAGACGAGGGATCCACCACCGGCCATGGCTGCACCACCAATAATGATGAGCAGTGCGACAGTGACCCAGGAAGTCTGCGCGGCGGACTGACCGCCGAACAACTTGCTGAAGAACTTATAGGCACCCCACACAACGGCGGCCGTGCCAAGGAGCGCGATGATCAGACCACCAATGAACTTGATGTAGGTCGTCGCGTTGACGAGGAAGCTTTTCAGATCCCAGTCCGCAACAAGCGGATGATCTGCGACCGCAAACAGAGCTCGGTTCGCCTGGGCGTTGAAGACATCGATCGCCTGAGTCGTAAGAATATCGAGAGACATAAGTTCTCCCCTTTCATTCAGAAGTAGTTGTACATGTGCATCTGGCCAGAGCTCGGATGGTTGACAGATGCCTACACTCGTGACCTAGATACATACTACACAACCCACATGCATCAAGCAAGTGAAACGCCCTCGATCACGCTGGAGATCCAGCATAATCGAGGGCGTCATAAGTGTCACATGGACACTCTTACACAGTCACCGTCATGACGGCATCGGGGGCATCGACGATCCACCCGACGGCTTCGGACCTTTCAGACCCTTGCCCGCCTTGCTGACCTTGCTCGCCTTGCCCGACGCGCTCTGAGACCCACCCTGGCGAGGTGCACTCAGCAAACGCGAGCTACCACCGCGAGACGGTGCCGGTCGCGACGGAGCAGGAGTCTGCGCAGGAGATGCAGCCTGGGCCGGTGCCTGCTGCGACTGCTGAAGCTGCGGCTGACGAGGCTGCTGAGCCTGAGCAGGAGATGGACGCTGAGCACCCACAGCACCACGCTGAGGCTGAGACTGAGTCTGCTGTGGTTGGCTCTGACGCGCTGGCTGCACGGGACGCGGTGCCTCAGCAGACTGGCGATGAGCCTTCGCTTCCTGACCCTTGGTCTGAGCACTCTGGACATCACCCAGAGCCTTCTGGCCGTCCTGAGCAGCGCCTGCGACATCACCGGAGTAAGCCTTGGCAGCTGCCTTACCGCCGTGCCACACAGCCTTCACACCAGACGTTGCCTGATCAACACGTGCCTTATCAGCCTTGTTATGAGCGTCCATCGTCGACTGAATCGACCCTGCCGTCTCACTCATAGCATCATCGGCGTTGTTGGCGACCTTGCTCGATACGGCAGCATCAGCCTGCGGACCAGCCTCAATCTGAGCTGGCTCAGACAACCCACCACGAGCATCAACCTCACTTGCGAGCTGACGATCCGACTCGGATGTCATCAGCGCACCAGAGTTGTCACTGTTTGTGCTGTTGTCGTTGGCAGCGTTGACACCGCCCGATCCATCGCTGAGCAGCAAACCGCTGCCACCACCACCAGGCGCACTCGGATCACCACCGGATGCACCAGGGCCGATCTCATCGGGGCCAGGGCCATCGGTACCGTTGATCGAGAGCATCGATCCACCGCCCATGCCGGAGACACCACCGTTTCCATCCTGGATACCACCAGAGCCAGCCATGAGACCGCTCGATGCACCGCCGCGTCCCGAGCCAGAACCCAGACCGCCGCGACCACTCATCAGACGGTTAGCAGCAGCAGAGCCAACGCCTGCGCCAACACCACCGGCCAGAGCTGGCATGAGCTTACCGCCGCCAGCAGGGGGTGCCACATTCGTGTCCAGGAACTTATCGACAATCTTCGTGACAGCCTCGTTGAGACCCTTCACGAATGCGCCACGGAAGTGCATCATCTTCCACGTCAGGAGAATCAGCAGCACGGTGGACACCAGCGACGTGAAGAGCGTGACGTTACCGCTGTTCTTCAGATAGACACCAAAGCCACCCATGCTGTTGAACATGTGCTCCAATCCGCCCTCGAAGATACCGGGAATCGAGATGATGATCTCCTGCACGAGGCGGTAGATAAACATCGTGGCAATGATCTCGGTGATCATCGTGAACGTGTAGATGAGCACCTTAGCAATACCCGCCATGGAACCCAGCGTTGCAAACGGCACTGCCGTAATGATGTGCATCGAGTTCTTGATCGCACCGGTAAACATACCGAATGCGTAGCCGAGACCCAGCACGATGAAGCAGAGCAGAGTCACAGCGCCGTTCACCCAGTACAACCAGCTCACGCCAGCAGAACCGACCAGGTTCACAGAATTGTGGTACTCACGAGTCGCAGACGACACAGCGTTGCTCGACGAGTAGGTGGTTGCCGAGTTCTTATCGAACGTCGTGTTCAGGTAGTTGTACATGGACAACGCAGACAGGTTGGCATTGTTGAAGTCCTCCCCGAGCACCACCCAGTCACCGGCGAGCCTATCGGCTGGATTCGTCGTGAACGTGATGACACTACCCTCACCAGACGCCTGAAGACCAGACCCCTCACGAACCTTCAAAACAGCGTTCTCTGACGCCTTGGTCTTGTCGCAACCAGACTTGTCATCTTTCTTCGTCGAGCCATCAGCCTGGACATTGAACCACGTCGTCGCGCAGCTCTTCACCCACGTCACACCGCTCGATGCCTGCTGGCTAATACGACCCTTGATAGCCGTATCAAAATCGGATGCCTGATACGACTGGGAAGTCGTGTAACGCAGGAGCATCTCCATAGCCGCCACATAGGTAAAGTCCTTCAGACCGCCATTCGATGACGTATCAGCCTTCGCAGCCTCAGCCGAGATAGAACCAAGCCCAGACGGGTTGATACCTGCGACATCTGAGAAAGCCCCTCTGTTTGCAAGCTTATTGATCGCCACAGTCGTCGGACGCAACTTATTCACAGACGCACCGGTCGGAGATTGCTTATCAGAATCCCACTCAAGTGTGCCATTCTCAGGTACCGCAAGACGGTTCACCTTCGCCCAGTTCTCGAAGTCGACGAAGGTCGAGATCACAACACGCGTCGCACCCATACCAGCACCGGCTGTCGCGTCTTTCATGACACCCAGCGATGCCGTGTACATCGAACCAATAAGAGGCAGACCGACACCCAGGAACAGCATGCGGATCACCAGCTTCTTCAAGCCGCTGAGCGCATTGCCCTTCTTCCACATGAGCGACGAGATGATGAACGTAAAGATGAACAGCGGGATCAGCACCGTCCACGACAGGTTCACCAGCGCCTGATACCAGCCGCTGAACCAGGTGTCCAAGCTCTGCATCCACACAGGCACACCCTGTCCACCGGTCATACCGTTCGCCATTGCTGCGCTCGATGCCGAGATAGCAGAGAAGAAGAACTTGAATGGATTGAGCGTCTCCAGGAGCCAGATCACAGCCGAGAAGATGGTGTCGATGCCACCGGCGAGCAGATACAGCAACGCCATGATGGAACCGAAAGCCATGTTCTGGAAATGGAGGCCCAAGCCCGTCGACGTGGAATCAAGACCCAACGAGTTCAACAGCGAGCCGTACTGCGCATAAGCGAGAACACCGCTGTACGAAGAGTTTGCGCTGCTCGCACCGTTATCGCGAACTCTCAACGAGTCATAACCCACCGTGTTCGACGAACCCGTGGCTTTAGAGACGAGCCAGCCGGAGAAGCTCGACACATCGTCGTCTCCATAACCGAGCAAGTCGCCACCCTCGCTGGCATTCTGAGCGATCGTCGTCCAGCCTTCATCCTCCGAAAGGCCATTGCCTTCACCAGGCTTGGTCGCATCGGAGAAATAGGCAGTGACGTTCGACGATAGGGTGTAGAAGTCGTACTTCTCAGCCTTGTCCTTGTCAGCGTACGCACTTCCGCCAATCATGGTGAGACCAAAGACGGCAATCAACACAGCCGCAACAAACGACAGTGCACGGGTGAAGCCCCGAACTGCTCGAACACGATGTGTCAGCATCAACGAACTCTCTCCTTTCTTTTCTTGGATTTTCTTGTTCACTTGTTCTTCCTTTCAGCCTTTTTGCGATCTTTCTGCCGGGCCATCACAGATCCCCTGTGTCGACCGGGAGCAACACTCCCATCGTAGGTAATGTCGCGTACATGGGCATTGAGACCGAGCGCAAGGTCACGCTTGAACACAACGTTGACCGTCCCTCGCCGCAAGAACGTCAGCCCCTCACCTCGGCGGGTGATGACCTTCGTCATATCAACGGGGATCTGCTTGGCCAGCTTCTTCTCGTACACAGGCACGAGAGCATCGCTCATCGCACCCAGCGCCGTCCAATCAGCCTCATCGAAGTGGTTGAACTCCGAGTCATCCAACATCGCCTTGACGCTGTTGTAGCACAGGGCGACGCGACCGTTACGACGGAAGAGACGCTGGAACTGCTCGGTCATGTACGGCTTCACGCCCTTATCGATCAACTCAGCACCGTGGATGATGAGAGTGTCGCCCTCGCCCAAGGCCGAAGCGGCAAATGCCAGCACGTTGACGAGCTGGGCCATCGCAACGCCCTTTCCACGATCCACCAGAGCTGAGAAGTCATAGATGACACGACGAGCCTTCTGGGCTCCGTCAATGACATCGTTCGTGATGACGTTGAAGAGATCACCGTTTGCACTCAGCATGGACTTGAAGACAGAAGAGAGCACAGAGTACGCGTGCACCATCTCATCATCGCGATTCGCCCTGCTGGTCAGCGCCTTATAGCGCTGATCCAAATACGTAACGAACAGCTTCAGCTGCGGTACCTGATCGTGAGGCACGCCCACAAGACGCAAACGATCCTGATTGTCCTTCGCGTTACGCGCCCACATGTTCTGATCCACATAGAACTGCTCCAGAGTGTCCCTCAGCTGCGACTGAATGATCGTCCGATCGTCATCGGTAGGCTCATACACCTGCTCGGTCAAGAGCACCATCTTTTCCAGATGGGTCGAGAACAGCGAAAGCTGATCCTTGCGATCACCGAACACCTCAAAGGGGTTCACATCGCCCTGAGACATGTCGATACGAGCAGTGATCGTGTCCATGCGAGGACCGAGAACGCCCGTCAGATCAGCACCATCAAGGATAATGTGCACCACACGCTTGTTATTGATCAGCGCCGCCTGGGAGATCTTCGATCCCCACATATCGGCCACCTGAGCCTTGTTCATGATCTCAGCACGAGACTTCTCGTCGTCGGCAACAACCACATGGTGACTGTACTGATCCACATCCATCAGGACGCCGGAATTGTTCACGTCACCGACCATGTAGCCGACGAACTCACCACCACGGTCATTAAGACCGTTGGTGACAAGATTGAACGCACCGGCCAGTTCGGTCGAGGTGAAGTGGAAACCTTTACCCTTCTTCGATGCATTGGGGGCAAACAGCGTTGCCAACTCCTGACGCTGAAGACCAGGGTGCGCAGCGATCGACAAGTTGCCAACGCTATCGATGTACCGACGACGCAGATCATCGATGACATCATCAAGGATCTCCAGCGAGGGAGCCTTCAGGAGAATGCGGTAGTGCACGGACAGATAGGCAGCGCCATCCTGGACCTCAGCGATCGCCTGTTCGACCTCGGCAGACACCTTCGATGCCTTACGACGGGAAGACTTCGTACCGTTCTCGCTCTGCTCCTGCTCTTCGAGACGATCGAGTCGCTCGGACGCCTTGATCTTGTCCTTGAGCCAGGACTCAGTCACGCGCGAGACCTGCTGGAGCAGAACCGCCGTCACATTCTTCGGCAAATAGGGAATAAGGTTCACACCCCAGAACGGAGGGAGCTCATCACGGGCGCTCTCGTCGTGGAAGTAGCCCAAGATACATCCGACGTTACCGTCGATCTCGAAGTAATCCGAGTGGAAGACGTACCCCTGGCGAGGCTTCACCGCCAGAAGATGAGCATACTCCCTAAACGTTGCACCGTTAGTCTTCGAGAACAGAGCCTTGCGCTCCTTACGAGACATGCCCTTGAGACTACGCTGTTGTGACGCAGCGCGATCGCGCGCTTCATCAGCGGCAATCGAGGCACTCGCTTCACGAACGCGAGATGTTGCCATGCCCCACGGCGATGACTCATCCGTCATCGCATTTGTGACACTCTCATTTTTGGCCATAGATGCCACTCCTTTCCATCATTACTGTTGTGGTCAATCGAAGACCGATTATGGTCGTTCCTCAGGCTATTCTACACGAAAACGAGGCGAAATCCCATCGCACAGCACTCGCTTATCGATATTTGTTGGCGTTAGATACAGAACAACCCCGGACGCGAACGTCCGGGGTTGTCACAGCCCTTGCAACTCTGAGGCTACATCATCTCTTACTTCGTGGTGACAGGTCCGTAGTGAGTTCTCAGGAGCTCGATCGTCTCATCGTAGGTGAGCATCGCCACCTGCTTAAACATCAGCGACGAATCAGCCACTTCAGCATCGAGCAAGTTGTGAGCCTTGCGGAGATCCTCGTCGTTGCTCGCGATGAGAATCAGGTACTGGTGGATGCTGAAAAAGCTTGTACCCACATAGCTGTTCAGAGACTGGTACTGCTCATCCATGAGAGCGATCAGCTCAGGATCACGAGCCTCAGGATCAAGGGCACGATTACGCCTCTCCAGTGCCGCCTTCTGCGAATGAACACGCTGGGGTTCCTTCGTGGTCACAAAGACCAACTCCACGCCTGGCTCCAGCTTGCGATAGAAACGATCGTTGCGGTTCAGGATCGCATTTCGGTCCTGATCGAACAACAGACGCGACGCAGATCCCACGACCGAATACGCCTGCCCCACCATACCGTCGACAAAGGTGATGAAACCCGTCTTCTCGTCGACATCCTTGATGCCAACGATCGAGTGGAATTGACCCGGACTCGAATCAGATCGCGTCAACACCTTGCGTGCAGTCTTCGGCAGATAGTCAAACAGAGCCATGACCATTTCACCGCGCATCTCTTTCGTCTTCGAGTACGCAGCGAAGTACGCTGTGGCAGCAATCCACCACACCGAGATGAACACCAGATAGCCGAAGTTCGCGCCTTTCAGTGGCGTGCCCATGAGCAGCCACATGAGGATCACAATGCTACCGATCCAGGCAAAGATCACCTTCATCGGGAGCGGCTTCAGCTTGACTGAGTTATTCGACAAGCTCAGCTCATGATCCAGGATCGTACGATCCAGCGAGACTGGAATGGAATACCGTTCTTTCACAGCCATTCACAACCCTCCTTTCGTTCTGTTTCTCTCGTACTCACACTCGTCACTTGTCGAACGAGAACGCGACGCCTCGCGTTCCATCCGGCTTGTCCTCCAGAGACAGGTACGCATCGAACGTCTTGCCCGTCTTCTTGGACTTCATGCCCTTGATGAGCACCTTCTCGCCAGCCTCGATCTTCTCGCGCTGTTCATCGGTAAGCTTCACACCAAGCATCGACTTGGGTGCAACACCTCGCTTCGCAGCCGAGGTCGGCTTGCTGTAATCAGGATTAAAACCAACAAACTTCCGCCCATTGAACTCATTCTCTCCGAGAGCACCGATGACGATAAAGTCATCCCCCGTCTTCCTAGACGTAGCAGTGATCTCGATGTCCTGACCGGCCAGGAGATCCATGCACTCCTGATCGGTGAAGCGATGACCGCTCCACGTACGGTTGAACTTCACGTGCTTGTTAGCAGGTACCCACGTTCCCTCGAAGTATTCCTTCTCCACAAATTCGCTCATTCCAAGTTCCTTTCGCATAGTTTGTGCATTCGCCGTCATCACGGCGATGTCGTCTGTGATCAGTCCGGCCACCTCGGCCAAGACATCATCTGCATTCTTCTGACCCTTGGCAACAGCCTTCATGTCAGAGAACACTCGTTCCGTGATCGTCAGATCACCGATATGCGTGCCCGGCAACAGCCGGTAACTCATATCGCCGTGCTCAGTCAGGGTGATCTTGCCTCGGGTTTCGCTCATCAGCGGATAACGCGACTTCGAGCTCGACACCTCAGCAAAAGTACTCGTGCGCGTTGCACCCGTCCCCACATCACGTCGCTCCAACTGCTTCATCAGCCATTTCACAGTGGGAGCAGCAGGACGAGGTGGAACACCCTCGTGAACAAACGGCTGAGCCTGGGTACCCAGACCCGTCACGTTGTTCTCATCGTCGTCATCATCTGCCATCGATGCACCGCCGAGAACGGCCTTCCAGCCCGGCTTCTTCGGCACCGAGCACGAGCCCGTGTACGACGGGAAGTCAGTAACGTGACCCTTCTGCGCCTCGTACTCGTAGTCCTCTGCGAGAACAGCAAGAGCGGAACGAGCCAGCAGTTCATAGATCATGGCACCCGTCTTGCCGTACTTCGCCTCCACATCCGCAAGCGACTTCGGGACATTGGGACCAGGACGGTTTGCACCGTGGGCACCAGAGTCTTTGACGTGCGTCGAACGAGCCGCAGTGTGCGTCAGCAGAGCTGGATCGATACCGACAGCGCGAGCGATTGCAGGGGCGTTGCTCACAAGCTCCGCGAATTGCTCCTTGGTGACGTGCTTGTCTTCGGTACGGGGGTAGCTGACGACTTGGGCCTCGTACATTTTTTGATAGATTTTCAGCACGTCCGCCGCCTTCACGCCCTTGGCGCTCAGCAATGCGGACAAACCCGCCAGATCCAGCATTCGAGGCGGGCCAGAGCGCTTCATGGTCTTGGAATCGACCGTGACGCTCGATGCGTGAAGACCACTCAGATCAACATCCGCCTCGCGAGCACATCGCTGAGCGTCAGGGTCCGAGTACATCACGCCATTCTCATCGCGGAATCGAGGCTCGTAGAACGGCACCTTCTTCCACGACTTGTGCGCCTTCAGCTGATCCCCCACCAGCACCGTCATGGCCGACTTCAGTCGACCCTGACGCAGCACAGTGCGCTGACCAGCAAGCTGGGATGCGACTCGGGTCCACTGCATCGAGAGGAAGTCCCAACGAGAACGCAGCCATGCCATTCGGTACTCGTCATGATCTTCCATCGAGGGCAAACGCTTACGCGACACAAACGCCTTCTGGATCGACTTCGGAGACTCATCGGTGAAATACATGCGTGAGATCGGCTTTGTGTTCAGTCCGAGGGCAGCGATGATTTCCCAGGCTAGTAGCCCCCCTTCGCCCGACGGATCGACATCTGTCGCGATACAAATTTCATCGCAGGAACGGAATGCCGTACGAATGTCGGACAGCAGCTTCGACACACCGTCCTTCTTCTCACGCTCAAACGCAAGATCGTTCAGATCCCACGGAAGATCACTCAGTGCCCATGAGGCATACTGCGTGCGCTTCGACGGATCCACCTGATCCACCGGTTGTTTGAGCTCGAACAGGTGACCGCGTGCAAACGCGATCACATAGTTCTCACCATTATAGGTTCCAGTCTGGCCACCGAGTGCCTTCGCGAAATTACGCGCCGCGCTTGGCTTCTCAGTCAAGATACCAACCGTCATACATGTCCTCCAAATCTATGATCGAAAAATTATCGAAAACGTTCGTATACGAGTATATCAGAGTCGTTCAAAGACCACCATCGTTTCACCGCGATGCTTCTGACGTGACTGTGCTCGCTGAAAATGATTACGCGATGCCGACGCATCGATCTCATCTGCCAGGTACCACTGCTCACCCAATACGCTCTGAGCCACTGCCGACATACGCTCGCGCCACTTCTCACTGATCTGGAAGGCGAAAACGCGCGTCGACGGAGCAACGCTCATAGAAACAACCTGCTTCCACCATTCCAAGAATGCCTCGTCATCCAGATTCTCAGCTCCTTGAGAGGTGTAGATCTCCGTATCTCCATATGGCGGGCAAGTCAGAACCATCTCATGTGTTCCACCGCGCATATCGCGAGTGGCGCTATCACCAAGCGACACACTGACATTCGCCAAACCCAGACGATCAATAAGACCCTGATGAGACTGCACCACGGCTTCAGAAATGTCTGTCCCGGTGTACGTCACACCACGCTGAGCACAGGTGAGCATGCGCTCACCCCACCCGCTGCACGGGTCGTACATATGCGTCGACTCATACCGATCGAGAACAGCCAGCATAGCGGTGTTGACGAACGTCGAATACGACCGGATCTCACCGCTGATGGCCAGCCCTCGCACAACCTCCAGAGCTGACTCAGGAAACTTGCCGAGATAATGCAACCGATTAGCGAGCAGACGTGCACGCAGACGGCCCCACTTACGGTGGTGAACCTCGTCGGTTTCCCACATTTGCAACTCACGAGCATAGAACGTCTCCCACGTGCCACTACGAGCGAGCCAGGAGATCTGCCTCGAACCAGCATTCGTGACATCAATATTCGCCCATTGTTGCACCTGCTCGCTCAGACTTTCCCTGAGATCAATCAGAAATTCAGGAAGATCAAGCCACGAGTACTCACGCTCCCAATCGCGACCGTCAGGAGCCCCGAGAGCAAACCACAGATGAGCATCGGCCAAAGCTTCAGAACCATCCCACAGCATCACGTAATTCAACTGTGCGTCGCGAGCAGCTTCACGCTTACGCACGTCTCGCTCAGTCCACGTCCCGAGCGCGTTGAGGTAATACTGAGACTTCTCACCCTTTTTGCGCCAGGTCTGCACTGTCTTATGATCCATCTCACGATCAGCCTCATACCAATGCCCGCAATGCGACCACGAGCCATTGAGTTCGATGAACAGATCGCGCTCAGGGATGTAAAAGTCAACAGCGAAAGGATAGCGATTCTCATCACGATGCTGTCGCACCACAGTCATGCCATGCTGATCCGCATACTCAACAAGCAACTCATAAAGAGCGTCCTCTGATGACGAGGTGTTAAACGTGCCGTTTTCACGCTTCGCAGAGACGATACGACGCTGATGTGACGGATCACTCATTCGACGAGATTGCGCCTGACGATGCTCAGGTAGCTGGGTAACATAAGCAACACCGTAACGCTCCTGATTGGTCTTCACAGTATTTGCTCGAATACGTCGTTGGTTCTCGGGATCACTCATGTACTGCGATATTTCCTGCCTAAACGAAGATCGTTGAGACGGATGATCAACACCGTAACGCGAACGTGAAGTTGCGATACGTCGCTCATTCGCCACCGCCTTTTCCTCATCAGTCAAACAACGACGGTGGTACCCATAAATTGCGCGCTCACGTTGACGTTCCTCACGCTCGCGCTTCTTACGAGCAAGAGTTCGCTCACGCTTAGCTCGACGTATAGGCTCCAATGACGTTTGGGCTTTCTTCCGAGCCTCGTCAGCAAACACAGATCCTTCAGCCAACGTGTACCGAGCGCCGTAACGATCTTCCCTTGTCTGGGCAGCCTTCTCCTGGTACTCATCAAGCTTGAACGGGTTGTCTGTACCATGCTGAGCGATCATGCCTGCTCGCATGACACCACGACGAGACCGACGATCGGCGTCACGGAACTCTTCGCCAAGACCCAGACCTGTGAACAGATCAGCAAGCTTGATCAGATTCACCGCGTCATGCAGCCCAAGCTGCTCCAACAGACCTGCTTTATCCAGATCGCACGCAGCATAGCGTTCCAGCACGTCTCGCACAGTCTCCTGTGCAACACGTTGACGCACATGCTCGATCTTATATGTATGACGATCAACGCCCTTCAACTCAGTCTTCATCGAAGAGTTGTGATAGCCAGGATCGATGCCGGTGGCATCAATGACACGCTCACGCGACCAACCCCGGCACACCAGGTCAGTCGCGCTACCCTCGGAAAATAGTTTTGCTTCATTCATGAGGCAATTCTATCATCGGTACAAGGGTAGTGCAACCCTATCTTCCCTCCCATGGCTCATTGATTATTCTGGTAAACCAGCATATCATAGAGTTATGGCACACAATCTTGCCCCACATCAGCCACAACCACCAAAAGGAGTTTTCGTGATCACCAATCTTAAAAACATCAAACCGTTCATCGAAAAGAGCATGCCGTTCATTCTCACGACAATTCTCATCGTGACCACCGGAGCTTTCGGATACAACGTGTGGCAAGTCCATGAGAAACACATGACCGAACAGGCATACCGTACGGCTGTTCCAGCCCCCACCAACTACTACGTGATCGACGGACCAGCACAAGATGTTCATCCTGTTGCTGACGACATGGGGAACATCGGATATTGCCCTCTCGATGACCAATCAAGGCCCACCTGCGCCGTAGGGCTACTATCAACACGCACTCGCGCCACAGCCAAAGAACGCGGTCACCAACCCATCACAATCGATCCAACCGGATGGCCCAGTCACAACGAACAAGTCACCATCGACTCTAACGATGGGTGGTTCTGGAACCGCTCGTATCTTCTCCCTGATTCACTTGATGGCGAACCCGTCAAGGAAAACCTCATCACCGGAACCCTCGCGCAAAACATCGGTGCGACGAAAGCTCATGACGGCGGCATGGCATACATCGAAACACTTGCACAGCAATATCTCGATGATCCATCCCACGACACCTGCCCACTCTACTACGCGGCAAAACCTAAGTATGACGGAGACAATCCAATCCCATCAATTGTCACCATTGACATTGAATCATGTGATCACTCATTGTCCCAACATGTCATCGTCTTCAACACCGCCAACGGATACACGATCGACTACTCGGATGGATCCTTTAGCCCGATCGAACATTGATCCTCACCGAAACATGGTCATCAAACAAAACCCCGTAGCTTTTGCTACGGGGTTTTGTCGAACCACTCGCTACTGCCTTTACTCCACGATCTTCAGGTTCCCTCGCTGCACTGACTCGTCTTTGCTGAGCTCTCGCGCTTTCTCACGGAGCTTCGCACGCGCATCAACAACTGTCTTGTGAGTCAAATCAATTGACATCGCGGTCGCATTGTTAAACAAACGCGGCTCGGTCTTGTCGACGAGCAACCACGTGAGCATGAGCTCCAGCTCATAGAGCTGTTTCTCAGCGCTGAGCGCACGCTTCGTCATCGCATCGAGGTCTTTCTGAGCGCGCTGCTGGTTATCCAGCACTTGCTCCACCTTCATCTCGATCGCGGCCACACGGCCTTGCCCAGTGCTCAGGACTTCTGCTGCGCGCCGGGTGTTCTCATCGACACCTGGGATCTCGATGTTAAGAGCACTCATCACCAACGCTGTCACCAGCGAACCTGTTGATAGTGTCTTGTTCTGCGTCTTCGATGTCGGAGAAGCACCCAGCTCTGGCGCACCCAGGCGCACCAATTCCTCTCGAATTGCGTGACCGATAACAGCCGGTAGCTCTCGCGGCCTTATCGAATCGCCGTCAAACGTGAAGCGGGCATCGCCCTCGATCGTCGTAGGAATCTCACTGCCATCACGATGACGCAACGCCATCGGCACAGGCTCATACAGGCGCTCTGCTGATTGCTGGAGCTGCTGCTGAGGCTGCTGCACATCGCTATCCGGCTCACTGTGCTCGATGGGCTCATCATGGTGTGCCTCCCCAACAGATGAAGTCTTTTCATCGAGATCAGCAACAGCGCTATCAGCTTCAGTGATCAGATCATCAGGCTCATTACGTTGCGGCTCAGGCGGCGCAGAGCCCACACCAGAGGCACCTGCTGGCGAAGCATTACCGGCGTTGTTACTGCCGTTTGCGCCGCCACCAGACTGACGACGCGCGTTCAGCGCTGCCCCCGTAGCTGTATTACCAACACGCGCAGAGCGCGCCGACACAACGGCTGACTGCTGATTCATACGCTCACGCAGCTGCTTCTGAGCCGCGTACAACGGATCAAACACCTCAGGCGATGGCTCATCGTACTCGAAATCACTCATCGTTCACTCCCGCTCTCTTGTCACTCTTCACCGTCTTCATCATCCAACAGGTAGCTATCGCCACGAGTCAGACCAATGATTGTCGACGCCATGGACATGACAGTCTTTTCGAGGTTTGCAACGTTGCTGGCCAAGGAGATCTGTGCATCCACGAGCTGAGCCAGACGTGCTTGCTCTAACGTCGGCAGATCGTAGTCTCCGTTCTTACGGGCAACGTGACCATCGATGCACTCGATGATGAACTCATTGGCGCTTAGACCCTCTTTCTCGGCCCAGTAATCCACCTTGGCACGCACGCTGTCTGGCATACGAACATTGAGCCGAACCATCGGCTCTCCTGCTTCTCCAGACCCTCCGGTCTTTCCCTTGGTCACTGCCATTGCAACCTCCTGTCTTGCTTGTTGTGTCTATGTTGTGGCTCTTCGTTTTTCCTGATAACTAAGTATAACACAGAGCCTTGGCACACTCCCGTGTGCCGAGCATCATCATGATCTGTCAGTACTGTTCTGCCCTGCACCGGGCTGTGCTGTCCTGTTCCAAGAAAGGAGCGAACCATGACCACATCCATCATAGATGTCGCTGCATACATCCTCGCTCGTGAGGGCACAATGGTGACGATGAAGCTCCATAAGCTTGCGTTTTACGCACAGGCTGAACATCTTGTTCGTCACACATCCCCTCTGTTCTCAGAAGACTTCCACGCATGGATCGTCTGCCCTGTGTGCCCGCAGCTCTACCACCTTCATCAGGGCAAGCTCTTGATTCGACCAGGAGAACTGCCCTCCGGTAACCCCTCGGCTCTCACGCACCCAACCCTGTGCAGAGAGCGAGCTCTCATCGATCGTGTCTGTGCTGCTATGGGCCACATGACCCACGCTGCATTGAGCAAAAGAATGTATCACGAGCTTCCATGGGCCGACGCTTACGCACGACACACATCATCATCGCTCTCTCATCTGGTACATCTCCCCATCGTCACTACCGATGAGATCATCACTCAAGAAGCGATGCGTGACTACTACAGCAAGCACCGAATCGTCTGCTGACATATATACCGTCTCAGCACACTACCGTGTGCCGGGAATCGTACTGATTCTCTCTCTCTCTCTCTCTCTTGTTTGGAGTAACCCCTATGACCACAACGCCGCGTTTGCTCATCACTGGTTCCCGTACGCACCAGTGGACACCGTATGACTCTCACGCACTGCTCATCGCTGTGCAGAAGATCATCGAGAAAACTCAGAAGCGCCCCACTCTCGTACACGGTGGCGCAACAGGCGCAGACACCGAAGCTGCTCTCAACGGGCAGCGCCTATTCAATCTCCAGACTGAGGTCCATCGAGCCGACTGGAAGAAGTACGGCAAAGCAGCCGGTCCCATCCGCAACAAGCAGATGGTTGAACTGGGAGCGGATCTCTGTCTCGCATTCCCCGATCATCCAAAGGGCCAAGGATCCCGAGGTACGTGGAACTGCGTTGACCTCGCGCAGCAAGCCCGAATCCCTGTCTTCGTTGTGTGGAACCAACGTCTGTGAGCGTACAACCCTGATCATCCCGCACATGGAAACCATCGAGTACTCGATCCATACATCCCCTAATACATCAACAAGGAAGACTCATATCCCCATGGCTAAAAAGCACAAGAGCTCTCGTCACAACGCAACCAACAGCGCATACGATCGTCACGATCATCGCGCAGATGAGCTCGTATTTGATCTAGTAATCGCTACGCGAGACATCACCTTCGATGTCGTATCGCGCGACAAGGGTGTCATCACCCTTGTCGCTCACACCAACAACGTAGACACTGATCCGATCGTCGTCATTGTGACCTCTGACGATTACATCGTCAATGGTACGCACCACGAGACCGCCGCTCAGACTCTCGATGCTCTGGCCTCTGTGGCAACCGACTAAAACTCGGAAAACGCACACTATGGCTATCGACATCTGTCATATTACCGGTGACAACGCCCAGAAGGCGTTCATCAATCGAGTGATCTCCCGCAGTGACCAGATCTACCCAAACACTGACCATAACGTCATTCGATCGGTTGCTGGTCAGTTGCTGGATTACACGTTCGGAGACCTTGACCTGCTCGCAGACATGCTGCGTGTCGACGTGCCATGGTTGCTCAGCGGCCATGGTTCGTGCCCGTCTATCTCACACTGAACAGAAAAGAGACAACCTATGCATCCCGAACTAGAGCATCGAAACCTAGAACCCGCCACAACAGACCTTTACCTTTTCGGCACAATTCGAATTCCAGAAAATGTCGCTCGAATCATCGCATTCATCGGCGCAATCGCCATCGCCTTCCTCGCTGTTCATATCGTTAATAACCACACACAGCCAGACCCATTCGTCTCAGGCCCTGGTGCGCTCTCGTCATCCGAAAAGTACATCTCATTCGACGGCTTCGCACAGCGTACGTATCAGCCAAGCGAAGGTGCGATTACCTACTGTGATCCTGACGATCGCGGACGACCCACGTGCGCTTACGGCCTCCTAACTTCAGAAAACCGCGAGAAGGGTAGGAATTACCAACGTCATGACGTTGATTTCAACCCCAGCGGCTGGCCCGAGACTAACACTTATGTTGAATACTTCGGACCACTCTGGATCAAGACCCCTATGTTCGGAACGCAACTAGGCGGTGACTTCGTTCCCAATAACACCATCACAGGCACTGAACACCTGAATAACTCTGGGCATACCGGTAATGGTTACTTCAAGAACGGCCTTCGATACCCCGAATATCTTGCCTCACAGTATCTTGATGACCAGTACAACGCGCAATGCCCGTTGTACTACGCAGTCACAGCTAACTACGAGGCAGATGAGCTCATTCCACGAAGCCTGACAATTGATATTGAAGCATGTGATCAGTCGCTCTCCAAGCGAATGACCATCTACAACGTCGAAACCACCTACGACATCAATTACAACACAGGCGAAACCCGCAAGTAACAAAGGACGTGACAGAATGTATTTCTACAAAAATGAACCACTTTGGTTGACAATGCTGAAACTTATCTTTTGGTTGGCAGTATTCATCCTCTCAACAGTATGGGCTATCAACGTCTTATTCAACCAAGAAGCAAAACAGCCTGGTGCTCAGCCTGGCACCACCAGCAATTACTACAGCATCGGCGGACCTGCACAGCACCCGTACCAGACGGATCCGTCCTCCGATGGCACTATCACCTACTGCCCTCTTGATGAACTGAGCCGTCCGACGTGCGCGTATGGCATTCTCACCACCGAGAGCAGGCTCCAAGCCAAGCAGCGCGGCAGGCAGGACATCAACGTCAATCCCACCGGGTGGCCTGAGAAGAATCAGAAGGTCACCATCAAGGACTACAAAGACAGCGGCGCATCATACTACGGATGGTTCTGGAACCGTTCGCATATGATCGCTGATTCGCTTGGTGGCGATCCCATCAAGGAGAACCTTGTGACGGGTACACGTACCCAGAACGTCGGCCTCAGCAAAGACCACAGCGGCGGCATGGCGTATGCCGAGACTAAGGCGCGTGACTACCTGGACAACCAGGACAACGCGCAGTGTCCGTTGTATTACGCCGTGACACCCAATTATCAGAACAGTGAGCTCATCCCTCGTACCGTCAACATCGATATGGAATCGTGCGATCAGTCGATCTCCGAGCACATTACGGTATTCAATACCGCCAATGGCTGGAGCATTAACTACTACAACGGACGGATCGGCTAGATCTCAGGAGGGAAAATGTTCGGTTACTTTTTAATGGAAATCCAACCAAAAGGAGCCCGATGAACATCAACATTGACACGAGTAACATCGATCTCGTCCACAATCCAGATATTCTGGCGCTAGTGCTCAAGAGTCTCCCCAAGGCTCACATTGTCCACGTTGAATTTTTCGACGGTGATACTTACGAATTCGTCACAACGATTCGCGATACCCTCATCTGCACCAACGAAACTATTGGGGAGTTGAACCCATCAGAATTCACCAGCTTCGTCCAGGGTAAGAATCCCAAATACGAAGACGCATGCTATATCGATTTTAGCCAAACATCCCCTGAGCAGAATATCAAGAGCCAAGACATCTCACTCAATAGGGCGATGCATGCCAATCCCGGCGAACTACTACATATCGCAAATAGACGTATTATCGCTTGCGATGGTTTCTTCATCGATCTAGACAACGATCTACAGCAACTATCGCGATCTCAGATCGCAACTATGTTGTTTCTCAATGACACACCGTCAACCAATCTCAAAAAGCTCTTCTCATAGCAAAGAATTTCAGAAGAAAGAAGAAAAACAATGGTAACTATCTACGACAAGCCTCTTCTCGTCATTCGTAACGGTGAGATCAGGACGGAAGGATACTGGAAAATTACCGTCCCTGGGACCGTCGTCCTTGTCTCCGGCCAGCGGTTCATGTTCCTGTCGAGCGACAACACCAGGGACGGTTTCTGGCTGGTGCTGGGTGAGCAGACTCAGCTGACTGTCCAGGAATTCTATGACAAGTTTGAGATGGAACCTGTCTTGGTTGTCATCGACACCAGTATCCCAGAAAGGAAGTCACACTCATGAACAACAAGATCGAATTCGATCTCGCTAACTGCGACGGCAACGCTTTCGCGATTCTTGGTGGGTGGCGACGCGCTGCCCGCCAGCAGGGCTGGTCTGAGGACACGATCGAAGCTGTTCTCGCAGAGGCCAAGTCCGGCGACTACGACCACCTCGTCCAGACCATCATGGGGTACTCAAAATGAGTTTCTACAATGACTGGCTAGGTGTCTTCACTAATGTCGGTGAATATGACGACGAAGAAGAGGACGACATTGACTGGGATTACTACATGTAAATGCTGCGATGGATCAACATTCCCATGCAATTGCAACATTTGCGACGGCACTGATAGGTGCCTGTGCGCATCTTGCGATTGCAACCCCGAATAACCACCGACTATACCAACAAAAAGGAGGGAAAGAATGGTAATCGAATGGGTCTTAGTAGCAATCGGTGTACTTTCTTTCGTCACTCTCATGACTGGTATGGGGGCTACTGCGCTCTGTGCTGCCCTTGATCTGTGGGGAGATGGTAGGTTTATTGAAAGATTCTTCGCTGTACTGATCGGCGCGCTTGGTATGCTGCTGATGACCCCACTGATTCTTTCTATTTGTCTCATTATTTATCAGTGCGTTAATGCCATCAATGCCCTTATCTGGTAACAACAAACAACAAAAAGAAGGAGCATACTAATGCCTCATGTACCCCTTGACATTGACTGGCGACAGTGGGAAAAGGTCAGCCCCAGCGTCGGTCTCTGCGAAGATTCCATCATGCGCAGGCAAACGTGGTTCGATGACTTCAACCATGTCTATCACGCTGCGCTGTGGGAGAACTTCGACAACGACGGGACCACCTCTCTCATCGTGACACGCGTCGACGAGATGGGCGACAGCCCGTATAAACAGACCTCTCGTGGTATCGGTGATTCCGATAACCCCGAGTACTGGGCTGAGCTCGATAGGCTTTTCGGTTCGCGCCGATCGTGGAACGCTGTGCTCGCCAACTTCCACGACTACGTGAAGAACCATCGCTACAGCCGCTACGGTGGCTACGACGACTGAGCGCTACCGCTCAACGCATGCCCCGTTACCGCGCTGTGACATACACGCTGGTAACGGGGCTCTCTCTCTCTCTCTCTCTCTCTCGCTTTCTTTATGCAATGAAATTGCATCGGCAGGAGAAAAGAACCCTGTATAGTCCAGAAATAAGCAACACTACCTACTGGACAACAACCCGAAAGGACACAACCATGCCTGATATGTACGGATTTGCCGTCAACGAAGAAGAATTCGTCGCACTCATCAACGAACTGTTGGGTAAGACGACCCCCGAGGTCGACAAGAAGACCGAACAGGCCAACGCCCGCGCTGCCTTGTCCGACATCATCGGTATTGACCTGGACAAGCTCGCCGCACTCGTCAACGATGAGACGACCGACAACGAGACTGCTGACAATAATGAGGCAGATACTGACACAGATACTGACACAGACAACGACACAGCAGACATTCTTGCTGATGATCTCTTCCGAGCCAAGGCCCCCAACGGGCTCGAAGACGTGTACAAGGCGGGAAAGTTCAATATCGGTGCCGTTATCAGCATCAACGACGTTGAACACTTCCACATCGCCTCTGTCCATAACAACACCACCTTCTGGGTCGACGCTGCGGGTCATATCCTCTCCGAAGAGGATATGGCGCAATATGCACGAGGTGCCAACAGCTTACACGGTGCCGTTGTTACTGAAATTGTCCACTTCGGCTGATCATTGACAAAACAAACTCACACACAAAAGGAACAACCATGACCGAGACTCCTATCAAGATTCCCAAGTGGCTGTCCGCAAGGGTATACAATCTGAATCTTGTAACCGACGCGGGAAGCTATGACGAAATGCGCCACTATTCGGCAGAAGACATCGTCTGGCTTCTTAACCAGATCAGCGACGAAGATGAAATCCGCGAATACGCCACCGTTGATTGCGGAGACGGCGTCACCATCACATTACCATCACGAATTCGCTTCAAAGCCAACATGCCTAACTTCGAATGGACATCGTGCCGACTCGACTACTATGACAAGGTCGAACACAAGTATCTTGAGTCTTTCGGTGGATTCTACATCGACACAAACGATGATGATCCGTTGGGATTCCACCCTAATGGAATCCAATACCTGTATCACGGAGGTTACTGCTGATGAACATTCTCGAATACGTCGTTGATAAGCTCGATCGAGATCAATTCGACAAACCCTATACAGCAATTGGTTGTAACAAGGCCAAGTATTACATTGCCGAATATCTCGACAATCTCACCGGATCTCACAATCGCCGTGGATCATTCTTTCGCTACAACGAATACAACGGTCTTGTGAAGGATCTATACGGATTGCTCTTCGAAACAGAATCCATTTCAATTTGCGGATGCGGTAATGATTTAGACATTCCTGATGCCAGGGTATACCCCCGTCAAAATCCCGACATGGACAAGGTAAATACACTACTAAAGGAGCTTCACAATGAGTAGGATTTTCATCTTCCGAGGATGGAACGTCAAGCGAACCAAGGTGTTCACCAATGGCATTTCATACCGATACGAAATTGGATACTCTAATCGACCCGATACCAAGGTCATTCTTGAATACACCTACGGACGTGGTATCCCTGTGAGTGTACGTGTCCACAAGTCGGTTCTCCACGATGAACGTATCTCCAAGAACCTGGAAAAGATTCTCAATCGCAAGGTGCATCTACCCGATCCGATCGACGATCAGGATTGGTACGAACTACAGAGCAAAAACAAGCAGAAGCAGGAACAACACGCATGATTATCTACAAGTGCCACGAAATTCAACACGAAGCCGATCTCGGCATGGGTTTGCGCTTCATCCGCAAGCACCGCCGATACTATCGGCATCACTACGCCATTCGTGACAACTTCGATGACGTTATCAAGTTCAATCCCGAGGGTGGTATTGTGCTTGCATACGCCGGTAGACGAGGAATCTCACAGGAGGTTCGAGACCACATCACCAAGCTGTTCCGCTCTTGGAACTCTGCTGTCGAACCAGACTGGGACTCTTACTACCAGTCATATCTCAATCGGTACACAGAACTGCGGATGAAGCCGATCCAAACTGCTAACCCGAAATACGTGTTAGCTGACTAATACAGAAAGGCAAGCGCACATGGATACTAAGACCTTCATAGGTATCGCAGAGGCATTCGTTGAATTGCTCAACGACATGCTCAACGAGGCTTTTCTCGATGAAATCTCTGAAGAAAATGAATCCGACTTCGATGTCAAGGCCAATCTCGATCGCGCTCTTGATTACTTCTGCGAAACCTTCAACGTCAACATTGATAAGTCTCTTATCACCGATAGAGACAATGGAGATAATCCCATTGATACCTACGAAAAGGCTGAAAAGGCAATGACAGAAGATAGGAGTGAGCCAGAAGAGCTCACTGGCGACATGTTCGAAGCCGAAGGCCCTGATGGCACTCGCCATGTCTTCAAGGCGAGTGACTTCTCCGCAGGTACGATCATTGATCCACCGGGGTGTAATACGTTCTATCACGTCCATCGACCATACAACCCCAATGAACCTTTTTGCGTGTGGGTGGATCCATGGAACGATTATCACACTAATGATGAGCTCGCAGAAATCGTTCGACGCTGTAATGCCGCAGATAGCTCCGATACTACCAAGATCATCCAGGGTAGTATTAGGACAAGCTCGCGCTTTGTGTGGTAAAAGCACCACCAAAAACTGATGACCAATAAGAAAAGAGAACACCATGGAACTCAATGACAAGGCGCAATCTCTCATCACGCGCAGCATGAAGTTGCTGCGTGATCAGCTGGAGGGTGAGAAGAGAGCCGACGATCAACCGATCCTGACTGACATTCTGAACGAGAACATCAGGATGCTCGATGATCTCATCAAACGCGTTGAATTCGAGGGCTTTATCTTCACCCTAACAGACGAGTGGTGAACAGTTCTCACCCATCATCACAAAGCTCTCTGATACGTACAAGCATCAACACCGCTAATCAGAGAGCTCACCCCTCGTGGCGAAACAGGCAAACGCGCTGGATTTAGGTTCCAGTACTCACCACGGGTATGTGGGTTCGAATCCCACCGAGGGGACACAGCCTCTATAGCTCAGTTGGTAGAGCAACGGACTTTTAATCCGTGGGTCCAGGGTTCAAGCCCCTGTGGAGGCACCAACACATCGCATCAACAACCACTTACAAGAAGAAAGGCCGCACCAATGTCTATCCACCCACCCGTTATCTTCAGTACGCTCACCACGCCGTTTAACCGTCTTGCGATCGGCACGATCGTAGAAGACATCAAAGGCAATCGGTACATGAAGACGTATTGCGACGGCTTCAACCTTTGGATTGATAGCAACAACATCGAATGTGCGCATAATGACGCATGGATGCTGGAGCGCATCAATGCAAAGCCCGACTCGTGGCTCATCTGGGTCTGACATGAACATCGCGTCTATTATCCCTCTCCATATCGCAGGATTCATACTAACGGTGCTGCTGTTTGTCACCCTTATGGTACTACCACGCAACATGGCAGCAGCCCAAACCACACAACGCAAACGGCATATCGCATTCCTCGTCAGTAGCGCTGTTATCATGAGCTTCTTCCTCGTCATCATCATGATCGACATCGCAGCACTCATTTAACAAAGAAAAACAGAAAGGATCCCACCATGAGTAACGCAGCATGGGGAATCGCAATGCTTATCATACTCATTATTGACTTGGTAACGATCCCTGGAGAACTTGCAGAAGGAAAATACACATCTGCTGCATTCAGCATCGCAGGTGCTATTTTTAGCGCAATGGCGATGGTAATGTTCTTCATGCTGGCAATGGCAAACTAATACCCCCAACATCATCACCAATAAAAGGAGAAATACCTGCATGGCTATGTATTCCAACCCCTATAACCCTATCGTCTTTGATAATGAAACAGGCTTTCGTATCATCGATGATACGCTTATGAAGGATTTTCTTGAAGCGGAAATTCTCACCAACGTTCTTGAACTTCGCAGCCCCGATAATGAGCCTATCGGATTCACTGCAACCATTGATCTCATCAACGAATACATCGACCGCTACAACCGTGCCCACAAGACCGGTTGCCGCACTATCGACGATATTGTTGAGTTCGAGATCATGCGCATTCGCGCTGGCCACGAATACTCGCTGGGCGAGATCTGATAACAACAGTCCGCCTCTACCTGTAGCATGCACACTTGCTATCGGTAGGGGCGGACTTTCGACGCCACAAAACGCAGGACCAACATGTCTCTCACCACACTTATCAAGCGCTTCAAACCACGTCGATACATCACGCTACGCATCGAGTTCCCTGTTTCACTCCCACGTGATTGCTCACCCAGCGAATATGAATATCTTTCCAGCGCCGAGATCGAAAGTAAAGTGCTCGCTGTATACGCAACGCTTACCAACAAATGCGGCATCACACCCAAGCAGCTGCGTGGGACTATCGTCCCTATCCCCGCTATCTCACAACGCTACAGCAACACGATCATCGTCAAATGTCGTGTGCCTAAAGATGCACCAGTGACAATGATCCGCGACGTTCTCGTACAGACATTCAAGGGAGACTGCGCACTATTTGTGTAACCCCCTGTTTGGCTGTCAATATCCTCAGTTATCAAGTAAACTGAGACCAGAACGTACTCTTGCTCATCACAGATGCGCAAGAGTCTTCTCTGGGGATGAACCCATCATTCCCAGCACACCCTTCACTAAAGGAAGAGTTACCCAATGAATCTCAACAAGATTTTCAAGAAGCGAAAGTCTGGCCTGACCCTTGTGGTCGCCACCACGCTTCTGTTCGCCGGTCCTGTTGCAGCACACGCTGCAACCACCGGAACCGACAACACTGCCGATAACACGGCAAACAACACTGCCACTGCCGATGGCAACAACGGCATCGTGGGCACCGAGCCCGGTACGTCGACCGCTACGGGCGGTATCAAGATCAGCAAGGTCCAGGTGGGTGGTCGTTACGGAGACAAGTACTCCGTGAATGCCACCTTGGACATCCGCGTTGATTACGCGGGTGACAAGGTCGAGAAGGGTGCCACCTTCTCTGTGGGCCTCGGGGACGGCATCCAGATCCCCAACGGCTTTAACAGTGTCGACCTGAAGGCGACTGCTCTCGATGGCTCTGAGAAGACCATCGGTAAGTGCACCGCTGAGAACGGCGCATTCAAGTGTGCCGTCACCGAGGACATTGCTGCAACTCTGGGCGGCAATGGGTCGCTCAAGAATGGCTTCGTCAAGCTCGAAGCCACCTTGAACAAGTCGAGCGTCGGCAAGACGACCACCAGCGTCGTCGTCGACGGTACGAAGTACACCGTTGGTCTCGGCAAGGGCGTTGTCGGTGAGCCCGTCACCAAGGGCGACAACAAGTTTTGCTGGTCTGACGGCAAAACTGCTGAGGGTCTCTACCAGTTCGGATGCTGGGTTCAGGCTCAGGCCAAGCCCGGTCAGACGATCACCATCACGGAAACCCGTGACGATGCCACGTTCAAGGGTGGTATCACCGTGACGCCCGCCGATAACGGCGACTGGGCCAACCCCATCGACTGGAACAACGTCGGTGTCACCAAGCCCAAGGTCACGAAGAGCGCAGACGGCAAGAGTGCTACCTTCACGCTCCCCAGCGAGCTGTCTGGCGATCACATGGCTCGCATCCGCGTGACGGTCACCACGTCTGAGAAGACGATGGTGAACAAGGCGACGATCAACGACAAGGAAGTCACCACCACTGCCACCTGGAAGGCAAAGGGCTCTTCCGGTGCAGAGACGGGCGAGGACGAGAAGCCGGTGACCCCGACTCCCACGCCCACTCCTGAGCCTACGCCGGACCCGACTCCGACCCCGGATACGCCTAAGCCTACGCCGACTCCTGAGCCTGAGCCCAAGCCGTCTGAGCCCCCGGTGACGCCGGAGCCTGAAAAGCCCGCTCCGACTCCCGAGCCGTCGACCCCGCCTGCTCCTGCACCTACGCCGGAGCCATCTACGCCTCCTGTCACCCCAGAACCCGAGAAGCCTGCTCCGACGCCGGATCCAACCCCGGATACCCCGAAGCCGGATCCGAAGCCCACGCCTGAGCAGCCGACTCCTAACCCTGATCCGAAGCCCAGCACTCCGTCTGAGCAGCCGAAGCCAGAACCGTCTCAGCCCTCCAAGCCGAGCGATCCTACTCCTGCTCCGACCCCGGACACTCCGGCTCCCAGCCCGAAGCCGTCCGAACCGTCTGTGACGCCGGATCCCAAGCCCAGCACTCCGTCTGAGAAGCCTGCTCCGAAGCCTGAGCCCAAGGAGACCCCCAAGGAAACTCCTTCTCAGCCGAAGACTCAGTCCTCTACCCCAGACAAGCCGGGTAACAGCACGTCTGAGAACAAGGGCGCTGTCACCGGTCTGGCTCAGACCGGTGCTGCCAACACTGGACTGATGATCGCTGGCACTGCTGCGCTCGTCACCGCTGGCGGCGTTCTGATGGTGCTGCGTCGTCGTCAGAACAACAACTGACAACTGACGTAGGCCAGTAGCCATGAGATAGAGAGAGGCTCTGGAGATGCAATACTCTCTGGAGCCTCTCTCTTTTCAAGAACAACAAGACAACAAGGAGAACAACAATGCGTAAGGAATACAAGACCACCGAGCTTATCGATGACATCACTGGCGTGCCTGCTGACACCACCATCCCGTTCCGCGTGAACGGCAAGGACTACATCATCGATCTCTCTGAGGCCAACGCGGCTGCGTTCAACGAGGCTCTCGCGCCTTACATTGAACACGCTCGCCGTGCACCGGCCAACAAGCGCAGCAACGCTCGCAAGTCGCGCAGCTCTAGCGCAGCGGCTCGCGCCAAGCGCGAAAAGACTGCACAGATCCGAGCATGGGCAACCGCCAATGGTTACACCATTGCCAAGCGAGGCCAGCTGAGCCAGGACATCGTTGCAGCCTACGAGGCTGCTCACGCTACCCCGGCTCAGGCAGACGCTGAGACCTCTGAGAACTGACAGGGGCAATAGATGTCTACCGCTACTGCCCCAGCCTCATCGACGACAGTCGTGTTTCTCGACATGCGTCATGAAACCGATCTGAGCACACTTCCAGTGGGGACACTGATCATCACTGTCGGCCCCACTGAGAACGTCACTCACGAGGACCGTCAGTACATGAAGTGTCAACGCGATTGGATCAGTCCTGACGGTGGTCATTGGGATGATGAGTCTCTCGCTGAGGATCTGGGCGAGCAGATCAACATGGGTCGTCGGGCTATCGCCACGTACATCCCCATTTACCCTGCTCATCGATAATTTCATCGGCAGTTGACAGCCAATCAGTCAGTTTATGTTGCCTCCCCTGTGTATATTTGTATGTACCCCCTGTACATCACAGATGTACCGGGGGAGGTAATGTACACTGGTACATATACTCATCTATCTAACCACTACCCCTTGTGGTGAAACCGGCAGACACGCCTGACTCAAAATCAGGTGCTCATAACGAGCGTGTGGGTTCGAATCCCACCGAGGGGACCACCATGCAACCGAGCAATGCTGGATGATTAGGCCATAGCCGCCTGCCGCTCTGATCAAGCGGATGCATCGGTTGCCGTGATCGGGGATCACGTACGGGGTCGCACTCCGAAAGTCGACATTTGCGCCATGAGGCGTTTGTGTGTGAGTTATCGTCGACTAAACAGCATCCCCACATAACCCCTCTCTCGCTTCCTCGGACAGGACAGTCAGGACAGACAGAGAGGTAGCGGACCCATTGGAAATCACCTTTCCAATGGCTTACCGCATCTGGTTTGCTCTTTGGGCTCATTACGTTGACAGAGGTGATCTGGAGCCCGAAGAGCAGACCTGCAACACACAACAGCGCGGAATGTGGCGCAGCTTGGTAGCGCACCTGCTTTGGGAGCAGGGGGTCGCGGGTTCGAATCCCGCCATTCCGACGATACAGATGCGAGGACATCTGTATTGCGGGTGACTACTCGCGGCTGATTATTGACTTCAGCCAAAGGCCACCATACGTTTAATATCACCCCCGTATGGTGGCCATAGTCGTAACTACAAGGGTCAGTGCCCCGAGCGGCGAAGGGAGCCGACTGTAAATCGGTCACAGTTAACGACACACCGCAGGTTCGAGTCCTGCTTGGCCCACCACACACCGCACATTCCAACAACCTACACAAAAAGGACAGACCAATGGTTGACAACATCGGTATCAAGCGTAATGACGATGGAACGTTCACCGTCTCTAAAGCTTGGCTCACAGACGCACTGGAAACGGCCTTCGAAAAGGGCATGAACAACAATAATTGTTGCAGTACGTGCGTCGCTGAGGCGATCATGAACGAGAATAAGTAACACCTACTCGGCCAAGTAACACACTTGGCTTTATCTCGAATAGTGTAAAGGCAGCACACCGGATTTTGGTTCCGGGAATCTAGGTTCGAATCCTAGTTCGAGAGCTAGTCAACGCGTATTTGTTTCCTTTCTAGCGTTGACTATGGGTCACCCTCAGCCTGGTTAACTGTGGGTGACAAGCTGCTTAGCTCAATTGGGAGAGCGGCTGCTCGACCATTTGATTGTTTCTACTATCAAATGGAAGAGTGGCCGATACAGGTTCGAGTCCTGTAGCAGCACTAAATAACGCACACAACAATCGATCGAAAGGATTTCATCATGCCCACCAAGTACGCAGTCATTTCCCAGCCTATGAAGGGCATCGATCCCGACAAAGTCACGTCGCAGCGAGAGAAGGCTGAAGCAGCTGTTAGGGCTGCTGGCTACGAACCAATTGATACTGTCTACGAAGAGGACTTCAAGTACGATGTTGTCAGCGACAGTATCGTCAACCCCGCACTGTGGCACATGGGCCTCGCTCTGATGCGCCTCTCAAAGGCGCACATGATCTACATGTGCGACGGATGGGAAACTACGCGCGGATGCCTTATGGAGCATCAAGCAGCAGTCGCTTTCGGAGTCGACATCATGTACGAGAACGACTGACACAGACTGGAAACTAACAATCGCATAGAGGAAGCGTCGGAAACATTACGGAACCGGCGCTTTCCTTTATGCACTACAGAGAGATAACTCATTATGAATTCTGAAGCAATCAAAACGATTAGACGCCTTGATGCAAACGTATTCCGCACTGACAACGAACCCGTGACTGTCGACATCAATATCGTTGCGTGTTTTGATGACGGCGAACACTCTGTTTCCATCACATGGGATCCACACACTGATGAAGTGTCCCTTGAACGCATCTAAACACTCCGAAAGAAAGCAACACACATCAGAAGAAAGGCTAATGTTCAATGATCATCAAGCTCAAGAATCTCTCTATCCCGTTCCACAGGCTCGGCCTCGGAGCCATCCTGATCGGCCCGGACGACTCTCGTTACCTCAAGTCGCTCACCGACGACGCAGAGTTCTGCTGGGTCACAGCCACTGACGCCATCACTGCTGAATCCGTACTCGATAGCACGATGAAGCGCGACATTGGCGACGGTAAGGGCTGGAAGGTCATCCCGTGACAGCCGTGACAGAGAGCATCGAGTACGTCGATGATGCCGTAAACGGCATCACACACAACAGTGACGGTACATTCACCGTGACCGAAGAGCGCCTCAAGGAACTTCTCGAACATGAAGTCATCAAGGAATTGTATGACATGAACGTTGACACTCCTGGATCCTGCATGTTCGGCATTGAAAGTCTCTATCCAGGCTACGGTGACGAACCTGAAGTTGTTGCTGACACGATGGTAAGCATCATCATCGATACGTCCAACTAACCATTCGATAAAGAAAAAGAGAAAGAAGAACTCAAATGCTTACTGACGAACAGTTCGATGACCTCAACGCGCGCTTGCTGAAAAAGATCGCACCAATGCTCGGCCTTGAGTACGAGGAACCAGAATCACAGCCCGTCACCACGATCGAAGACGAGAACGGTCTTGTCCACGATCTCGATAAGCTCGTGAGCACCCAATGCCTCATTGATACCGGCATGGATACATTCATGGCAGTGCAGGATTTCACCGATCTGGATGCAGATCCTTACTGGATGTCTTGGAGCGGTCGGAAGTACACACCCGAAGAGCTCGTAGAACACATCAATCTCATGGCACCGGGAAACAGCGATATTGTCATCAATGTCCACGAATTCCGAGACTGAAAAAACAAAAACAGTAGGGAGTGAGAATGAAAATCTCCGATGACGAGTACTACGACATCAAACAGAACCTGATCAACGCTCTTGCCCCGCAACTAGGCATCGAGCCTGAAAAGGAACTGCGAAAGACCGAAATCAAGGATAAGAACGGCACTATCCACGATCTCGAAAAACTCGTCAAGAAAGAATGTGTCATCGACACCGGCACAGACATTTATATGTCGCTATGGTCCAAGCGTGATTGTGGCTACGTATGGATCTCATCAAACACGTCTACATGGCTATCAAAAGACCTCGCATACCATCTTCATCCTGATCACATGACGAAAGATTCTGATCAGGAGATTACTGTCCATGAATTCCGAAACATGGCACAGATGCGAGATCAGAATTGCAACAGCACAGACACGGAACTTTCCGACGCGCAATTCTACTACCTCACGCGGAGCTTGTTGGCAAGCATTGCACCCAAGCTAGGCATCAAGCTTGAGGAAGACTTGGAATGGGACCAAGTCAAAGACAAGGATGGTAACGTCCGAAGTATTTTCCTATTCGAGAAGAAACAATGCATCGTCGACACCGGCGAACATATTTTCATGCCAGTATTCGACGCGCGTGAGAATGATAAATACTGGATCACGCCCAACGGGTTTACGTGCAGTACGAGAGACCTTGCGCAACGCATCCGCATTGACGAGTTTGTTGAGAATCCCAACCTCAACGTCACCATCCATAAGTTCCGAGATATGAGAACTCAACGAACAGTTTTCTACCTGTGAACCTGAGAGAAAGCGCAGAACATCATGAATCGTGAACTCATCACCATCACAGAACCATATGATCTTGAGTATTTCAAGCCCGGTACTGTCATCGACACCAACGGTTATCACGACCCCACATTCATGTCTATTGGGCATAGCCAGTGGGTCAACAGCAACAGCGGTGACATCATCCCAAACGGGGTGCTCTTCAAGCTTCTGAAGGAATACAGCGCACCCGTCGTAATTGTCGATAGCGTCTATCGACCAACCATGGAGCTGCTGATCGAGATCAGCAGTGATCACAAAAAGTCTTCTTCAAGGAAGACTAAGAATCCCTTTCGTACATCACAGATGTACTAGGATATTTATTGATAGAGATCATAAGACGATCTAACTCTAGCCATACGAAGGAGAAAACAAACATGGCACGAATCAACACCCGTAACAATGGTACTGCGATCGGACGCCTGGCCTCTGATCCGCGTTTCTTCGACAACAAGGATGGATCCCGCACGGTTCGATTCACCGTTCTGGTGGATCAGGACTTCGTGAGCGCCAACGGTGAGCGCGGCGTGGACGCCGTTCCCGTCGAGCGCTTCATTCCTGCCGATCGAGGCAACGGCGTCTTCGACATGGCTCACCAGGGCGACCTGGTGCAGGTGTCGTATCGCGCGACCACCGACTCCTACGTCGATCGCAACGGCGAGCGTCGCTACGTCACCAAGCTGATCGTCTCCGACGTTCAGCTACTTGAGAGCCGCAAGGTGACCACCGAGCGTCTCGCCAAGCGTGCGGCTGCTCAGGATGCGCAGAACCGCGCCGCTCAGGCTGCTCAGCCTGTTGCTGCGCCTGTGTCGCAGGCCGCTCCTGCCCCTCAGGCCCCCGTCTTCGCGGACGACGCGCTCAATGCGTCTGATCCGTTCGGTGACGGGTTCGATCAGGGTAACCCGCCTTTCTGAGTAAAGACATGTTATTCTGATCAACAACCACAATCACAACTGAATCGCACAACAGAATATCGCAAACAACACCAATACCCCGTAGCACGGTTGCACACCGTTGCTACGGGGTATTGCTTTACGCAGCGATCAGTACCCAAAGATCTCCGATTTGACATCATCGATCACATCTTGAGGAATGTCAGCAATCCCAATATGGAAAACCTTATTCAATCGCGGGCTGTACATCATCAAGTCCTTGATAATCGGAAAATCCGGGTGAATAGAATGCAATCGCCTCAACCCCACCAACATCTTCAGATCGACCACAGTCAAATTCATCAGACACTCTTTTAGCGCCAACCGTTCAACATCCATCATCCATCACTCCTTCGGAATAGTCCAACCTGTTTGACATCTCGTCGGCCAAAGCCGCTCTGGCACAAGAACACTTTGACCGACGAGATGCCTCAATGATACATCACTCAACTGAGCTCATGGCATCATCGAGCGGCACAGGTTCTGCCACCAGAAACACATTCTGCTGATAGTAACCGTAGCTGTTCACCCTGCCACCGCACGTGGTAAGCACCAACCGACGCGGACCAGTGGCGCTGAAATAGTCCTCCGGGAACGCCTGATGCTCAGCCACCCACATGCCGCTCACGCGCCACGTGGACAGCAATCCATCAAAGCCTTTCACCCAGATCAACTCATTCTGAGAAACATCCGTTGCCATGGTGTACAGAGCCCCACGATGACGCTTTGTCCACGCCACATGAGAAGCAATGAACGTCGTTCCCTCACCGCCCGTCATGCTCGCTGTGCGTGTCTGTGTTCCAGACTGCACGGTATCGGAAGAAGACGGGGAGGGGGACGAGGCGGGTGAGACAGCACGAGAAGACTGTGGTGTATCAAACCCCAGACGAATGCCGGTGAGAACTCCAGTATCAGATGCAGTGAGGGGTGCTCCAGCTGAATACCAGACACCTCGGTGCACGTTAGTCGGCACATGGATCGTCTGAAGATCACCATAGTTCGACGCCTCGAACGAATCAGACCCCTGAAGCTCCATGTAGATGCCGGACTCCGGGATGAACACAGATCCAGGAGCCATACGGGCAACGGACATCGTGCTAATTCTGTAATCTTCGGTGTTGATCTCCCACGTGTTCGAACCCTGATCCGAATCCGCGTTCACAACCGGCCACTCGTGGGTGAGCACATCATCAGTAGCCTCGACAGGGGCAGTAGAGACTTCCTCATCCTGATATGTCTGAGTAGGCACCGGAAGCTCTTCCTCGACCTGAGCCTCATCATGTGCGCGATAGATCAGGTAGAGACCGCCACAGATGAGACTCGTGACGATAAGCCACACGATCGCTGTCAGAGCAGCGCGCCATTTGCTCCGCTTGTTCTTCGGGTTCTGCGTGCCTTGCTTACCGTGGGCAACCCCACCATCATGCAACACCTCATCGAGCGTCGACGGAACAACCAAAGACCCGGCCTTAGACTGAGTCTTGTCAGGGCTAGTCCCATCGCCATTCACAATGTCATCGAAACTCGGCAGAGCAGCGCCGGTGGCGGCAGCTGTCACATCAGCTGCCGCCACACCAGACTCAGTCACGATGTCATCATGCGTGTGCTCGCGCGCGCTGTAACGACGCAAAGCATCATCCCATGGACTCGTAGACATCTGCTCACTCTCCGTTCTTCGTGCTGTTCTTGGCAGCACGCTTAGCAGGCTTCACAGCCTTGCTGTACTGAGCAGCAGACGCCTGAGCGATCGAGTACAGACCCTCGCGATTCAGAGAGCGAGAGTACGACGCATCAAGGTACAACACCGGCATTGCATCCTCCGTGTTCATTTCTGCCACCTTGCTCAGCAAGAGCGGGTACAGCGCGTCCTTCACAGGGCCAGAGCCACCGCCGAACACGAACACGACCTCAGTCGTCGCACCCACGACACTGAGCACACGACCGAACTGGTCAGATGCAGCTCGGGCGAAGAACTCGATCTCACGATCGACGTAGGCGCGCACCTTGTTGTAGAAGTTCTTCTTGAGCGACGACGGCTCACGCTGGAGGAAATCCGCCAGCTGCTTCCTGCTGGTAAAACCAGTGTGGAAGCCTTCCGCGTCCATAGACTCCAACGCACGGGTCAGCACAGTGCCGTAGCCTTCACCGAACGTCACAGAGGCGTCCGCGTTGAACTTACCGTTGGTAAACACCGGGAAGTTAATCGTTCCCTCACCGATGTCGATACCGATCGTGTTACGAGCCGCCAGGACATCTTCTGCTGTGACACCTTCCAGTGCGAGACCACGAGAACGCACATCGGCAAGCATAGCCTGCATGAGTGGCACGCCCTTCTCCGTGATGGCCCACTGCGCAGAGGCACCTTCGGCCATCACCACCACATCGCGGAACGTAATGCGCACCACGACAGGGGTCTCAAAGTTGTGCACAGTCACCAGGTGCGTGGCACCCATAAACTCGGCGCTGTAGCTGGTGCGATGGCGCATGTACTCATCGATCGGCAGAGCGACAGCGACGCGCGCGTCGACGACGAGCTCCGATGCAGGCAGAGCCTTCGCGATAGCCACGTAGTCCCGTAGCGCCTTCGCGGCAAAGCAACCCAGGATCAACACCTTGGACAGCTCCTGCTCAGCCTTCGAGCGTCGGCCCACGACGTTAAACTCATCGAACGCGCCATTGGCAGTGAGCGATCGCTTGCCGAACAGGTGACGATACGTGTTGCTCACCATTGGGGACGAGAACGACACATCGAGGTCGTTGTAGAAGTCATCAGCGCATACCTCCGTCGCCTCGACATCGGGCTTCGGCAACGAGTTCGGCCTGGTCATCAGAGCCACGCCACTGGGAAGATCGATCGTGTCGATGACAGGCTTGCCAGCCTTATCGGTGCGCGTCCCCCGCACCAAACCCTTGACGTAGCCGTTACCGACATCGATACCGCCAAGGAGCGTCATCGTGTTCAGAGAGGCGGGGATTGCAGAAGAAGCCATATTATGTGTACTCACTTTCTCTTGTCTTGTTTCTCAGATCAACGCAGCGCGCCGAGCATATCTTCAATAGTGTTTTCGTTCGCAGAGCCGGTCTCAGCATCCGCCGTGTTGTCAGAGTCATCAGCATCATCGAGAACCTCAGACTCACGCGGAACATCGACATCCTCATCACGAGACTCATCTGAAGCACGGACCATCAGAGGTTCCATCTTCGGTTCCAGTGCAGCGATTTGCTCAGGAATCGGATGACCGTCGATAGTCTCAAACTGTTCTGCCTGTTCTGTGAGCTTTGGCGGCCGGCCTCGACGCGGTTGCTGCTGGACCGGATAACACGTCGCGTCACGATACCCGTGCCGCTCGATAGCCTCTCGGATCAGACTACGCACTGAGGCGCTGAGATCAGACTGCGCACCGATCCATGCGAGGACCGACTCATCGGCCTCAGGCACCGAGACCCGGAAACGACGAGACTGGGGCCTGGGAACAGTGCCGGTAAAACGTCGTGGCATAAACAGGTTCCTCTCTTATCTGGACTAATAGTGGACCACATAACCAGATGATGAGTGGTTCTTATCTGGTCATCTATAGGCCATGATACACCCATTCGCCTCATACATCAAGCAAAACGGCGCTTACCCGGTCACGTTATGACCAGATAAGCGCCACATGTGCAGTGCTGGGACCAACTGTTAGCCAACAATGTCCCACACGGCACGATGCAGGTCATCAACAGACCCGCAGTTACAGATCACGACATCGGCACGCTGCAACAGGCTGTACGCGTTGGTTTCCGACACGTGATCAGCACCCAGCGCCCCGACAGATGCGTCAACCAGTGCTCGATCGAGGGAATCCTTATCCCCTCGCCACACGCCGATCACAATACCTCCGAGATCATGCACGAGATGGAACTCTTCATCGAACCGGACATCGGTGAGCGCCACAGCTTCACCACGAGCGAGCTCTTCCTGGACGCGCTGGCCGGTCAGGTCCGTCCACGTTCGCTCGCCCAGTGTGTCGCGCACGCAGTCTGTGCCGAGCGTTTGGAGCACAGTACGCACATCAGGCACGAGATCCTTCGCCTTCTCCATACCCAGAGCGTCGACTACCTCATGGTACTTGGCAAAGCCACCCATGACAGTAATAACGCTATCAAGGTGCAACTCGCTCAGTTCCTCTGGCACCTCAACCCAGACGCCACGCAGATTCATACTCATCTCTTTGAGCGGATCAGCAAACGCCATACGCTTCCAGCCTCGGGTAATCAGACCCTGCGCAGCAGTGTCTTTGCCCGATCGTTTCAGACCGACGAAACCAACCAACGACGTGGGCACATCGCGACGATCAATCAGAGCAGGAACAGCGTCGGTATCAGGCATCATAATCACAGGGGCAGTCATAAGTGGGACCTCTTTTCTTGGTCGATTCTACTGGTACACGAGCCATTCTACTACACATAATGCTACCCATCCATGTGCAGAGATACACGTAACCCCCGCAGTAGCGTGGAGCTACCACGGGGGTCACGTACTGATCACCTTCTTGAGAGTCAGTGATCATATTAGCACATCAGTGCTTGGCGGCAACATGGGCCTTCCGACGAGCGAACCAGGTAGCACCGCCACCCAGACCGATCGCAGCCATGAGACCGCCCAGAGCAGCCATCAGGCCGGTGTTCGCACCCGCGACCTCACCGGTCACAGCACCCTTCGGAGCAGGCTGCTCAGGAGCATCCACCTTCGCGTGCCAGTCATCAGAGTCAGAGACCTTCTTACCATTGTGGATGGACTCGCCAACCACAGTCGCGGTGTCACTGTGCAGAGTGCCCTCTTCGACACCGGTCAGGGTGCCGACACAGGACACAGACTGGCCGACCTTCAGGGTACCGATCTTGTCGCCAGCAACCTTGACAGTCTGCGCAGTCGCGCCACCGGTCACACCGGCGTTCGCCGGATCCGCAGCAGCCTGCTCAGCCGGGATCTCACAGACGATACCGGTGACGTTACCGGTGGTGCCCTCGTGGGTCTGGTCAGTGAGCGAGACGTTCACGAGGTCAGCCTCACCAGTGTTCTTCACCAGGAAGCCGATCTGAGTCTCGTCCTTCGCAGACGCGAGAGTCAGAGCGTTATCGGCCTCGTCGCGGTCGCCAGCCTCAAGGCCCTCAGACAGAGTGAACTTCTCCACGTCGATCGCGGGCTTGGGAGTCACGGTGAAGATCGGCGGCTCATTGGTGGCCTTCTGCTCGTTGTTCCAGGTGACGGAGCCCTTGTTAATGAGCTGCTTGTTCTGTCCGTCCGTGTCGTAGTCACGACGGAACTGACCGGAGATAACCAGCTTGACCTCACCGGGCTCAGTCAGACGCGCAGTCTTGGCCAGGAACTCAGGCTTCGCCTTCGCGGTCGTCACACCCTTCTCGATGTCGTTGGTGATCTCGAACAGATCCGTGACATCGTTGCCCTGGAAGTAGACCTTCGGAGCGCCGTCCATCGTGACATAGGTCAGACCATCCGACCAGTCATCGGTGATGGAGTATTCCTCAAGAGCGTACTGGAGGTACGCGGCGATGTGATCGTTGACCACAGCCGAGACTTTGTCACCGGGCAGGAAGGACTTCTGGTCCACACCCTTCTGGTTCGTGCGCTCAGGATCAGCAGTCGTACGCGCCTCAGCCTCGTCGGCAGTCCACACCTTGTCAGGATCCGGGGTCACCTTGCCGGTCTCAGCAGAGTTACCAGCCAGACAGTGGTCCTGAGACTCGGTGTAGCACACCTTGGAGTCATCCGGGATACGGTAGTCAGCGCCGGTCGCCTTCGTGTAGGTCGGAACCATCAGGGTGTAGTTACCCTGATCCACGATGTCCTTCACGGTACCGGAGATGACAACCTTGCCCTCGACGGAACGATCGATCGTCACATCGGCCTTCACACGCTGGCCATTCGGGCCAAGCATCTGAACACGATCCGGGTTGTCGGTCTCCTTATCACCGATCACGACATCAGCCGTGTTCACCGTATCGGTGATGGTGAGCTGAGAAGCATAGCCGTTAGAATGCGCCGTAATGTTCGCGTTATAGAACATATTGGCGGCGAGCACGTCCTTCTCGATCAGACCAGAACCGGTTTCACCGTTGGTGAGCACCTTGACGGGGTTCTTGGGCTTGACCGTCCACGACTCAGAAGCCTCACGATCGGCGGTGTCCACCGCTTCGTTCATGTTGCCCTGCTTGGCGACCTTCACATCGAACCAGAAGCTCTTGCCCTCACCGGTGGCGGGCCACGAGGTCCAGCCAAAGTCAGCCGGAGTGAACTCAGGCGACTTCGTATCACCGTTGTTGGCAATCGACACAGTCTTGGTGACAGACTTGTTGCCCTCGGGACCTTCGTAGGTCAGAACAACCTCGGCGTCGACGTTCTCATCTGCGCCCTTATCACCACGCGAGGCGTGGATCGTGTCGTAGACCGGGACAGTGCTACCAGCCTCGGTCACGGTCGATGCATGATCGGTGGTCACCGTCAGATCGTAGGTAGGCGGCGGAGGCGGAGCGGAGATACCCACAGGCTCTTCGCTGTTGACGGCCACGCACGCAGTCGAGACATACGGCTCACCATAGGCGTTGCCATCGTTCGGCAGACCAGACGCCTTGCCGACACCGGTCTGAGCGAGGTTGTAGATAAAACCTGCGATCTCAGCCGAACGGTTGTACATACCGGGGTAACCGTCCGTACGCCATTCTTCGGCCTTGTCGTAGAAGTACTGCGCAGAGCGCGCAGCAGCGCCACCGTTGTTGCCGTTGTTGGTGGCATACATGATGCCAACCACACGAGCCGTGGCGTTCGATCCGCCAGCAGCCTGGCCACGAGAAATAGCCTCGTTCAGAGCCTCGCCACACGAGGTCTGGAACTGGTTGGCCATGTACGTACCGGAGATACCAGCCTTGTCCATGAACCAGTTGATGCTGTCCTGGCCCCATCCCTGGGACACAAGCGCCTGGCCACCCTGCGGGTTGGCAACAGCGTCATCGAAGAACGCGTAGCGGATGCCTAAATTGCCCGCCGCACCCAGATTGCCACCGGTGGTAC